CTCTTACAGTTATTACACTTCCACTGCTTGCCAACCTTTTTACTTCCAATTCCAAACATCAATGTACTGGCAAAACGGCTCGTACCAGACACTTTAGTAAGATTGGTTGAATTACAGTATGGACAGTGTGGTTGATTGGAAGTGTTTGTTTGTGTCATTTTAAATTGTTGCATTTTCAACTGATACTCTATTGGATCATTATTTTTAAGCTTAAGCATTTGCAAAATAAAGTTACCATCAGAAGAAATTTTGCTTATTTCTATATAGTCACCAATTGTACAATTATATCCACTGATTTCTTCCGATAATTTTTTTGACCCACAATGTTTACATATTGTTTCGTTTGAATTTCTTAAATCCCCACAGTCAAGACAAATTTTTGACATAAAATAGTCCTCCAATATAAATTTATTTGCAAGATTTATTTATATTGTAACAAATCAAAATACGGTTTTCAACTATGATAAGGATACGGGGTTTAGTTTATTTGACGCATTCAAACCTCAAAAGAATAATATATCTGATGATTTTATTGACGCAGATAGACCAGATTCATTTAAAAAATGGGGAAAAGATTTAGGTTATGCTGATGAGCAACTCATAACATTTTTAGGGGATATAGATTCTGGCAAGAAAACTATTAAAGATATGGATACACATATCGAGTCAGCTTCTAAAACCACCTCAAAATTTGCTAAAGCTACTTCTGCTATCAAAAATGTAGGTGGAATGATCGGTTCAAGTCTCTTAAATGCAGGTATCGGTATGCTTGCCGGTGTAGCAATTCAGGGCGTTGTTACTCTGATTGATAACTACATTCATCGTCAAGAAAAAATGATTGAAAAAGGAAAAGAAGCGAAAAGCTCTATCGATGAGACATTTGCTGAGTTCTCTAAAGGCAAGAATACTCTGGACACACTCGGTCAGTCATTTGCAGATAATGCAGATAATATTGAAACTACAGGTGATGCGATAGAGAGTGTCGCAAAGAAATACAGTGAATTAAGCAAGAATGTAGATACTGTAACGAATAAGAACAAAGGACTGTCTTCTGAGGAATATCAACAGTATCTGGATATCAGCAATCAGTTAGCGTCACAGTTCCCATCTCTCGTAGAAGGTTATGACGCACAAGGAAATGCTATTCTTAATCTTGGTAGCAATGCAGATTCTGCTGCAGCAAGTCTGAAGAGTTTATATGACGCACAGATGCTATCTGCTAATGTTAAGATTGGAGAAGGTCTGCAGGATAATTACGAAGGCACAGTTGCTCAAATTGAGGAATATGAAGACAAAATTAAAACTTTACAAAATACCATTGACAAAAATGATGAGGCAATGACTTTGTCTTCTACAAGCGCGGATAAACTTGTAGAAAATCAAGAAATAGATTTAAGTCTGAAAACATTTGGTGAAAATCAAGCAAAGGCAAAACGCGAAGTTCTTTCCATTTTAAAGAAAAACGGTTTAAGCAAAGGTGAAATCAACGATGCTGCCGGAAACTATAAAATAACAACATCCGGCATGAGTAAAGAAGTTGCAAATGAAATTGTAGATACATTGTCAGACTATAATAAAGAAGCTGTAGAAGCAATGACTATTGAAAATGCAGAAGCTGAAAAAAGTATTGCAGCAACAAAACTTCTCATCGAAGAACAATGGTCTAAAATGGGAGAGTCACTCGGACAGTATCTGCAAACTTCAGACACGTTTAATAAGTTAGACAAATCGATTCAGAGTGCATTCTTAGGTAATGTTGATAATATTGATTACGAAACCGTAGCAAAAGAATATGGCGGCGACTTTATGTCTTTCATGTATGGCGAAATTATTCAGCCTATGGCAGATATGAAACCAGAAGGACAAAAGGCAATTAAAGATATGTTGACTCTGGATACATCTATGTTGAATGTTGGAGAATACATATCGACAATTGACACAGCTCTTGAAAAAGCATTTCCTAATGATAGCAAAGCACAAAAGGCGTTCAAAAAATCTCTTGGTTTTGACAAAGTAATTGAAGAGTCTGAAGATCAACTAGCAAAGCTAACAGAACTGTATGGCGATGCAGCAAAAGATTTGTCATTAGAAGATTTGGAAAAAGGTTATGACTTAGTTGTCAATGATAAATTTACTGGCACATTTAACCAACTAAAATCTGAAATCCAAAATGCAAAAGCACTTGCTTCAACTGGTATTGATTTAGAATCAACTAAAAATTTCGATGCAATTAGTGCTGCTGACGAAACTAAAAATGCCGGTGATGACTATATCCAGGCAAAATCTTATCTTGAACAAGCAAAAGAAATGTTTGATCAAGGCTTAATTGGAACCGACGATTTTAAAAAGAGAGCCGCATACTTCTCTCCTACTGGTGCAGAAGATGCTGTAAACTTTGCCGAAAATTATGCTAAAGCTGCTCGCTATCTAACAGAAGATGCATCTGGCGTACATAATTTCTTAACTGACCTTGAAAGCAAAGGAATGGCATTTAAGACAGTTGCTGACGGAACAGAACAATGGACATATAATATAGAAGATTTAGAGCAAGCTGCGACAAATATGGGCGTAGGTTTTGAATTTTTTATGGATATGTTTGGTCGTCTTGAAGATTATGGATTCAGCAATAACTTTGTTGGTTCTGTTGAACAGGGTGCAAAACGTGTATCTGACTTAAGCACAGAACTTGTGAATGCGAAAGCGGAATTGGCGAGGCTTGAAGCAACTGGAGCAGACAGTACAGCAATCGATCAGCAGCGCGAAAAGATTAAAGGACTTGAATCTGACTTGCAGCAAACCCAAGCTAATCTTGGTCAACTCATAACAAAATCTGCAGATGATTATGCAAAACAAGTTGAACAGGCAAAAACAGCAATTAGTAGTTTAAAAGAAGAACGCGATAGGATTCTCAGAGAAAATGCCTATGGGGAAAACACAGACGAAGTAGCTAGTTTGATGGAAGATCAAATTCGTCAATTGGCACAAGAAAATGGTATTGAGCTTGATGCAGAACTAAAAGTAAAAAACAAAGAAGAAGTACTCGAAGATATAAAGAATCTTTCACCAGAAATTGAAGTTAAAACATTCAATTCTACAGAAGAAATGAACACGGCATTAAATAATCTTCAAGCAAATCAGACTATTAAATACAATGCTGATGTTTCTGGGGTTGAGTCTGTAGTTAAAGCCGTTAAGGATGAAGACGGAACAGTTACTTATACTGCTGAGATAGATGGTGTAGAAAAAGCATTGAAGCCTGTTATAACTGCGGATGGAACAATTGCTTATGAAGTAGATAATGATCTTCAGTTCGTAATGGAAAAGGCAATACACGGTCTTAACCTTCCTGGTGTACCCGTACATTTAGATGCCGTAGATAACGCTACTCCTGTAATTGATGATATTAATAAGAAAGAACTCATCCAAAAATCTGTTCCATTAATCGGAGAAGACCACGCAACAGGCATTATTACTTTATGGAACGGTTTGAGCGCAAATCCGAAATTTACATCAATGACGGCGCAAGATCAAGCTACATATGTGATTGGTCTTTGGAATTCTTTGACACCGGAGCAAAAAACGGCTGTTATTACTGCAACTGATGCATCTGCTTCATTAACGGCAGAAAATGTAACTGGAAGCGTAGAAAGTATTCCTGATGAATCAAATACAAATATCGAGGCGAGCGACCATGCTACACCGGTAATTTCTGGAGTAAGAGGAATGTTGTCAGGTTTAGACGGAAGTGCTGCACATACTTATATTTATACACATAGAGTTGAAACAGTAAGTACTGGTACAAACGTAGGAAATGGCAGACTGATGATGCCGCATTTTAACGGAACTGCTCATGCAGATGGAACTGTAAATCCTAAATCTGGTCACGCATTTGACCAAGGTGATTGGGGTGTAAAAAAAGATGAGCGTGCTTTGGTTGGTGAACTAGGAACAGAACTTCTTGTACGCGGAGGAAAATTCACAACCATTGGAGACAATGGTGCAGAATTCGTAAATCTAAAACGTGGAGACATAATCTTCAACCACCTTCAGACACGAGATCTACTTTCTAAAGGATATGTAAATTCTCGTGCCAAAGTTTTCATGGGTGGAGCTTACGCTTCTGGAACTGCTTTTGCAAATGGAAGTGGTGGCGGAAGTTTTGGCATTGGAGGATCTGGAAGTCAATCAGGAATTTCTGGAATAGGCAACTCTTCTACTTCCAACAATCTCAACTCCGCATCAGACAATCTTTCCAAAGCAGCATCTGATACATCGGAAGCTGCCGAGAAATTATCAGAGGCAGTATCCGGATACACGGACTGGGTTGAGGTGCTATTTCAACGCCTAGAATCACAGTATGATTTATTGATGAGTCAAATGGAGCGTATCGCACATCTCCCAGATAAGCAACAGAAACTGTATGAAGCAATGTCTAAGAACAGTGAACTACTGAATAGGACTCAGCAAGCAATTGGGACTTATCAAAGTCATTTTGATTCTATTGTACAACAGAGTGGAATAAACCCACTTATCGTACATCAGATTCAGAACGGGTCTATGGATATTTCAAAATACGACCAGGATACTCAAAAAATAATCAGCGAGTTGCAGTCTTATTATGATAAGCTCGTAGATTGTAATAAACAGTACGATGACCTCTTAAATAAACAGAGTGAACTGGCGCAGACAGCATTGGATAATATTGAAGATTACATCGATATGATGACTGGAATTGAGTCCTCTGCTGTAGATTATCAGGAAGCATTACGTGAGTTAGCAGCTGCAAAAGGAGAATCTGCATATTCCGACAATATGTATGGCTCTCTGCAAGAATCTATTAAAAATCAACAGGATGTTGCAGGTAAATTACAGTCACAGATTAAATCATATCAAGATGAAATCAATAAACTCATGGCAAATGGGTATATGGCTGAATACTCAACGGAATGGTTTGAAGCACAAGCTGCATTAAATGGATTCAGACAAGAAGCTGCTGAAGCTGAGAAAACACTGATTGAATTACAAGATCAGTTAAGAGAACTTGATTTACTAAAACTGCAACAGGTTATTGATGAGTTAGACAGAACTGCAAAACGACTGGAAAACAATTCTGACCTTACAGAATCAAAAGGTGAACAGGTATCTGAGGAGGAATTGCAAAAGCAGATTGATAATGCGAATGCACAGATTCAGGCGAATTATAATAAGCGGAATGAACTGCTTAAAGAACAGGCGAAATATGATGTAGGTTCTGATAAATATAATGAAATTGCAAAAGAGATTGAGGGTCTTGATGATGCTATCTTTGATGCAATGGAGAATATTGAAGACCTCAAAAATAAAATCTGGGAAGTAAGATGGCAACCGTTCTTTGATGGACAGGAGGCATTAGGTGATCTGATTGACCAGACAGATGATTTAAGAGGACTTTTAAATAGTGATGCTTTTCTTGATAAGAACGGCGGTTTAACTGTAGATGGTATTGCAAATTTGTCTTTGATTAGTCAGGGTATGAATGCTGCGAAACAGCAAATCAAGAATTATCAAGAGGCATTGAAGAAGCTTGATGAGGATTTAAAGAACGGGAATATCTCAACAAGTGAATATAAGGAGCAGCAAAAAGAATTTCTCAATCAGATTTCAAGCTCTGTTGGCGTTGTTGAAGACTACAAAGATTCTATTGTTGATCTCTATACAAAGATGCTTGAGCAAGAGAATGAAGTTGCTCAAAAATCGATTGATAAGCAGAAGGAATTGTTGGATATCAAAAAGAAAAATGCTGATTACAATAAGACTCTGCGTAAACAGGCTAGAGATGTGAATACATTGAAAGCTCAGATTTCAGCACTCGAAGGCGTGAAGTTATTTGCGCGACTTCTATTTAATAGCGGGAAAGTCCCCACAACCCTATCTTGCTACAACGGAACTGGAAACGGTAAACGTGAATGCGGTACGAGTTTATAACTCAACAGTCTTCGGATAGAAACCATAAAAAACAGATAGGTCAGGGATAACCGGGTGTGCAAGTCACCCAGACGCAACGAACTTCCTAAGTCATATATGATTTATGATATGGAAGACGCTCAACGACTGGTAAGTCCTATATATTATATATGTAGGCATAGGGTTACAAGCGATTGGTAACTCGAAAAATATAGACTATTTGAATAAGGAATGAAATGAACAATTAAATATGATATATGTTATAATTAAGATACATCTATGATGCACTTATGAATACAAGAACGTATGTTTTGTATATATTTAACAATTGTAAACATATCACTTTGTTTGTATTTTGTGTAGAATTTTCTCCGTATATGGGATATAATAATAACAAGAAAACAGCAGTGTTTTCTTAAATATATCTGGTGTGATGCAGCGTAATATGACTGCTATAAATAATCTTTGAAGTGTACGCCGGGTTAGGAACCGGTTTACATGGAGATTTACAAAGGTGCGAGGATTTACCATAGCCTAACTAGGAACTATGTTCTGAAAGAAAGTCCTTGAATGAATAGAAGGGTCATCACCAGTGACTCTTCTATTTTTATACCAAGGAGAAGTTATGGATAATATATCATTGGCACTAAATAATTTCAAAGAATTGATGAATTGCAATTATGATTTTATAATAGTTTGTAATAAGCAAAAATCAGATATAAAACTTACATTTGAATCAAAAGATTTTTATCATTTAGTAGGGTTTCAATACTTAAAAGATATAGACATCCCTAAAAATGAAAAACAGTTATTTAAAAAAATAGAATCTCTTAAGATTACTGATGAGTATTTAGGCAAAAGTGTGTTTTATACAAAAGTGGATTACAGCTATGCAAATGTAAAAGAACGAATTTCCGGATTTAAAGATGTTGATAAATTTATAGAAAACAAAAATATTATATGTAGATATATAAAAACTAATAACCCTTCATCGGCTATAAAAGCGGATTATTTAATAAAAAGTACTTTATATAACAGAACGGCATATATGTTTTTGAGAAAAAGAAGCAAAGGAGATGAATATTGTATGTGTTCATTTTTTATGCAACCACAAAATGAATATATAGGTCAAAAAACATATTGGTTGTATAAAGCCAAAAAACGTATATCGGACAATTATGTTAAAATATTGTTAGATAGAATATCGGAATCCACAGAGCAGTAACAGGTAATACTACTGCTCTTTTATTATGTCCAAAATCATTTCAAAAAAAATTCCAAATTATTCAAATAGAAGGTATAGTCTCAACTTCTGAGGATAACTCAGAGAAGTTCATAAGAGAACTGCATAGCGTAGCGAACTATGTGAAGATAATTGAAATAATGCGAGTGCTCAGGCTGAATTAAAGAGGTTAAAAGCACAACTCAGAGATGCAGAAGAAGAAATGCAAGACACCCGTGATGACCATGAATATGATGTGCGTCAGAATGGTCTGGACGGTTTGAGTGAGGATCTCGATAAGCAGCTGGAGGAAACATTATACGATGTTACTCATAATGCTGAAAAGCAGGAACAAGTAATATCTGGAATGTTAAACCGCGTTGTTGGAAACTACCAACAGGCTTATGACAAAATTCAGCAAATCATCAACAGTACAGGATTTGTACCGAATAAGGATTTATCCAATAATCTTGGAAATCTTGGTACAAGTAATGGAGCACAAGATCAAGTTGACAATAGTATGACTAATGCTCCTAATTATAGACCGGATGATTGGACGGATGTGAATACCGGTCAGATTCAGAACGGAACAACACAGGATAAGAATGATCAGATTCAAGGTGATATCAGCAAGAATCCAGACTTATCCAATAGACCTGTTGCAGAAATTACATTAAGTCCGGGGACACTTTCTATACAGGAAGGTTCTACAGGCACAGTTTCAGCGACAATTAGACCAAATGATGCAAAGAATAAGAGCTTGCAGTGGGTGTCATCAAATCCAGATGTTGCTACGGTTGCAAATGGAACTGTTCATGCTGTCAAAGCAGGTAGCACTACTATTAGTGCAATTGCAACAGATGGTGGAGGTGCTACTTCAACAAATAGTTGTGCAGTAACTGTTACACCAAAACCAGAACCGCCAAAACCAACTACACCACCTCAGAATAATAATGGCGGAGGAGATGGAGTACCGAATGTTGGAGATAAAGTAGTATTCGCAAGCGGAGATTACTACTACTCTTCTGACGGTCAGTCCCCTGCTGGAAATGAAATGCGTGGTCAGGAAGTATATATTACCAGTGTTAATAATGCGAATTGGGCACAGAGGAAATATCATATTAGTAGAACACCTCGTTTCGGAGAGCGTGACCTTGGTTGGGTAAGTCTTGACCAGTTAAGAGGTTATGCGTCTGGAACAAAGAAATTTGTAAATGGTTCAGAAATTGTTCGTATCAATGAAGGAAATAATCCTGAAATGATGGTTAGACGTGGTGCATTGACAGGAACAGCTACGACAATTACTTATGGTGATGCTGTTGTAAATGCAAGACTGTCAAAGAACATTATGGATCTTGGTGAACACAAAGATGATATTTATAGTTCATTGAACATTGCCAACAGCCTTGGTGAAAGACCTAATGTAACAAATAATTACTATGACAAGATGATAGAAGTTCAAGGAAGTATTGACAAGGAAACTTATCCAGGCATGAAGAAAGTAATTGAAGGAGTTACAAAGGAATTTACCAAAGAGGCTCATAAACTTGGAATGCATCGGACACTTTAAAAATAAGCGGCGGGATTTATTGTCCTGCCGCTTGTAATAAATATACACATATGATAAAATATATCAAAATATTGTGTATGGAGATAATTATATGTGTAGTAAAAATGAAATTTCTAATCGTAACGTCATTGTAGAAATATCTTCTACAGAACGTAACGAGTTTACTAATAACATAAAAGGATGGATTCAGCAAGAATCATCTAATCAAGAAAATCAAGAGGAGTGATCAGTATAAACTGGATTACTGAAATTATAAATCAATTACCACAAATTCTTTCTTATATTGTTCCTGGATATATATTTTTAACTATATATCAATGGACAAGATTTAGAGATGGAGATTCTCTAAAAAATATTGTATTGAAAAGTATTGTGGTATCATATGTTATTAAAATTCTTTTAAACATATTATTTAAAGAATTACATATTGCAATAAATGATGAGATCATATTTGTAGGGATATGTATCATAATTGCAACAATTTCTTCTATATTGTTAAGCATAATTATATCATCTCGTAGATATAATAAAATACTGCGGATACTAAATATAAGTCGCACAACAAACAAAAACATATGGGATGATGTATATCAAAATGGCACCGCATTAAAGATATATCAAAGCGATGGAACATTTTACGCCGGTCATTTAAGATTTTGCGAAGAGAATCAGAGAGAGCCACTTGTTGTATTATCAAGGTATGGTCTGTTTGACGAGAATAATAATATCCTCATAGACAAAACAGAGGATAGTTCAGAAGAAATAATGCTGAATACAAAAGATTTTAAAAAGATAGAGATTAAACATTTTAAAAAATAAATCATATTATTACTGTGACCGTATAAATTGTTTGACTCTGTTCTCTAACTAATATTAGAAATAATTTGGAATATTCTGTCAAACGGATATTCCTGTCATTTATGAATAACGAATACACGAAGAGTTGAGAATTTTCTCAGCTCTTTTTTGATATAAAAATGAAAGAAAGTTGAGGTGAATTATATTGATTCTAGTATGTAAAGATTTTGAATTTGATGAGCAAACTTTGAAACAACAGAATCTTTCTTCTGTTAATTTTGATGACGATACCTCCCTTCCATCAACTATTGTGAGGGAAATGGAATCTACTACAATGAATAAATATCGACCAGAGGTGACTGGATTTGGAACAACATATACAGAAACACTTGTATTTGAAATACATATCACAAAGGATTACGAGGTAAATACATCTCAGGAAGAATTAGAATTATCTACAGAAGAATATGAGGAAACGGTTTCATGGCTCACATCACCTCAAGAACATAGATGGTTAAAAATCACAACACAGCAAGAAGAAGTTGTAAAAGTAAAGGGTTACTTCTCTTCTGTTACCCCATATGAAAATTGGGGAATTTGTTACGGTCTCCGCTGCACATTTACATGTAACTCTCCATTTTCTTATGTAGAAAAACAAGATCAACAAATCATTACACGTAGTAAAAACTTTATGTTGCAGAATACAAGCAGCGACAAATACGGATATGTATATCCAGTTATTAATATACATCCGAAAGCCACAGAACAAATCTATATCCATAATCTGTCAGACAGTAAAACACTTGAATCTGGCACAATCTCACTACAATCCACAAACAAATTGACGTTACAATTATTGATGAATAAAATTGAAAATTACGCAAAAATGAATGGGTATACTCTTGAATATGTATATGACAAAGATAGTCATGTGGTATCTGTATGCAACAACACTGCTATCCTATTCTATCTTACCGATTCTTACGGAGTGAAGAATAAGTATGGCGCGTACTATATTGAAAACGGGCAGTATTATATTTTTCAGGGAGGATTTTTCTACTGCCAGGTGCAACGAGACTTACAGTTAAAATTGGATTGCAAAAATCTTGCATTATATGATGAACTTGGACGACCAGTCGTTTTTGAACGTGTTGGGATTCAAGCAGAGGATAATATTTATTGGATTAGATTAATCAATGGATATAATACAATCAGGGCGTTTGGAAATGTTACTTTAGATATAACTTACTTGGAACCAAGGAAAGGAGCGCTGATTTAATTGCATTTTAATTATGATATATACGGAAAGCACGAAAAAACAGTCGCTTACCTTGCCACGCCAAGCAGAGTCATCTTGTGTGCTATAAATGGAATTGATGAATCAACTGGGAGTTTTGAAGGAGTTTGTAATGATGTGTCTACTATCGCATTTGACGTGAATCGATATATCGAAACTGATGATGGTAAGATGACAGAATCAAATGCGTATAACTGGTTGTCCAAATATATGAAGATGTATATATCTGGATTAGGCTGGTTTATTATGGATAGCCCGGAAATACATGGAATCGGAACAAAAGAATATAAAAGCATAACGGCTAATTCCGCTCAAGGAGAGTATGGACAAATACCATTGGACGGATGGAAAGTTAATTGCGGAACAACTGATTCTTTAGAAATGTTGGTAGATGGAAATGTAGAAGAAATTGAAGGTGTTGAATTTGCAAAGGAACAAATTAAATTCTACAACGAAAAAACTCCTCAATTAAGTCTGGTTAATATTTTAGTAGATAAAGTACCTGGATGGAAGGTCGGATATATCGATAATATTCCAAAAGAATATGAAACGATTGAAAACGGCGAGGTTAAAAAGAAAATTGTTTACTTAAAAGACGAAATCGGAACATTCAATATTGATTACAATGATGTGTACAGTTTTATCACACAGGATTTTGAGAAATTTTTTAGCTGTATTGTTGAATTCGATTATAAAAATCTTGTTGTTAATTTTTATCGTGTAGAGAATTTTGGAGAAGAAACGAACGTCACAATAGGATATCGAAATGTGCAGAACTCACACGATATTACTGTAGATGATGAAAATGTGTATACAAAATATCGAGTGTCTGGAGCAGATGATTTAGGAATTGAACAATGTAACGGTGGAAGTAACACACTCTTCTATCTCGATCCATTCTGGCTCAACAATAAATATCTTAGCAATTCTACGATTGAAAAATATAAAGCTTGGTTCAGTTTCTGCGAACAGGCTAGAGTTGACTATTCAAATATGTCTAAAGAATGGAATACACTTCAGGACAAAATAACTGAAATTTATATTCGCATACCGACCGGAGACTGCGATCCAGATAATTGGCATAGCTTGTCCGATACTGCTCTCGAAGCTTTAAAAAAGGACTATGAGGCGCAGAAACTTGGGTATGAAAAAATATATGTAGACGAGGACGGAAATTTTGATATCGATGCTCTTAATGCATCTCCCGATGCAAATATGTATCATCAGATTGTGGATACGATTCTTCCTAATATCCAGATTGAATTTGATAATCGAAAATTACCAACATCGGAAGGTGAAAAGGATTATATTGAAGACTATGAAACAACATGGAAATATTATGGTATCAATGAACTTGAAGTAAAGTTAAAATCTTATCAAGATCAGGCAAAGTTATTAGCCAAAAGCCATTATGATTTGACATGGGAAAGGTATCAGGAACTCACAAAAGAAGATCCGGAAAAATATCCGGCTTTAACCGAGGACGGATTTAAAGACAAACATGAACTCTATGAAAAAAATGCATATCAAACAGACGAAAATAATTCTGATTCATGTGCTGCTGCTTTAAAAGAGCGTAGAGAAGAAGCTAAAACAGAGGAAGATAAACAAAAAAAACTCGGAAAGAAGCGCGCTTCTCTTGGACAAGATATGGCATTAGAATCTTGGACAAGTGATACTCTAGGTGGTTTTGAAAAGGAAGAATTGGCGGAGCTTTATCACATAACAAACCCTACTCCATATACGAATGAAAATATATTTGTAGGAAGTCAAGATTCTCTCACAGATATTGTAACTGTACAAACAGAATTATGTAGGATTGCAATGGAAGAATTAATGGCATCTTCTGTTCCTCAAACAACATATTCTACTGATGTGGATAATTTACTTTCTGCAATAGGATCTGAGCTACACGCTCTGTCTTTAGATTTTGGAAACTTCATTTGGTTAGGAATTCGTGATGACTATTTTGTTAAATTGAGGGTCATGACAATTTCATTTAATCCATTTCTTTTTGATAATAATTTTTCTATTACATTCTCCAACATGATTGCATCAAAATCTGACAGAAATGATTTTGTTTCAATTTTGGGAACAGGATCAAATCTTGGTGGGTCAGGCGCTCGAAATAATTACGTTGGAAATCTACAAATTACCGATGAAAATATTTATGAAATTTTGCAAAAGTTGCTTCAGTCTTCTGCATTTACGAATAAAGTTCAAAACATCGTAAATGGTTCTGGAGGAAGTATTATTGGTGGTGGAAACGGAAATTATATTACTCCGGGAACATTGGAAGCTGAAATGATTAAGTGTATTAATATACACGCCGAGAATGGATTCTTTCAATATTTACAAGCTGAACTTATTTCTGCCGGACAGATCGTTGCTCAATCTGGTGATTTCAAAAAACTTGCTGCTTATGTTGCGAATATTGATAACTTGATCTCTGGTAATGTTTCGGCAGAACTCGGTCACATTATTAATTTGACAGCACAAAATGTGACAATTGATGAAGCTGTTATTAAAGATTTGATTGCAGCGCAGATTACAGTATCAATGTTAAAAGCAGGTACTATTTCTGCAGATAAATTTCAGATTGAATCTGATGACGGTGGAATGGTAATTGCAGGAAATACAATGCAATTCAAAGACAAGAACGGAACAGTTCGTATTCAAATAGGAAGAGATTCAAACAATAATTTTACGTTCTGTCTGTATGACGAAACTGGAAAAGGTGTTCTTATTGATTCTACTGGAATTAAAGAATCTGCAATTGAAGATGGTTTAATCAAAAATGACATGATTGCAGATTCCACAATTGCTAAAGAGAAATTAGCTTTTCAAGCTGTAGAACAAGATAACGATGGGAAAATACATGTGTCTGATGTTGTTATTAATGGACAAGGTATCAACGCATCATTCACTACTATCGAAAACAAATTTTCTAATATGCAAACACAGATTGATGGAATTAAAGTGTCTACTCCGTACACAATGAATATCTATTCCTCTAACGGAACGATGTTCAGACCCGGAATGATAAATACTACTCTCTCACCGACGTTATATCTTGGTCAGAGCAATATTACAGATATGTACGATGAGACACATTTTATATGGACAAGACAATCTCCAGATTCTGATGGGGATCATTACTGGAACACAGCACATGCAAACGGAACGAAAGGTTTGCATATTACAAACGAAGATGTATTCGGAGGAGCAAGTTTTACTTGTTCCTTTTTTAATGAAGATAAAGAACTCGCAAGAGCAGTTTTTTAAAGGAGGTATTTTATGGCTTTAGCAAAAGCATATAGTTCTATTACAATTACTGATGCTACAGATGTTGGTCGAATTAGCTTGTATATCACAAGTAGCTTACCACAGACTGTCATCGAAAATCCGAATGAAGCTACGACTGTATATACTCCAGATTGGAGTAAAACAAATTTGGTTCTTACACCAATTATGTATTTTAATGATCAACAGCTTACACTGCCAAAAACAGGTCTTACTGTAACATGGAAAAGACAAGAGGGATCATCTGCTCCAACGGATTTAAAAACAGGAGAAACTGTAAAAGATGGAGTTCTTACAGTTTCACAGAATTTTCTTGGGACAATTCAAAGCGGAATCCTTACATATATTGCAAATGTACAGTATACAGACCCAAGCACCAATGTAACATTAGAGACACAGGCTCAGATGACTTTTTCACTGTCTAAGCAAGCAACTGAGGCAAAATATTGTTCAGTTTCTGGAGAGTCTGTATTTTTATATAATTCAAATCAGACTTTAGTAGGTGTTGATACTATTGTGTTAACTGCTACTTGTACAAACGTAAATATTTCACAGTGGCAATATAAAAATGCAAATGGTTCATTTGTTGCAATGCCAACGACAAACAATCCATCCATTAACGGAGCTACTATCAATATTAAAGCATCGGAAAATATTTTATTTAATAATGATGTGGCAGTAATTAAGTTGGTAACAAATGATTCATCTGTATATGACTTACATACAATCACAAAAATCAGAGATGGTGCTGCCGGAAACAGTACCGTAGCAGTTGTATTAAGTAACGAAAGTCATACCCTTCCTTGTAATTCAAGTGGTGCTGTTAATCCAGACACTGGTTATAAAGGAGCAGAAACAACTGTAGGCGTATTTGAAGGTGGTGTTGATGTAACATCTAAATGGACTATCAGTGCAGTTCCAAGTGAAGGAATTACAGGTACGTTTGTAGGCAATAAATACACGGTAACAAAAATGGATAATAATATTGATGTTGGTCATGTTGAATTTTCATGTGTGTCAAAAGCAACAACTTTGAAAAAGAGATTTTCATTAATTAAACAGCGTGCCGGTGTTGATGGGTCTGATGCGGTTATTTATTCTGTTGAAGCATCTACACTTTCTATGAATCTTGGAAAGAATAATGTATTTGCACCAGCTAATGTAACATTTTCAGGAATGAAGCAAGTTGGAGCAGCAACAACACAAACCGTATATAATGGTAGATTTGTTATTTTAGAATCAACGGATGGTTTAAATTTCGGAACAGCTAAATATACATCCTCAACAGATGAGCCTAGTAAAGTATACACACCGTCCAACACAACTGTAAGAGCAATTAAATGTGAGTTGTATGCGTCAGGTGGAACTACAACAAAATTGGACTCACAGACTGTAATGGTTACAAGAGACGGTACTGATGGTGGAAATGGTAAACCGGGTGAAGATTCTATTTCTGTAATTATGGGTAATGAAGCAGAGGTCATCCCATGTAATGCAAATGGTACTGTTAAGATTTCAAGAGATATCAATATCCCATTTTATGCATATAAGGGATTAAGCAGAGCTGCAGTAACATGCACTCCTGGAACTTTACCATCTGGAGTTACTGTAAAAACAAACACAGCCGGTACAACATCTAATGATGGATTGCTGATTATAAATGTTCCTGCAGGAAATAACCTCGGTTCTGCTTCTGATTTATCAGGAACATTCTCTCTTACTTTCACTGTAGGTGGTGTTTCTGTTGTTAAAAAATTTGGTTGGACAAAGAGTATTCAAGCAACGAATGCGGTACTGTTACAGATTTATGCTCCGCAAGGTGATGTAATCGTAAATGGTGGTAATAATGTCGTATTAGAAACTCAACTTTCTGACGGAAGTACAATTATCGCTTCAGGCATTACATATAAGTGGGCAAAATTCAAAAGTGGAAATTACGAAATTATTGAGGGGCAGACAACAAGTAAATTAACAGTTACTCCAGTGATGGTAGATTCTCTCGCTTCATTTAAATGTACAGCGACATATGGCGGGAAAGAATATATTGCATATTGGACTGTGACCGATAAAAATGATCCGCTTGATTTGCAAGTGTTGTGTTCTGTAGGTACACAACTTACAAATGAAACAACTTTTGGAGCGGTGTATACTTTAGCATATTTAAATGGAGAAGAAATTGATCCAATTAAATCAACTACATTCTCTACAGAAGCTCCAAAGTCTCCTCATACAGGAGACTTCTATTATCATATTGATAAGGTAAAAAAAGAAGTTGTTCTCAAGAAATATAATGGATCCGCATGGGCTGATGCTGCAGAAAGTGATTTACCAACTGGAGTTTATAAGTATTACAGACGGCAAAATGGAGTCGAGCTTGACACAGACAAAGAATGGAAAACAGGAAAAGTTATTTTTGTCGATAGAGAACTTGTGAATAAGAATCTGGTGATTAATTGCGAGGCAGAAATTTCTTTAACAACATAAAATTGTCATTCACGGAGAGTAGGAAGCACTACTCTCCTATTTTAATATAAGGATGGTGAAATATGAAAGCATATGGACAAATTACACTAACTGTTGTGAATGATGGCGAACAAGGAAAGCCCGGAACACCCGCATTAAATGTAGTAGTTGCGAATGAATCACAGTCGATCCCATGTACGAATGCAGGACTTGTAAGCAAACAAATGCTGCTTGAAATACCTTTCACTGGATATGAAGGCTTTACAAAAATTGCGTGTGAGGTTACAGTTGGTGAATTGCCATCCGGAATATCTCATACCGTTGAAAATGCAACCCCTGAGAAGGACGGAAAAGTTATTTTAAATGTTGCTAAAAATGCAACTCTTGGTGGAGCCGATATTTTGAACGGTGTTATTAATCTAACATTTACGCTAAAAGGACAGTCTGTTGTAAAACAATTCTCTTGGACAAAAACGAAAGATGGGGCTAATGGTTCTGCGCGAGTATATATGTTACAACCATCTACTTTAATTGTTAAGAAGCTTTCTGGTGATAAGTTTTCACCAGAAGCTGTTACATTTTCTGGTTTTTATAAAGATGGAAATGCGGCGGCTACAAATGAATATTCGGGTCGTTTTATCATAGAAAGAAGCATAAATGGAACAACGTTTGAAACAGTATATACTTCTTCAAAAGATGAAGCAATCTCCATATATAAAGTACAAAAAGACGATGCTGCAATTAAATGTACTTTATGTGCAAGTGGAAGTATTACTAATAAATTGGATTATCAGACTGTTACTGTCTTGAATGACGGAAGCAATACAAATTCTGGAGGAGTAAATCTTGTAGAAGAAACAAACAGGGGAGATAAAAATTGGCGATGGAATATGGAAGTTGGCGATTATACTACTTCTGCCGAATCTTCAAATAAAATAAATTGTGCAAAACTAACGCGAGGGTCTTTAGCTCAAAGTGGATGGTCTTATATTTTATATAGCAAGATTATGCCCGAAAAATACAAACCTGATGAAGATTACATGATTTCTTTTGATGTAAAATCTAACGTTACTACTTCTATTAATGCATATCTATGCGACGAAAATAGCGTAAAGAATACCAATGATATTGGAGAAACATATACTGCAATCAAAAATGAGATTGTGAAAGACGAATGGAAACAATGTATTTTTCAGGTAAGAACGAAGAAAACTCTTCCTAGTACTCGACAACAAGTATTGTATCTCACTGATATGGATTCCAAACCGAATACATATTATATGTTCAAAAATCTTCAAATTGAGCGTGGAACAATTGTTACGGATTGGAAACCTGCTCCAGAAGATGTAAAAAACGATGTCTCTTCATTGGAAGAAACAATTATTACAAAGATTGGATTAGAGGTCGATAATTTAAATAAAAAGATTAGTGCGAAGGTTGACCAGACAAAATTCAATCAATATATTGGCGAAAATGGAGAAATAATAACAGGAATAACCGATAAGGTAAATAATGTACAAATTGATTTGGAAGGTATAAATACAGAAGTAAGTAAAGTACAATCTACGCTTGACAAAAAAGCAGATGGAAGTACAGTACAGACATTAAGTCAAGAATTTTCTGCGTTTAAACAATCAACAGAAGGATTTCAACAGACAGTAGAAAAGAACTACATCACCAAAAAAGGACTTAGCGAAGAATTAAAAAAGAATGTTTCCTTTACTATTTCACTTACAAACGATAATCATATTATACCAACAGATTCAACCGGAGAAAATGGAAATTATAGTGGATGCGAAACAACTGTTTCTGCTGTTTTTGGTTCAGAACTTGTAACTGAAAATTGTACGTTTACACAGTTGCCGTCACAAGGCGTAACCGGAAATTGGAACCCAAAGACATTTACATACACTGTAACAAATATGACAACTGATACTGGATATGTTGATATTACAGCTAAATATTCTGTCACAATTAGTGATAAACAAGAGATTAGATCTGACACAAAACGTTTTGTTTTGTCAAAAAGAAAAGACGTAGAAAATACAGTCGTATACACACTTCAATCGTCAGATACAATTATAAAAAAATTAACTGATAATACTTTTGACCCTAAAACAATTAAATTTTCTTCGTTTTACAGAGAAGGAAATTTATCTCAGAAAAAATATAACGGGGCTTTTCAAATTCTGGAATCAGATGGTGGAGTTTTTACAGAAAAATACTTCTCATCCGTAAAACAGTCAGAGATTGTATATACCCCAAAATCAGATAACGTAACAAAAATTCAATGTGTTTTATATAAAGAACTCGACAAGACAGATGAGTTAGACAGATATACAATCAACGTTATTTCTGATCAGACAGTTGATATAGGATGTCGAAATTTAATTCGAAATTCTAAAGATTTAATTTTTAATTCATATGGTCTTGTTAAGATATAAAAATTATTAGGAGGTGAGTGATTGGCTAATTTTGAATCTGTTAAAATGACTAATCCATATGGAATTGAAGACACGGTATTAAAATTATCTATAGACAGTGAACAGAATAGTTATAGATTATCAAATTTAATTACTGAGCCTGATAGCTATGTTTTTGTGATTTGGCACAAGACGAATACACCATGTACAATTTCTATCAACGTATTTGGAGAAATAATCACGTCAGAGTCAAATTCCCAGTGGACAAAAGTTGTAAAAGTTAAAAAGGTATCAGATGTATCAAATAAGAATATAGATATCACACCTCCGATAAACAGCACGACATTTTTTTACGAAGCATACTTATCAAGAGGTACGATTGATACTTCTTGGACTCCTGCACCAGAGGATGATGCGGAAGAAATTATCGGTTTAAAATCTGAAATAAAACAAACAGCAGAGCGTATCGATCTGACAGTTGGAAATATGGAAAAAGAAATATCGCAACTGTCAATACGTGCAGGAGAAATAGAACAAACTGTAAAAGATACAGAGAAAAATTTAACAAGTAAAATTGAAAGTACAGCCGGAGAAATAAATCAAAAAGTTGAAGACACAAAAAATGATTTAAAAGCGGAAATAAGTTTGTCTGCAGACAATATCATACATACAGTTGGGAAAAATCATGTTACTGCTATACGCTACATTAGAGATTGGTTAAATGGCAGTAATTTGGATAACCAAAATAGATGGACTGAAATAAATGTATTTTCTAAAAATGTAAACATTGCAAATGGAATTATCCCAATTTGCAAAGATGAAGATGGCTCTGCAATTACTATCCAATATCCAGAAAGATATACAGATGGTGATACATCGAAATATATTGAAGCAGAAACTGGATGGAAATGTTTAGAATTAGATTTAGGACAGGTTAAAAATGACATTGATTATATAACAATTTGGCATGAATATCCTCTTACAAGTGCAGAATTAGATGCGGTAAAGATATTCAATCATCGATTACAGGTTTCCACGGATGGCAAGACTTGGTTCACTTTATATGATTCAAGATATCAGCAAAGTGGAGGATACAAAGAGGATCCTAGCGGGAAAACTTATTATATAAATGATACTATAATAAATGATAACTTCTCTTCTGTTCAACAGAATATAGCAGGGATAAATACTACAATTCAAAACGTAGAGGAGAATTTAAGAACTGAAATTAAGGAAAGTGCAAATGGATTCAACGTAAATATTCAAAAAATATCGCAAGACTTGGAAAATGCAAAATCTGCACTGAACAATGCAATAGACTCCTTGAATACTTCGTTCAATGTTGAGTTAGGAAAAATTACAGGTATCATCGAAGGAATTGACGAGACGACTGATCAGAAGATATCATCTGCTATTCAGCAATCTGCTTCTGGTTGGCAAGGTGTTTTTAAGAAATATGGAATGTATAACGATGGTGTGTCTTCCGAACAAATAAATGTAACGATTGACGGAAAAGGCGTGCAAGTATTAAACCCATCTACTTCAAGAAGCACACAAATGACAACAAATGGATTTGAAGGATGGTATAACGGTAATAAAGTTTTCTGGATGCAAGAAGATGCCACAAAAACATCCCGTGTATATGCAGACAGAGGGGTAGAGTTGCCAACATTAAAAATGATTCCTTTGACAGTACAAGATAATAATAGTATTACACGAAATGGAATTGCATTTGTAAAAACAGGTGGTTCAAGTTAATAAAAGTTTTAAGATGTCGTGTACAGCATGACATCTTTTTATATAGATTGGAGAGTGATAAAGTTTGGCAGGAAGATACGAAAAAAGAATTGACGTTATTAACGAGACTGTAAATGCGGCTCAAAACACGTCCAACATAACAATTGCTCTGTATTTTAGGAGAACTGATTATTCTTATTGGGGATATAACCGTGAAGGAAGCGCATGGTATAGAATTGCGATAGAGGGAACTGGATATAATACAGGAAATGTTACTTGGACTTTTGATCTCAATGTTGGTCAGAATGTATGGGTTGAAATTGGACGAAAAACATTCACAGATATTCCTCATGATGCAAATGGTGATCTTAGTTTTACAATGTTTGGTGATATGTACTTTGGAACATCAGTGTCCCCAACGGCTGCGGAATTAGGTGGAACTGGACAGATTCGTAATGCATATTTTGGAAAACATATTGATAGAAATGTAAAGATTACTCAATTTGAAAAAAACAATTCTACTTCAGGAACGACTGTTGGGTTTAATTGGGCTACATCTGATAATATTGACGCATTACACTTATATGACGGCGACACAAAGCTTAAAGAATTCTCTGTTTCTGGCAAATCCGGATCAATTACATATACAGTCACACCAAACAGAAATTATAGGTTTCAAATTCGTGTCAAAAAAACTGGAACAAGCTTGTGGACAAATAGTGGATATATTGAACATTCTATTGGATATCCGTCAATCACGGGCGACTTCAATTTAAATATAAACTCTCCTATAAATCTATATTTTACCGGAACTACCCCAACATCGTCAGTATACTTATATGTTGGTTCAAAAGATGATGACAATTACTTTGCGGAAAAGAAGAATATACAGTCAAGTTATGTATCTATAACTCTCACATCTGATCAAAAAAATAAAATTTACAAACTTGCTGGTCTTAAAGAGTGGATTACTGTTGTTATTGTGCAGAACTTACATATCAACGGTATAGAAACACCATATCAACAATATTCTGCGACAATGCAATTGAATATTTTTTCTACAGCACCTGTATTTACAAATTACTCGTATAGTAATATTAACTATTCTGTGTCAAATATTATTGGCTCTAGCAAAGCTCTTGCGAATATACCATGTATGCAAGTTCAAATTAGCACATCAAACAAAGCTCACTCTTCTGTTTCTACAATTAGTAAATATGTATGCACCATTTCCGGTGGCAACAACAATAGTTTTAGCAGAACATATGAAGCACAGGAATCACAATCAGATGTATTGATCGATCTTGGAGCGATTACTGAATATGGAAGATACTCTATATCTGTTTATGCTGTAGATGCGCGTGGAATATCTTCTTCGCCGGTAGTAAAGCAAAACGCTTTTGAAGTAATTGATTATCATGTTCCACTTGCTACTACATTTGAGCTGAAAAGACTAGGAAATTTTGAAAAGGAAGTAAGTTTAAATGTTGTTTGTAATATCTCTAGGGTAAGCGGATATAACACATCTTTTACTTCTTATTATAGATATTGTAGGACTGGAACAAGTATGCCTTTATCATGGACTACCATAACTAATATTCAAGATGGCGGAATTGATGGAAGTGATTATAAGAAAATAATAATAAATTCTAATTTTTTAACACTAGAAAAGGGAGAATCTTATGATTTCCAATTTAAGTTTAAAGACAGGTTTTCTGAAGTAGTAATCAATCCATCTTTGTCTCAAGGTGTTGCGCCACTGTCTGTTTATGAAGATGGTACTGTTGCCATAAATCGTGTTCCTGATTTCAATCAGACAGATAGGGCAAAATTGCAGATTGACGGCGATATCATGATAAACAGAAACAGTGATAGTGAAGAGGTATTTGTTGCAGAATTCTTAGAGTCTATGAATACAAAGCTTAATACGATTGAAGAAAATAATTCACAAGTGTTGTCAAAACTTGAGGGGAAAATAGACAGGTCTGATATTGTTGATAATTTAACTTCCAGCTCGGCAACTGTTCCTTTAAGTGCAAATCAAGGACGAGTTTTAAAAGAACAAATTAATGGTGTTCTTACAGTTGAAACAAGAGACTTATATGGACAACCTTGGGGAAATTCCATGAATGTAAGATTAGTAAAACTCGGATCGATTTGTGTATGTAATATTTTTTGGACTGGAGCTACTGGCACAAGCAAAAGTGCAACTATATCCGAAATAACTATTCCTGATGGATTTAGACCTTATGGAACGGTTTTTGCTACTGCACAAAATGTTACATCTAACTCTACATATGGTGCCTCAACACGAATTCAAATATCAAACAATGGTAGGATTAGCTTTGTTACAGATAATACCGGGATGTTGGAACGACATGTTACATTCGCATACAGTATAGCTTAATGACAGTCAATATAGACTGTTTTTTATTTGAAACGAGGTGATCACAATTTACACAATAATTATGAATGACGACAAATCCCTCACTGCTACTGTCGTCACAACACTATATCAAAGAGAAAAATTAGCAGATAAAATTCAAATTTTAATCCCTCCGAATTATGGAGAATTGGACTTGAATGAGTTTACTGCCACATTAAAATACGTGGATCAAGCAAATGTTCCACATGCAGAAATTTTAAAAAAAGATGCTGAATTGTATAAAGAACACATTCGATATGTTCTGCCAGTAGATACAGAATTAACGCAATATGCTGGGGACATTACAATTCGGTTGACATTCACAAAAACAGATATGGAAGTAAAAAAAGTGTTCGTAGTACATACTGGAGAACTTGTAATTAAAATTTCTCCTCTAAAAGACTACTACTCTTTCGTCCCAGATGAATCTCTTGAATTTGTTGATCAGATTGTTTCTGATTTACAGAATAAGATTTCAGCTCTGGATAAAATTGCCGATATATACGATAAAACAAAGGCAGATAATATTCAAATTAAAAATGGGAAAACACTGCAGCTGTTGTCAAACCATATTCCAATTGGAGACGAGGTTACTGTTTCTTCTGAAGGATCTGGAGGAGATACAGGTTGTGATGACTCATTTGATATTGTTGAATTTTAAAAATTAGGCGATAGAAAATCTATCGTCTTTTTATATATAAAAAATTAAGGAGGTACAACTCATGGCAGATTTAAAAGTGAAATTTGCAACAGGTGAAAAAGGGAAAATTGAGGAAGCAAAAACATCCGGAAAGTTGGATGCAAATGATTTCGTTGTCACAAGCGACACTGATGAACTTGCATTTATTAACAAAAACGGAGAAACAAAGTTTCTGAAGTCAAAATCATCTAAAGAGTACACGTTGAAAGGAACAGATCTTGGTGCTCTTAAAGCAGGACAGACAATTCCAAAAGAAATTGATATGGATGGTCTGCTTAATCTGATTACACAGAAATCAATTCCGGCAACTTATACAAAACCTAGCGTTACTTTAGTTAACAATTCAGGAAGCGCTGCAGGAAATGTTGAAGCTGGAACATCTGTTACACCAAAACTTAGGGCTACATTTAATAAAAATGATGCTGGTGATTTAACAGCTATTTCTATTAAAAAGGGAGCTGAAAGCGTAAAAGACGGAACAACATCTCCTCTTGATTATACTGGAGAAGCAATCGTTGTTGGTGATGAAACAGTTACATTTACTGCTTCTGCTACTTACAAAGAGGGAGCTATCAAGAATGATAATCTTGGGAATGAGTCACCAAATGGGCATATTCCTGCTGGTACTGTTACATCTAGTGGATATTCAATTACAGGACAGCGTAACGCATTTTGGGGAAGTGGTGTTGGAAAATTAGAAGCTCTTACTTCTGACGTAATTCGTAAATTAGCAAATAAGAGATTGAACGTAACTTCTGGAACAAAAATTTCTATGAAGGTAGAAACGGGTCAGCAAAACATTGTGTTTGTATTACCAGAGCCAAGAACTCTTACACAGGTTATCTATGATGACCTTGGAGACAAAGGAATGTTATCTTCTTTCACAAAATCTACAGTTCAAGTTGCTGATGCTAGAGGCGGACAGAATGGATTAAAGAATTATAACTGCTACGTCTATAATTTAAGCGTACCCGCAGCGGCACCTATGAACTTCACTTTTGCAATCGGATAAACTGAAAGGAGAAATTAAATTATGGCAAATTATAAAGAACAAGAATTATTGACTGTGGTTAAAGCCTATTCCAGAGCGAACCCACTGGCTTTAGACTCTTCTTCCGTTCATGATACCCAAGAAGCAGCATCTACATATGCAAAACAACCAAATGCTTATGCAGGTCAGATTATTACTGCAAAAGTGAATGGAAAATATAAAGCCTATGTTTTACAGGGAACAAATGGTAATTGTACTCTTGAAGCAGTAGGAGCTGATCCGTCCGCAATGAAACAATACGTAGTTGTTGGTACAAGACCTGAATCTGGTCAGCAACAGGGAATTATCTACATTGATACAAATGTAGGTTATATCTGGGATGGAGCAAAATGGGTAAAAGTATTCGAGGATGTATCTACTTCTATTACAGACTTCCAGAAACGCATCACAAAACTTGAGGGTGACATTAACCTAAAAGCAAATATTGCAAATGCAAACTTTACAGGAACACTGAAATTAGAAGGAAAAGATATTGCAACAAAGGAATATGCAGAATCGATTGTAAATGCTGCAAAATCTGAGGTTCCGATTGTAATTGATGAAGACCATCCGTTCCCTAATGAAGCATACAAAGCTGGACAGAAATATGTTGTTGCTCTTGCTGGAACATATCTCGGACAGAAGTGTGAAATCGGTGATTTAATTCTTATCGTAAAAGATTATAATGCTGAGTCTGCATCTAATGCAGATGGTATCGTGCTGCAGACAAATATTGATGGAGCTGTTACAAGTGCAGATGCTTCTGCTATCGATGGCGAAATCGTTGTTATGTCTGGTGCAACTGGTAAAGTAATTAAATCTTCCAAGGTTAACATTTCCGCTCTTAACAACGCTATTGCAAAAGTACATGAACATGCAAATAAAGTAAAACTTGACACATATGATAAAACGCAGACAGAATTACTTACTGCTGCTTCAACAGATGCACAAAGCAAAGTTGATGCATTAAAAGTTACTGTTGATAAAAAAGCTGATAAAGCTACTACTCTTGCAGGATATGGTATTTCTGATGCTTATAACAAAACAGAGATTGACGGTAAGTTGAAAACAATTTCTGATAATGTCAATACGAAAGTTGATGCTACAACAGTTGATTCTAAAATCGCTGCTGCAAAACCGGGTATCTTGTCTGAAGCAGCTCAATCTGCAAACGAAGCTCTTGAAACAAAAGTAGGTGATCTTGGAGAATCAGAAACAGTTGTTGACTATGTTAACAAAGCGGTTGGTTCTGGAGGAGCAGATGTGTCTGCACAGATCGACGAAGCATTAAAACAGGCTAAACAATATACGGATGATAAATTGTCTATTACAGAATTTTAGTCGTGAATAGCATAGAAAGTAGAGGTGCTATTTATGGCGAAAACAATATTAAAAGCACTCTCTACAGTTGAATCTAAGTTGCCCACGCTCCCACTTGAGGATGGGCAGCTTATTTTCGTTTACGATAAAAAGAAAATCGTGTTAGATAATCATGGTATTCGTACAGTTTACGAACAGATTCAAACAATTGAAAAGGAAGAACAACGTGTTGGTTTACTCGCACCTATTGATTCTTTTTATTTCGTAATCGAAACTTCTATACTGTGGAGATATGCAAACGGACATTGGATACAAATAACATCTCAACCGGCAGAAAAAATAATTTCAAAAGATTCGTACTTAAAGTTTCCTCCCATTGGATCTTCTAATCAAATTTATATCGATACAACAGAAAATGCTACGTATCGATGGGATGATAAGTCACTGAAATATTACTGCGTCGGGAGAGATTATATGAATATAAAAATTATAGATGGATGCTTTTGATTGGTTGTTACTTAGTAGCAACCTTTTTAATGGCTGAAATAGAAAGGACAAATATATGGCGAATACAACATTAAAAACACGTATCTTACTCAATAATAAAACAGCGGCTGAGTGGGCAAAAGACACGGAAACTGTCTGGCTTAAAGGTGAGTTCTTAGTAGAATCGGATACAAAAAAATGCAAAATTGGAGATGGTGTAAAGAAATATAATGAACTTACTTATGCTTATCTCACACCAGAAGAAGTAAATTCTATTGTTGCACAATCATCTCATACTCATTCTAATAAAGCCATTCTTGATGCTACAACAGCAAGTTTTACAACTGCTTTATTACAAAAATTGAATGCAATTGCTGCTGGAGCAGAGGTAAATGTACAGTCAGATTGGAATATTACAGATTCAAGTTCTGATGCATTTATCAAAAACAAACCAACTTCCATGCCAGCTTCTGACGTATCCGCTTGGGCAAAAGCGCCTACTAAGCCAAAGTATACAGCAACAGAAGTTGGAGCTGATCCTACGGGGAGCTCTGCAAAAGCACTTACAGATGCAAAAGCGTATGCAGATCAGAAAATTGCAGATCTCGTAAACGATGCACCTGAAACAATGGATACATTAAAAGAAGTATCAGACGCACTTGATGCAAATAAAAATGTAGTTGATGCATTAAATTCTGCAATTGGGAAAAAAGCAAATCAAGCAGATTTAACAACTCACACTGGAAATGCAGATATTCATGTGACAAAGGAAAAGAAAACTGCATGGGATGGAGCTGCTACACATGCTGGATCAGCACATGCTCCTGTAAATTCAGAAAGAAACACAATTATATCCATCAAAAAGAATGGTTCTGCTGTTCCGATTAATGAAGATCGCTCCGTGGATATTTCTGTTCCAACAAAAGTATCCCAATTGGCAAACGATGCAGGTTATAAAACAACAGATAACAATACGACATATTCCCTTGGAGTTGCAGCGAATAGTTCTGCAAATGGAACTGCAAAAATCAGATTGACAGGCAGTGATACAAAAACTACAGACATTGCAATTAAAGGAGCCGGTTCTACATCTGTAACAACGGATGCGGAAGGAAATCTTATTGTAACATCTGCTGATACAAAATATACACACCCAACAGGAGATGGAAATTTGCATGTTCCTGCTACCGGAACAACAAACAATGGGAAAGTATTAAAGGCAGGTGCAACAGCTGGCTCTGCAGCATGGGCGCAACTAACAAAAGCAGATGTTGGACTTGGGAATGTAGATAATACTTCTGACGCAACCAAGAGTGTTGCTTCCGCTGCTAAATTGACAACAGCAAGAAATATTAATGTAGGAGGAGCTGTTACAGCCACTGCTGCATCTTTTAATGGAAGTGCTGATGCAACGATTAATGTAACGTCTTTAAATGCAGCAAAATTAGTGCTTAATTCAGGAGATGTTTTAATTTTAGACGGATCAATTTAATTACGGAGGAGGATATGCTATGGAGGCAACAATCAAAGTTCAGCTTAAACAAGCTGTAAAAACAGAAAGCCAATGGCGTAGTTCTAACCCAGTAATCCCAGATGGTTGTATGGCTATTACCTCAGATAGAGGTAATGCCTACAAAGTTGGAGATGGATCGTCAGAGTGGAACGATTTATCATATAATACTGCAATTGCACAAGATGTATATTCGTGGGCGAAACAAGAAGGGAAGCCAAGCTATACAAAATCTGAAGTTGGTCTTGGTAATGTTGATAATAAAAGCAGTGAACAAATCAGAGCTGAATTGACAAAAAAAAATGTAGTTGATGCACTTGGATACACTCCTCTTGCTGCTTCTGCAGATTTATCTGTCAATAGTCTCACAATTGGAAATCACGCAAAATTATCTTATGACACGCAAAAGGAAGCATTAAAAATTTCATTTGTATAGGAGGTGACTGTTATGCCTGATTTTTCTGGATGGACTGGATATCAAACAATGGATGGAAATACAAACTGCCGTGCGTGGGCTGACTGGCAAACAACTCGCGTATTCAGGAATGGACAAGCTGGGTGGGATGTTAGAATTATTTTAAAAGCGAACAAGACAACATCGTTACCTACGTACGGTACTGGGAATACGCAAGTCGGTGCTCATCAAACAAATTCTTCTGTAGACACAAAGTATATGACTATCGTGCAGAGCGAAACAACATTTAGAGATGAGACTTTGTTTGTTCCAGCGGAAGCAGGCGCAGACATACCATTAGCAGCATATGCTAATATTCATATACCGAATGTAGTAAGTAAGGGAATCAAGTTTACAGTTACAGCCAAAAGAAATCTTTGGGGCGTTTATTTTGATGCAAACGGTGGATCTGGCGCGCCTAGTATGATGAAAAGACATTGGGGAGAAGTTGTATATATTCCAACTTCGTTTCCAACAAGATCTGGTTACACCTTTAAGGGTTGGACAAAAGAACAAGGTTCGTCCACTATCGGCTACAGCCCAGGTGATCCTATAGGGGACGATGCAGATGTAACATTATACGCAGTCTGGAGTCAGAATGTAACAAAAACATGGAGTATTATATATAACGCAAATGGTGGGTATAATACTCCGGAAAAACAGACAGCAAATGTGGGACAATCTATTACTATTACATCATCTAAACCAACACGTAATGGTTATACATTTCTTGGATGGTCTACATGGTCTGAGGCGACAGAGCCAGAAATTGCATTTACGCCTGGATACTCTTACAAGTCAGATTATAATTTTACTCTTTATGCTGTATGGAAAGAAAAAGGAAAACCTAAATTTACATTTTCTAAGTCTTATGATTGTATTCCTTATGGAATTGGAGCAGTTGAAGAATTGGTGATGAATGCAACAGTTGAGAATCCAGAAAATCTAAAAATATACTATAAGATATGTTTTGTTGATGATGCAGATGGTACAGTAAATGATTATGCAACCAATAGTAATGGATTAACAAATATGATTGAGACTGGAATCGCATCGGCAAATTTGACAGTTCAGCCAGATATCTTAATTCAGTCGATCAAAAATTGTAATAATGAGCAAAGTTTTAAAATTGTAATATGTTCAAATTATGATAATAATTTTGATATATCAAACACTGCAATAAATAAAGAAATTGTCTCTATAAGGTTATATTACAATAAACCAGTTATACAGTCACTTGATGTATCTCACGCTCCGCATAATAGCGCGCAATTAGTGGGTGTTGTAAAGCTTTCTGATAATTTCATAAATACGAGTTTTCGAGGAAATGGAGAGTCCGTTTATATAGATAATAAACTGATGGAACTTGGCGAAGACTATGGCGATGATAATAGATTTGACGTGGATGGAGTAAATACATTACGTTATGTTTTCAATTTTAATGTAAATAAAATTTCAGATGTAAGTCATATATTTAAATTAGCTGTTGATGACGGATTTTTTAAAACAGAACAAACAGTAAATCTTGGCAGATTAAGTTCTGATGAAAATATTTATATCTATCAGGACGGAACCATCGAAGCAAATGGTTTTCTATTGCTAAACAATCTTATATTTGGAAATGAAGATGTTATTTTATTTAATCCAGGCGGTTTTGTTACTGCCAAAAGTTTTAAAAAGATATCTGAAGGCGTTTATTTTTGTCCAAAGGTTTTGGAAGCGTTTGGGCACACACAAAGGACAGGTGGTTGATATGGGTTTAATCAACACAATTAAATATAGTCTAACAAATTATGTAAAAAGGAATCATTTGTAGACAACAACATCTTGGAACTTGGCGTTTTTGAACGGAGACAGTGTGACAGGAAGTTGCAGAAACTTCAGAATAACAATAAACAAATCAACTCAGAGGATAGTGTTTAATAGCACTACCCTCTTTTTTATATGAAGGAGGACAAAATTATGTCAGAACTTACAGGATTAGAAACAATTAGTATTGAGGAACTCGAAGAAATTTTAAAACAGAATCAGGAAAATGAAGAAACTCAAGAGGAAAAATAGTTCCAACAAAGGAAGGTGATAAGAAATGAGTATATGTGGAGGTGTTGCAGGTAGGAGAGGCAGAAATCCTATCGGTATTTTTATTCACAATGATGCAGGTGGTAGTTCTATGAATGCAGCTTATTGGGCTAATTCTTTAGCAAATGGCAGTCATAACAAAGAGGAGGGATTCGCTCACGCATATTGCGGAAGTGATGGTATCCAACAGGTGGAAGACGACGCAAACTGTGCTTGGCATTGTGGAAATACAAACGGCAATACAAATTATCTTAGTATCGAAGTTTGTCAGAGTATGGGAGACTTAAATACATTTAAAGCAAATGAGGAACGTGCTTTGCAGTGGTGCGCTCAAAAGTGTAAGCAGTATGGAATCACCCCTAATGAAAATACTATCCGCTTGCATCAGGAGGTGTTTGCTACTGCTTGTCCGCACAAATCAGTAGAGATTCACGGCGGTGTTGCAGCAACAAAGGCATATTTTATCAAACGAATTAAAGAACTTATGGGTGGAAATCAAAATGTGATTGAACAGGAAGGAGAAAATGAAGAGATGAGATGTTTATTTACAGTAGAAGGTAAGGGTGCAGTTTTTTACTTTGACGGTTATAAAGTAATAACATTAGGGCATCCAGATGAACTGAGAATCGTTCAGCAGATTTACAAAGATAACAACGGAAAAGATATGCCGTGCTACAAATGGAGTCCAAGCGCTCCATGGTACGCAAGATTGATGGCAGTCGTTAATAGAAAAGAGACTACGTCAATTTAAGAGAACGTTGATATCTTTATACATAACGGTTAGTTAATTATAACTATTATTTTATGGGTAGTTGAGGTTAATTCCTCTTCTACCCATTTTTTTACCTTTTTGTATCCTTCATTTTACAAATGGTACTAATTCGTGTATAATGTGTATACGAATATATGTTTGGAGGTGCAAAATGGCTGAAGTACGAGCAATTAAACGTGGCAAAAAGTGGCAGTATATATTTGAAATTGCAAAAGTAGGAGGCAAAAGGCAACGAATATCTAAAAGTGGTTTTGACACAAAGGGTGCTGCATTGGAAGCAGGCACAAAGGCGAAAGCGGATTACGATAACGCAGGAATTGTCGTAAAAGAAAATGATATATCTCTTCATGATTATCTTGAGATATGGTTGGAGCAATATTGTGATGTGAATTTGAATCCACAGACAGTACATGGATACCGTAAAAAAATTAGACTTTATATTGATCCGGTACTAGGGAAATATCGAATAACTTCGTTGACACCAATTATTCTTCAAGATTTTATAAACGATAAATTTAATGAGGGATTTTCGAGAAATACTTTGAGCAGTATAAAAGGAATTTTAAATAAAAGTCTTAAACATGCGGTATCAAAATATCAATTTCTAAAATCAAACCCTATGAAAGAAGTTGAGCTACCCATGGCAACAGCAAAAGCAAAAGTTCCAACTAGGAAAAAAGTCCGTGTTCCTGTAACAAAGGAGCAATTTGAGAAAATTATAGATCGATTCCCGGAGGGAACTTCACAGCACATTCCTCTTATTTTAGGATATAAGTGTGGATTAAGACTAGGAGAAGTTTTCGCTCTTGATATTATGAAAGACTTTGACGAAGAAAGTAAAGTAATTTTTATCAATCATCAAGTACAACATAATGATACTAAAAATTTTTGGTATTTGTCTAATCCTAAATATGATTCTAAACGTACAATAGATTTGGACGATGAAACATTTAATTTACTATTACGAAAGAAAAAGCAGATGTTAAAAGATATGGATTACTATGGAGATATGTATACAAGATTGTATTTAACAAAAGATTTAGAAATTACTGACGAATATGATGAATTGAATCCAGATAATTATATTGAGTTCAACCCATTAAACAGATACCAGGATGGTAGATATATACAGCCTAGAATTATGCAACATTGCGGAAGAATTGTTCATTATCAATTAGATCTTCCTGATTGGGACTTTCATTCTTTAAGACATACACACGCTTCTATTTTGTTAGCCGCAGGTGCAGATATTAAATATGTCCAAGATAGATTGGGACACAAAAATATCGAAACGACTTTGAATGTTTATAGTCATGTAATGGAAGAAATGAGAAAAAATAATGTAGAAATTTTAAATGGATGCTTCTAATTTATTAAATACCAGCTGTGTACTTGTGTACCACTTATATCTTAGGTACACAAAATGTACACAACTGGTATTATTTTTTGTTTTTTAGAATGTATTGTGTAATCTAAACAAACTTATACAAATTGAACAGTCCCTTATTCTAAGCCAATTTTCTTAGAATTTTCCTTCTTTTGCTGATTCCTCGATCGCTACTGCAACAGCAACAGTCATTCCAACCATCGGATTGTTACCAAATACAAAAACGCAGCTTTTATTGTACTTATTTGTATCTATTCGTACTCAAATTCCATGAAAATAGAGACTTAACACAGATTGTGCGTATTTATTTGTATCTATTTGTATCCATAAATATTTATCGTATTTATATTTTGGTACACAAAATGTACACAACCTGTATACCATTTATAACGCTAATCATTGCTCTGATATGATTCGTATTTTTCAAGGAACTTTTCGAGAGAAGATTTTCTAATTCTGAACGATTTAAATTTTAATACAGGAATCATTCCTTTGTCAATAAGTTCATATACATAATTTTTATTAACGTGAAGTATACTTGCAACTTGAGCAACTGTATATACCATTTCTTCCATTATATTACACCATCCTAAATTATTTATTAAATCATATTTCCAATAAAAATATCATAAAACTGTATTACCAAACAATAAATCATAATTACACTGATTATAAAATATGGAATATCATATCGATCTATTGTGTCGCCAGTCGCTTTAAAAAGAATAAAAGTAATACTAATTGATATGAATAATATGATTAGGTTTACAAGTATGTAACTTAACATATATCACCTACTTTCCTGTTGAGCCAATACCGCCAGTGCGTTCAGTTGTAATTTCTTCTTCATCTGCAGCACCGAATGGAACAAATACAGCCTGTACAATTTTGTCGCCTTCTTCCAGTTCAAGCGTGTCCTCTCCGTTGTTCTTAATGCAGATAAAAATATGTCCTTCGTTATCCGCATAGGCATAATCGGCATCTACAACTGGAACAGTATTGGCGATCATCATTCCTTTCTTAATCCCAAGACTACTACGCGGGAAAATCAGCATTACGTAATCTCTATCCATTTCGCACCTAAGACCAGTTGGAATTGTAATACTTTGATGCGGAGTCATTTTAATATTGAAAGGCGTACTAATATCATGACCGGCACTACATGCTGTGCTTCTCTTTGGAATATTAATATTCTTATATTTTTCTGATAAGTATTCCATTTTGTTTTCAATGTAGACATCTCCTAAAATACCTTTGCAATCTTCTACAAACTGTTCAAAACTCACTTTGCTAAACTTCGCTACTTTTCTCATAAATTAAATCACTCTCTTTCTAATAATTTTTGCTTTTACCATGTCATCCATAATGTCAGACAGTCTTGTATATACTGTTTTATAGATATCGTTCTTCTCTTCGTTTGTATATTCTCTGTCGTAAAATGCTGTATACAATGTGTCGTTACACATATCCATGACATCGTATCCAATATAGTTATCTAAAGATGAGACAAGAAATTCTACGGCAATTACTGTCTTTGACTTGTTCTCATATAGAGGAAGAAACAGCTTATAATTTAAGCCGTACTTCCTGAATCCAAAATTGGTTAATTTACTATGCGTACATTGTCTATGTAATTTAAGCTGTTTCATAATTTATTACTCCTCTGACTTGTCTTTATTTTTGAAATCATCGTATTGTTTGTCAAATCTGCTATAAAATTCGTCTGACCGTTTTGACGTTACACACAACGACATTATTACAACAGAAAAAATTGACCCTAAAAAGAATCCTGCTACAATACCAATTAATGCATCCATATCAATACTCCTCGTAAAATGTCTCTTTACTTATTTTCTTTTTATTATTCGCCTCTGCAGCAAGAACTTTATTTAATGCTTGTTTACGATCGTGAAACACGACTTCTCCTAAATCAGAATAATTAAATAGATAAGCATGTTTGTCTACTTTGTCGCATCCAACAAAATAATCTTTTCTTACTGTTCTGATTATAAGTTGGCATACATCAAATATGCCAACCGTAGGAATGATTCTTGCATAATACAGAATATCTTTTACTTTTACTGATTCTCCCATAGAATCACACTTCCTTGCTCTAATGTTTTCTTGACATCAATCACTCTCTGGTTTGTACTGCCTGCCCAGTGATATGTAACGTCTCTCTTGTCTTCTTCATAGTGCCCATCTACAAGTACATCACACTGTTTTACAATTTCTCGGCGCATTTTCAGGAACTTGTCTCTTTCTGGATTAAAATCATTAGTAACAACTGGATACATGATTTGTTCCCATGTGTATCCGGAATACAGCCAGATTGTTTTTTCTGGATATGAAAGACGAATTTCATTAACCAAATCCAGAACGGATTCAAGATTTTTTTGATGAAGTGGATCGCCACCAGTCAAAGTAATTCCAGAAATATAATCTTTTGATAGTTCATTGAATATTTCATTTTTAGCTTTTATATCAAATTTAGCTCCATCATTCGGATCCCAAGTAATAGGATTCTGACAATTTTTACAATGGTGATCACAGCCAGAACACCATAAACAAACCCTTAATCCTGTTCCGTTCATCATGTCATCGTGAGTTATATCATGATATTTCAAATTAAATTACCACCCTTTCTTTTGTGGGTTATCATTTGAGACAACCCACAATATTGTTTTACATACTCTTTCTGTCTGCAATTTCAGCCATCTTTGCGTCATTCAATCTTGTATCCCCATGAACTCTTGAATACGACAGATATCCATTCATTCTTTCAATCTTTGTCAAATCGTTACTTCCACAATTCGGACAAATATCCATATTTAATTCTTCATGCCCGCAATTATTGCAGTACGCAAGTGATAAATTTACACCTTCATAAAACCCCATTGACATTGCCCGTCTTACAAGTGTCTTAATCGCTTCAATATTATATCCAATCGGGTACTTACAGTACTGAATACGTCCACCTTCGATATAATTCCAAAATCTATGTTCTAAGTCCTGTTTCTGAATTGGCGTAATATCCTCCCAAACACCACAATGAAAACTGTTGCTTACATATTCTCTATCTGATACACCAGGAATGATTCCATATTTTTTACGAAACTGTTTTACCTGAAGTCCACATAAGTTTTCTGCTGGGGTACCATAAATTGCATACAACCAGCCATCTTCTTTTTTATACTCTTTTACTTTCATATCAATATATTTCAATGTTTCAACTGCAAATTCACCATCCTCAACAAGAGATTTACCATTGTATAACTGCTGTAGTTCATTTAATGCTGTAATGCCAAATGACGCAGTCATAGGTTTTAATAATGGTTTAATCTTATCTGTTGGATTCAAATGTCCACCCAGAAATCCGCCCTCACAATATCCAAGCGGATTAGTTGACGCTTTCATCTCTCCTAAGTAATCATAAGTTCTCTGATGTAATTTACGAATCATTTCAAGATAATAATCAAGAACTTTATGAAAATCTTTATTTTCTTGTCTTGCCTTTGCAAGAATCATCGGGAGATGTAATGATACTGCACCGATATTGAACCTTGAAACAAAAATCGGTTCATCATTTTCATCCGCCGGCTCCATTCCCCCTCGTTCATACCAAGGAGAAAGAAATGCTCTACACATATTCATCAATTGTCACCAATTGTACTGACTAGCTTTTCCCTCTGAGATGTCCTAATTCTCGTCATCAGGCGGTATCTTTGGAAACAGTGCTTATCTCTGTTTCTACGACGCTACACTCATCACGTCTAGTCGATTGACCTTGTATAAAAGGCACAGCTTCATCTATAGTACAAACGATCTCTCTCCTATAGACCTATCTGTTAGCAATTCAAACGAATCACACCCACTAAGCAAGTGGTTTAATACCGTTTTACATGGGCTGATTTGCACTTACCCATAGGACTAATAACTTTTCCGTATTTATGGTACATTTTAGACACTGTTGTATCTCCATCTAAACTTAACCAGTCTGGATACATTGTTTTTGCAGAAGTTTTAATTCCTTCTTCAAACAATTCTTCGTTTACTTTGCCTTTTCCGTGCAGCTCTTCTGTATAAAGAAATACAAGTTTTGGGAACAATACAGGCTTTTTATTTCCGTCTTTTCCTTGTCCTTCTCTATGTACTCTAAGAAATGTTTTTGAAGCCATTTTAGCAAAAGAATCTGTTCCCAGACCAAATGTAATGGTGATGAAGGGATAGTCCCCTCTGCTGGATGAAACAGTATTAAATTTGTATTCGAGTCCTTGATAACCTTGTGCCATATCACGTTCTACTTTTCTCATAGCGTAGTCATGAGCTTTCTGTTCAAAATCTGAATGTCTATAATCCAGTAAGTTATCTGCAATATCATAAAATTCACGTTTGTATTTTTCATAACTCTTTTCAGCATATGGCACTAACACCTCATCAATCTGCGGAAGTGTAAAACCACCATATTCCTGACTCGCAGCGCTTAATGTAATATCACCAATCACATCAAATGCTGTGTCTAATGTTTTTGGCTCGTTATACCACACATTACCCATTTCGAATCCACCACGCATTACTTCTGCGACATTAAACAAGCAACAGTTCATCGTATCCCTTCTAGCTGACATGTCATGAATATAAATATATCCATCATTGATAGCCTGCCTTTCTTCTACTGTCAGGAAGAATTTCTTATACAACTGCTTGTTCAATTCATTAAATACAAGACTTCGCTTTGTAGATACGAGAGCACTATCAGTGTTACTGTTTTCCTTATCCCCGATGTACATAATTTTCTGACTCTCTTCGTATACCGTATCCATCATATGTACAAAATCAAGTTTATAATTACGATATTGCTGATATTGATATCCTACTTTTGGAAACAAATCAAGAAGTGTTTTTTCTACAATATTATGAATAAAACCTACAGGAACTTCATCATTCTCAAAGTCTTCTTCATCAACCTCGTTAAGAACTCTGTTGCAGATCATTCCATATTCATCTTGTGAAAATGTAAAATTTTCTCTCTGTGCAGATTTATCAATAGCATTAATAATTTTCTGTTCGTTATACTCTTCTAGTGTTCCATCCTTCTTAATTACCTTCATTAATCACATCATCCTTTCTTACTTCTGAGAACTATCTTTTGCTGTCTTCGTTGTAGTTCTAGTTCTTTTGGTTTTCTGTTCCGTTGCATTATTCGCTTCTTTCGGTTCGTTTTCTTCCAAATCTTCATCATCAGAATCAGACCATTCATCATGACTTTTGTTACTTCTAGTCACATCTGTGCCTTTGAGTGCACGAATACATTTTGCAACACCCTCAAACAGCGCCCAGATTGGGATCCACATTGTTGTACCGATTGCGAAAATCACTGTACCCAGTTGATTAAAATCCATGTTCATCTCACCTCCTAACAAAACCACTACCACCATCTCTCACGTTTAAACATAAATGAGAGGTATCATCAATATTTCCATGTGTTTTCGTGTGTCCAATACTATCAATTACATATTCTTCTTCTCCTAATCTAACTGTGACGAAATCATCAGGATACATACCCAATTCTCGCATCAACATGCCACTTGTTCTAATCAATTTATCTATTCTCCCTCTCTCGTTTTTAAATATTCAAATATTTCATCTACTAAATCATCGATATTTTTACCGTCGTTGTTATAAAAGATTCTATCTGCTAATTCTTCCGCACCTTTAAAATCTTTATTGTCATGTAAAATCCTACGATCAGCTTCTTCTTTTTTATCTCCACGTTTGGATAATCTGTTTCGAATTGTCTTATTATTTGCGTATATATAAATAGAAATGTGTTCATCTAACTCGTCCTTGATGTCTCTATAACCATCCGGAGTTAGAATCACGATTGATTTGTTATCAGATCTGGATATTTCATCTAGGGGAGAACCATAATACCACGTCCCGTCTACTGTGTTATATTTCTTCCACTCTGCAAAATATCTTGTATTAGTAAGCTCTTTAAATTCATCAACGGTAATAAACTTGTAATCAACTCCATCAACTTCACTTTTTCTTGCCGGTCGTGTTGTGGTGGTAACAATTTTCTTAAATCCTCTTTTTACAAGTTCATCAACAATTCTGCTTTTCCCGCTTGCTGTTTTACCAAAAATAATAATCGCCATTATTCAGACTTCACCTCTGTTTCTTCTGCAATAATTGGTGTTTTATTAATAAATAATACTCGTCCATTATCGTCTACGCACATTGCTTTATATAATGTAACTTTGCATTGGTGCTGTTCTGCATCCACATATCTTTCACATGTATCTTTTACAGGACAATCATTTTCTTCATGTTTACAATAATAAATCATATCTGACATTATTCATTTGTTCCTTTTCTGATATTCGTTTTATCACAGATTTGACTCTCAAATCCTTTAATATATTCCATTAGTTCCTCTTCAAAAGCATCTGTTTTGTTATACCCACATGGGAACATCTCAGGACAAAGACCATTTCTATACACGCATTCTCTAACCATTCTGCTTGCTGCTTCCGGCTCAAACTTAACAATTTCATCTTTAACCATCTTAAATGCTTTTCTTGTCTCATAACTAGCACAATTACACAATCTCTTTCTTGCCACGTTGATTAATGCTTGGAAATTGAAATAATATGTAGCACTCTGCAATGTATTTCTATCAGGAACTTCATCATAGTCATTCCTGTCACTTCTAAGAGATGATACAAACGGAATAACCCAATTTGAATGACGCACTAAATGTCCATGTACAAATTGCGGCGCATCATAGATTTTTAAAATTACAAATCCGAGTCTAATTGGGGAATGTTCTGCCATTAAAAGTTTCAATTTCCAATCATGATCAGGATAAGAACCTTTGTCTTTTCCAATCGTAGTCATTGTTGCATCTTTAATCTGCTGCCACATATCTTCAGCCCATTTGATTTCTACTCGCATTTTTGTTAAATCTGGTTTATTCATGTTAGTCCTCCAAAGCCCACAGTTTCATATCTTCTTTGAATTTATTTTTTACATACTCATCTTCCGAGTGGAGCACAACTGTGCATTCTCTTTCGAGTCCAATTCCCATAATCCCAAGAATTGATTTAGCATCAATCTGATATCTCCCACAAATATAATCAATATCTTCTTCATAATTGTCACAAACCGTTGCAAATAGCATTGCATTTTTTACAGTATTTAATTTAATTCTGATTTCCATAATTTTAGTTCCTTCCTATTATAATGTTGTTTCGGTATGCAGAATAACTACATGCCCAACATCTCAATTAATTGTTCTTCATTAATAATCTGAACACCCAGTTCTTTTGCTTTTTTATTTTTACTGCTATTGGATTCTATATCGTTATTGATTAAAGCAAATGTGGATTTTGTTACAGAACCTGTTACTTTCCCACCGAATTTTTCAATAGCTTCTTTTACTTCATCACGATTTTTGAATTTATATACTTTTCCGGTAACAACAAATGATTTGCCATTCAAAGAATTGTTTGTTTTAGAATTGTCTTCTGATTCAAACGTCATAAGAGAAGCAAGATAATCTGCAATATTACTCATATCTTCAAACCAAGAATGAATATTGTTATTTAATACATCTCCAAAACCGTCAAGCTGCGTAAAGTCATAATAACCAATGCTTGCATCTCTAAACTTGTCCCATGTACCAAAAGCTTTAACCAACTCTTTTGACTGTGATGTTCCAATCCCAGGAATACTTAATGATGCAATAAATTTATCCAATCTTACGGTTTTACTATTTTCAATTGATGTTCTTAACTTGTCTACTGACTTCTTTCCAAATCCACTCATCGTAGAAAGCCTATCATAATACTGGTCAAGATTGTAGATGTCTGTAATCTCTGCAATCCATCCAAGTTCAATGAGTTTCTTAATTGTTTCTTCTGACAAACCTGAGATATCCATACCTTTCTTGGAAACAAAATGAGAAACTCTTCCTAGTAGCTTGCCTTTACAATGAGGATTAACACACATTAAAACTTCTGAATCGTTTTCTTTTACAATCCGAGTTGGTGATTCGCAGACAGGACACTGTGATGGAATCCGGATATAAGCTGATTCTCTATTTTTTGCAGATAAGTTTTCTTTTACTTGTGGGATAATTTGATTTGCTTTATATACAGTAATTGTATCTCCAATTTGTAAATCTAATTTAGTAAGAATACTTACATTGTGAAGGCTGGCTCTTTCCACCATAGTCCCATCAATTTCTACAGGATCGAAAATTGCTACCGGTGTTAATGAACCAATCTTACCCATTGACCATTCAATATTCTTCAATACCGTTTCGGCTTCTTCATCGTAAAATTTAAATGCAATAGAATGTTTAGGATGATGACCTGTCATTCCAAGTGACTCTCCGTATGTAATATCATTGTACGTTGCCACTAAGCCATCAATCGGGAAGCTCTTTTCCTTTGCACGTTTTCGTAATTGTTCTACCACAATATTAATAAATTCAGCATTGCAATTTCCACGAATAGGTAAAAATGGAACTGTATCAAATCCCAAATTTGAAGCATACTGCAATCTATTGATAAAACTACTTGACGCAATATCTGTTGGCACTTTCCACGCAATAAATTTAATATGGCGCTGTGCTGCAATTTTACTGTCTAATTGTCGTACAGATCCAGAAGCTAAATTTCTTGGATTCTTATATTTTTTGTCTTCTGGTAAAAACTCGTTGATTTTATTAAAATCGTCATATGTAATAATCGCCTCTCCTTCGATTTCAAAATGACCTTTATAATCAATCGATAACGGAATATTTTCAAACACTTTTGCATTATGTGTAATCAATTCACCAATCTCTCCATCTCCGCGTGTTTCTCCTTGAACCAATTCGCCGTTTTCATACGTTAAAAGACATGTCAATCCATCCATTTTCAGACTTAAAATACAGTCTTTATCTCCAGCAAATTTTACCAAATCATCTACAGATTTTGTTTTATCTAATGACAACATCGGATGAGAGTGCTCTACTTTTTCTAATTCAGATTTCACCTCGTATCCAACGGTTTGTGTTGGCGAATTCGTGTACACGACACCAGTTTCATTTTCAAGTTCTGATAATTCATCGAATAATCTATCGTATTCTGCATCAGAAACATCAGATCTTGCTTCATTATAATAGACATCCCGATATTCATTTAGCTGCTTTACAAGCTCTTGAATTCTTTTAACCTTATACATCAAATCACTCCTTTGCATTTTTTCTTCGTTCATAATCATCCAACATGAAGTTTAATTTTGGACAAAACCCTCTATCTTCTAATGTTTGAATCACATCATCAACTTCGTATTCTGAATTTGAAGAAATAGTTTCTTCATATACAACATCAGATTTTCGTTCTCCACAAACTGTACATTCGGATACGGAAACAGCCATAATATGTTTACACTCATAATCCATTACGATTGTGTAATATTTGCCGACTTCTTTATATTCGTGATTACATTTAAAAAATTTAAACATTAAATCATCCCTTCATTTTCTGAACTTTATATGCATCTACAACGTTTTGCATTAATGTCAATCTTGTGAGTAATCCTACCCCGCCGGGTACCGGCGTAACATATGTATCATTTAAACTACTCTCAAAACCAGCATTGTTTACATCACCACATAATTTTCCATTCTCATCTCGATTAATTCCAATATCTACAACAAGTTCACAGAAATCTTGGAAGTCTGAAAAATCAAAATAGTTTGGAACTCCAACTGCAGAAAAAACATAATCTGCGTGTCTAGTGTAGTACCATGTACTCGGAGTCGTACTATTGCAGCATGTAACTGTTGCTCCTTTTTCGATCAGCATATTAGTCAATGGAAGCCCAACAATTCTACTTCTGCCTAATACACAGCAATCTTTGCCTTTAAATTCAAAGGCATTGTATTCCATCCAATCGATAATTCCTTTTGGCGTACATGGTTTGAAACAACTATCTCTTCTAAATCCATCCACATCTTTTTCTGGTGGAATCAGATTCTGTAATCTTTCCAAATTATATTTACCTGGAATTGGAAGTTGAATAATTATTCCATCTGCATCAGAATTTGCAATATCTGTGATAACACATTCAACCTCCTTTTGTTCTGTTGTATTAGAATAAATATTTACATGACGCATTTCAATTCCAATTTCATCACAATCTTTTTGCTTACCTTTAATATAGGAATTTGAAGCCTGATCATCATCAATCTGAATTACAGCGAGGACTGGTTTTTTATCAAGATGTTTGATCTCTTCTTTTAGTTCCTTCTTTTTAATTTCTACATAGTCTTTGCATGATACAATATCAGTTCTCATAACTTCAATCTCCTTTTACTCTCCTTTTTAATAATTTCTGCATAGATGTATTTCTCGCTAAATTAGCTTTTTTCTTAATAGCTCTGTTCACAGTTGTTACATCTCCAAAATGAAAACACCGTTCTTTCATTCGTGTGAGTCCTACATAAATCAAATTAGAATTTAACATATATGTATGCGCTGATGGAGTAAGCAAAATAACTACTTTTATACTACTTCCTTGAGATTTATGAATAGTAATACAGTATCCCAATCCACACATTTGCATTGCACTTCTATCGTACTCAACCAGAACATCGTCAAATTCAATAACAACCTTGTTTTGAGTTATCTCTCTAATTTTTCCGGTTTCACCATTTGCAATAAAAGTTTCTTTCGGAGCATCTTCTGAAACAAAATCATCTTCGTAATAAATCATTGCGTGATAATTATTTACATTTTGAATAATTATGTCATCTTTATAGTAGACTACATCACCTATTTTCATATAAGATTGGCTTCCATAATTTTTATTCGCTATTTTCTGTAGCTGATTATTAATTTCTACCTGACCAAAATCGCCTTTTTTATAAGAAGTCAACACTTGAATATCATCCACTGTGTAATTTGTAGACAATAGTTTCTTATATAAAGCTATTACATTTTTTACAAGTACGCTTGAGCCAACATTAATAAAAGCATAGTCTTTGTTTTCTCCAAAATATGTACACTGCTGTTTTACATCTTCAAGATATGTCTTACATTGTCTTACATCTGTTGCAATTTTCATCAAACCACCTTCGCCATATCTAAACACTTTAGTAAGCGTGACCGTTGGAATCAATTTTGACTGCATAAAATCATGTAACAAATTTCCACATGAAACAGATGGTAACTGTGCGTTGTCTCCAATCATAAGTAATTTTGTATGTTTAAAGTCAACCGCATCTACAACATGCTTAAACAGATTTAAATCAACCATAGAAAACTCGTCTATAATCAGAACATCACAAGTCATTTTCGCCTCTTCGTTGTATCCCCAATTGTTAGGCGGCATATACCCAAGACCTCTATGAATTGTACTTGCATGTTCATTTGTATTTTCTGACAAGACTTTCGCAGCTTTTCCAGTAGGGGAAAACAGTTCATATGATTTATTATTGTCTTTTAACATATGTATAATTGCTTGTGTAGAAAATGTTTTTCCTGTACCGCCGGATCCATTTAGAATACAAATATTATATTTACATATGTATTCAAGAATCTTTATTTGTTCATCTGATAACTCACAATCATTATTAATGATTCTATATTTCTCGATATCGTAATCCCATGAAATATTGTTCTTTAATCCATCAATTATCGTTTCTGCAATAGCGCTCTCTGTTTCGTATGTAGATTTCAATGATACACACATTGTATCTTTATCGTAAATAATGCTTTCATGTTTGATGCAATCAACAAACAAGTCAGAACAAGCTGGAGTTAATTTCATACATTGATTTCTTAAATCAACAATATTCATTACTGTATGTCCATCATTTTCATTCTCTTCCAATAAATACAACACACATGACAAACATCTTTGCTTGCTCGTTTTTAAATCACAAGAAAATTCTATAATCGGGGTTTTACCATTTTTAATGTTGTTTATAGATTCTCTTTCTAGCTCTAGCAGAATAGAATCCGCTGTTTTAAAACCAACTCTTGCTAATCCACATAAACACTTATACGGATCTTCTCTCATTTTTTGTTTTATCATTTGTACAGACGAGTATTTTTCATGCAGTTTTTTTACCATAGATAGAGTTAGCATTCCTTGAAATTCCGTAACAATTTCTGCAAGACAAAAATTCTCAACAATCTTATTTTTGATTACTTCAAACGTATACTCTTTGATACCTGGCGTTTTGTTTAAATCAATATCCTCTAATCTATTATTGATTACCCTATCTACAATGTCTGGATAAACCTCGCATAGAACATCGGCTTGATTTTCTGTGAGAATTTCTCTTAAAAAGATATATGTTTCTTCGGCGCTCGTTGGTCTATCTCTCTTAATGTTTGTTACCTTGTAACCGTATCCATATTTAGATAACTGTTCAACTGCAGCAACTTCATAATTTGATCCAATACCAAGTTCGTGAATCTCACCTGTTAAAGTAACATTGCCATATTTTGTGAGCTTTATATCCGGATATTTATTTTTGTCAACATCAACGGCGTAGATTTTAAAATCTCCACCGTCATATGTCTTTCTAACCACAGAACATTTAAATTTAACTTCTTTTTTATCCATAATTTTTCATCACCTAATCACCTCATACTCTGTAAGGATATCTTCTAATTCGTCTGTCGCTTCCCACTTACCTTCTGCATTTGGTCGTTTCTTAAACTCTTGAGCGAAGTCATTTATTTTAAGAACAGACCACTGACCAAATGGGTCTTCCTTGAAAATTCTTCCTTGCTTAATTCGGGTTTTAATTTCTTTGCCAGTTCTAATTTGTCTCGCTGTAATATATGGTTTTGTCGTATCTTTGTAAGTTTTGAAATCTGTAACCATATAATACAGTGGAGAAACTTGTGAATTAGTATATAAAATTGAACCAAGATATTCTTTTTCAAATTTCATAGACTCTATAATCCCCATTGCTTTATTCTCTGCTTGTCTACTTAATTCACATAGCAATCCAATATTATCTAATTCCTTAAACAACGTAGCGGTTTCTTTTCCTGAATATTTTTTCATCAAAAATTCTGTTACTCCAAGTTCTTCGAGCTTCTTTTTGTTAATTTGTTTTTTACGAGCAAATTTATCAAAATATTGTATTAATTTCAAAAGATATTTATTTTCACCAAACTCCTTAAAGAAATTTAAACCTGTTAAAATCATAAGCTGTTTTGAATTGACAGAAGTTTTTTCATCGATATCAAATAACAACTCAAAGAAATTGCTATATTCATTATTCCCTAATTCGTACAATTCATCTGCAATTTTTTCATTACAGAATTTAATGGAAGATATTCCTTGATATATCGAATTGCTATTTTTGTCAAACTGATATTCAGCTTTTGATTTTCTGAACTGAATTGGAAGAATTTCATAACCTTTTGATATAACATATTCTTTGATTTTTAGAGATTTTTCGTCGTCAGATGCATATATATTTAAAGCCGTTGTGAGAGTCTCTAACGGGTAATAATGTCGTAAATATCCACATGCAAATCCTAAAAATGAATATGGGTCGGCATGATTCTTTGAAAACAAATAATTAGATGCGTCAATAATAACTTGTAAAAATGATTCAATAATCTGTTCTGCATCTTCTTGTTCTACATCATAATCATCTTTCATTGTCTTTATAAAACCTTTAATATAGTGTTCAGATTTTTTACCATCTATATTGGTCATATATCCTCCGTCTTTTATAATCGGAATATCTGTTTCAGTTCCAGTTTTCTTACTAAAGTGACGACGTACAATATCAGCTTCTCCCATTGTAAATCCACAAAACCTATGTAAGAATTCAATAATCTGTTCTTGGTACACCAAAAATCCGAGTGTAGGTGCCAAGAATTTGTTTAACTCATCATTCCCATTGTCTCGATAAATACCTGCTGCCAATTTTGTTCTGTATGATTCACCAGCCGGTCGAATTGCTCCATTAGCCATACTCATCAGATCGATGTATGATAAATCAGGATTTTTCTCTTTAATTTTTTCAATAACCTGTGGTCGTAGAATATCTCTAAGATACGATCCAGCAAAATCAGATTCAAACTGAAATATTAAAGTTGTATCTTTTGCAATATCTTCCCATACTCCTTTATCCTCAAAATCCAGATTATCAGGTGTCAAAAACGGAATTCCTACCGCATCACATGTCTTGTAGATAAGCCCAACACAATCTAATCCCAATACATCAAGTTTTACGAAATTTAACGAGTCGATTTCTTTCATATTAATTTGCGAAATAGGTTTTTCGTCTGATGAAATATATAACGTCCCAAATACATCATCTACTGGATAAGGGGCTACAACTAACCCAGCCGCATGTCTACCTAAACTTGTGATCGTGCCAACTACGATATCCACATACTCAAACAGCTCTGAGTATTGCAAGCGATATTTTTCTTCTACAAATTCATGTTTATTCTCATCTTCCTGAACAAGATTTGACAATACCTGTGTTTCTTGTGGAGTCATCCCTAACGCACGTCCAACATCTTTGATTGCACCTTTCATCTTGACAGTATTAAATGTAATGATGTTACAACAATGTAATTTTTCTCTATTGAATAGATATTCTCTTACTTTCCATCTATCTTCTTTAAACCAATCTGAATCGATATCGGCAAGACTAACTCTCTCCTCATTCATGAATCGCTCGAAGTTCAGATTAAATCTTATTGGATCAACTTCTGTAATTCCTAATAAATATGCAATTAAGCTTCCAGAAACAGAACCTCTTGAATATCCATATTTAACTCCATTTTTTCTTAATTCCGTTTTATAATCTTCCTCTAGAAGCATAAAGTCTAATGCATTGTTATGGATATATGTTTTCAATTCATATACAATTCTGTCTTGGTATTCTTTATAATTCTTCTTTTTGTCAATACCTCTCCATTTAATCCCTGATGATATTTTCTTTTTTATTTCTAACAAAGAATCGTCATACAACTTTGGATATTTATATGAATAATCAAGCTTGAATTCTTCAATTCTGTCAGCCATTTTATTTGTTTCTTCTATTGCTTTTATATAAACATCTTTTGCAATAGCAAATTGTTTTTCATATGCAGATACTAATTCATCGTAACTTTTAAAGGTCATATCCCATGCAGATTCACTATCAAATTTAACATCTTTGCTTTTCTGCATAATAGCTCGTCCACGCATATGCTCATCATTTAAGGAATGCGTGTCTGTTCCTGCAATAAGCGGAATGCCATACTGTTCAGAGATTTTCACAAGATATTGATTATACTTTATCTGCATATCATCACAATGATGTTGAATTTCTAAATAGCATCTATCTTTATTTTTGATAAGAAAGTTCAGAAAATCTTCTTGAATATCAGGTGTTCCACTTGCTAAAATCCCTCCAATGCAAGCTGTTGTGATTAAAATATTTTCAGAAGTATTTATTAGCTCTTCAAACGAAATTCTAGGTTGATAATAAAAATGACCATCTCTTACAAAAGCCTTTGAAGATAAAGTATTCAGTTCCTTTACACCTTCATAATTTTTAGCAATTAGCACACAATGATAATTATCACGAACTTGGAATTTATTTTCTTCTAAAAACTCATATATTTTATTCTGCGCTTCTTCTGGATCAGTACCCAATAATGATTCACATAATTCAGTATCATCAGGATATTGATACAATTCTTTTGTTACATAGAATTCTTCTGCATGAATATATTTCATACCAGCCTTTTCAATCGCGTTTTTCTTGTGAACCCATTCAAGAACACTTCCATGTTCTGAGAACGCCATCGCTTTCATACCAAGAGATTTTGCATAGTCAATATATTCGTTGTATTTTGTAACACTATCGATATTTGTGACTCCATTCGATAAATCACTATGTAAATGATAAACCACATAATTCTTCTCCACTTACTCACCTCAGTTCTATAAATCATTTAACCAAGACATATCATCCTCGCCCAGTATTTCGCCCGGTGTATTAGATGTAATGTCCGCCCCAACACCTGCAAAAATATTATCTTGCTGCTCTTTCTTAGCATTTAGCTTATCCAAATATTTTTTATATGGTAGATGTACATTCGGAGAGTAAGCACACAATGTAGAAAAGTAATAGCTTTGTTTCTCTACCTGATCGTCTGAGTCCCAGAATTCATTTTCTGCTTCTGACAAATTATTGTCTTTCAGCTTCTGATATTTATTTTCTTTTTCTTCAATTTCGCAAATTGTGTCAATGATATCTGTCGTCCATTTATTCAAAAGCTCATCTGTAATCGGAACTGTTACAATACAATCATTCATTTTATATTTTTCTTGCACCTCTTCCGGAAGACATTTGATGTCATTTGTTTGCATAAGAAGATCAAGATACTCCAACTGTTTCTCCTCGTATCCACATTTTTTTAACCACATCTTCACACTGGTCTGCAATTTCACACCAATCTGATTTCTTTCAATTTCTCTCGTTGTCCATTTCCCATTTGCTTGCTGACAATCAATTGAGACATACTTTAGAAAATCCCATGAGATGCGAATCTTATCCATTGGAATCCCCATTTGATTCAGAGCAATTGCATACACAATTAACTGTCCGCATTCGTTTTCTGCTTTTTTACCTTTGTAAATGGAACTTGTTTTCCAATCTAAGATATGATAATTACCGTCATCATCCTTATAAACAGCATCAATATATCCCTGGAATACGTTGTTTCCAATTTTTGCAGTAACAAATCTTTCGATTTCCATATGCTGTTTAAACATTTTGTGATGATTAAAGAAATGCTTTAGACATTCATAATATTTTTGTTTGACACTTTCATTTTTCTTTTCGTCATTTCTGTCAAATTTTAGATCCGCCACTTCTGCGGTTAACCAAGAATCTTCAAATTTTTCATCCATTTCTTCATATTTAATATGTCCTAAATACAAGTTTTCCATAATATCATGTGACATCCCACCAGTTACCACATAAATACAATCATCTCTGTCTTCTGGAACATGCTTAATATATTTTAGATAGTACTCATATGGAGATGTATGGTATGCATTGAATTTAGACCAACTCCATAATCGATCAGTTTTGTAATAAGACATAATCTCTTTTAATTCTTCTCTTGTTTTTCTTCCTATGATAAACACCTACTTTCGTAACGATTTTAAATATTCTTTGTGTTCATGATTGTCATATACAGTCCTGTATTTCACCATGAACTCATATATCTGATTTCGCGCATCTGCTGGCGAATCTTTATCACCTATGATTCCCCATCTGTCGTACATATAGCTCACTTTTCTAATATGATAGAATTTCTCGCAGCAATGTCTTACATGATTAATATCAATATCCTTATCAAAACAGATAATTATTTCCTTATTTAAACCGATTAATATCCTTGCCTGTTCATCTGATATTTCATGTCCAGAAACAGCAACGCATGTCGAATCACAAAGACTGTCTCTTTTTAATACAGATTTTTCACTTTCTACAACCACGACATAATTTGATTTTTCAATCGACTCTCTATTTTCATATAAACCATATAAGTTGATTTGCTTTGGATATCCTGGAGTAATGTAATATTTTTTGATATCGAATAGATCATAATTTTCAACCGTTGTCCTCATGTTGTATCCCATTAACTCGCCGGTAAGCCAATACCGTAATGGAATTACATTTCTCTTGTATTTATAGCTGTATCCAAGACTAAATTTTTTGACCGTCCACGGCATGACGCCTTCTTTATACCAGTCTATATGTATATAAGGAACAAATGTATCAAGCTCTTTCTCATCGCGCACTTCAAAGTCAAGTACTTTAACCTTTTTTCGCCTTGTTTTAACCTTTTTAAATATCTGTAATGGGTCTATTTTTTCTTTTTTCTTTTCTTCCTTTTTGAATGAAAGTTCAAGATCTAAAATCTTATGTAAATTTTTCACAGCTTCCCATGTTGTATGCTTCTTATGTTTGGCATATAAATTGTATTGAACGAGTGTGATTATGTCTGATTTATCATCAAAAAATGTTTCCCTTGTATAATCTGTGACATTTAAATATTCGTTATTTTTTACAGTCACGCATGATTTGTTGTCGCCATCTATATTTCCGCACGAATAATATTCTTTGTTTTGATGGTAAACAATGTGGTGACAACCTATCTCCTGTAACACAAACTCAATCTTGTTTTCTTTATATATGTAAGTTTTTAATTCGCTAATCGTCACAACACTGTTTACCGCCTTTCTAAAAGTCTACTGGAACATTTGTTATTCCAACCTCTTTGATAATATTTCTGGACATATCATGCTCGATTACTACCTGATATCTATTTGCTGAACCTTCACGATTCTTAATAATAAATAGAATCTGATAATGTTTGTCCTTATCTAGTTTTACCGGAATTTTCGTCTTTCCATTTTTACCTTCTAATTTATATACTCTTAATTCTCTCTTTTCCCCTGTATATTCATCATCGTATAAATCACGAATCATGATACATGTTGATGCAACATCAATGATATTTTTAGACATCCCGATATTATCCTGTGTATAATACCTTTGCTTCACACTACCCTTTGCCAGCTGAAATGTAATTAAAATATGAAGGTTTTTCGCCTCTGGCTTAATAACATCATTAATCTTTACCATGTTCTGTTGCATTTCAAGCCATGATTTTTCACTTACATTACCTGCGTCAAGTTTAAATGTATCTAAAAGAAAATACTTAACTCCCATACTTGAGTATTTCTTTATTGTTTTTATCGCATTTTCTGTTTTATATTGTTGGAATGGAAGAATTGTAATGATATGATTGTCTGTTTGCTCTTTTAGCCAATCTGCTGCCTTGTATAGAATTTCTTTTGTTCCTTTTTCAAAATGTCCATCTCTTACAACATGCTTCTGTAGATCATCTTTAATGATGTTATTTGCTACAAATACAAGAAGTTCCCTCTGCCACTTTCCTAAACCGTCCTCATTAACAATGATTACAATTCTTTCTTTTTCTTTTATGGCTGTTGGGATAACTGCATTTCTTGCAAACGTTGATTTGCCGACATTACTCAAACCGCCAACCAAAGTAATACTCCCCAGATATTGACCACCGGTTTCTTTCGTAATAATATCCATATTGTTATATGGAAGACCGACTGCATACCCCTCGTCCAATTTCTCAATCAACTCGTATATTCCGTCACAAATGTCGTAGCTTTTTACATCGTAATCAATGTTTGAAAAAATATCGTTGAGCTGTGCTTCCCACTCATTGTAAATTTCCTCTGCGGTCATATCGCAATAATCACTTAATCTATCATTAACAGCGCAACGCATCTTTGCCAATTTAATTACGCTATTCCATTTTCGAAGTTCATCAATATATCCGTAAAGATTTTCTGATTTTACATATCCTCCTGCCGCTTCGATAGTTTCATATCCACCATACTCATCATATTTTTCTCTTAACTTTGGATGCTTTTCAAGATACAAACCAACAGTAATTTCATCTAATGTTTTTTTCTTTTCTACCTTTATAATGTCATCCGCAATTGTCCAGTAAACTCTCCAAACATTATTGCCAAACTCTTCTAAATGTAAATTTGTCTCATAAATCAAATCTGAATTTTTGTATAAAATCGCAACAATATTTGCCTCATCAGCTTCTTTATATTTGTTTACTTGTTTGATAGTTTCAATTAATTCCTTTTCAAATGGTGTTAATTTTTTTGCGTTTGTTTTTGTTGCCATTTGTTACTACGCTCCTTACCATAAATTTTTCAATTTGTCGTTCTTCAATTCTTTGGTCTTTGTTTGGTAATGAGCCGCTTTATGTGTCAGAATTTCAGTATCCATATTTTCGACTTTTTCATCGTTGCGTTCTTTTCTTTTAACCATCTCATAAACGTCATTAATATTGTTTTTTACAATTGCACAAATGTAATTAACCTTTTGCATTTCTGACTCAAATGTTTTTCCAGATAATGCAGCCAATATTCTTGGTCTGCATATCTGGAATGTGTATAAAATGATTTTGTATGGATACTCAGCCTGATTTTCAATAAGTCTATTTTCGATAAACTTTCCCGTTCTTATCCCTTTTAATTTTCTGCAAATGTTTTGCGGAATGTTTTGATTATCGTCGTAAAATAAGATCTCTTTTTTTACATAGTCATACAATTCACTCCACTCTTTTTTCTCAACTTCTGTCATCTTTATCGGTTCAGGCTTTACTCTCATTACATCACCACCTTAAGCAACAATACTTAACGCCTGTTCAGCAATCGATAAATCATCAATCAAAGTTGGATTTGTATATCCGTGTTCTTTTGAAAACTCAAGAAGAGGCTTGATTGCTTCCATATTTCCTTTGTTATCTTTAATAAAATCTTTAATCTGTTCGATTACAGATTCGATTTTTTTCTCTTCCTTTTTCTCAGCCTCTTTTTTCGCAAGCTCTTTCAGCACTTCCGCTTCTTTTTCAGCCTGTTCTTTTTCGGACTGTTCAAATGTTTTCCCAGATTTAGCCTGCTCTGCTTTAATTGCATCTGTAATCGCCTGGATAAATTCATCTGTATCAAATGCAACCTCATCAACAATATCTGCAAAACGGGATCCGCTGTCTAACGCCATATTGTCATCTCTAAACTTGATTTTTCTATGCTGATCAACAATTTTATTTACAGTGATATCTTTTTTTGTTACAATGTTTTTCTTTCCGGTTTTTTCTGTAACAATTGTTCTGTCATAGTACCCAAGCCCAAGGAAATGCATTTTCTTTTTCAGTAGATTGAAATAAACCTTTTCAACATCTGATGTTAATGTCTGATAAGTTGTTCCTGTTGCAATATCTGTTACTTCTTTGTTCTTTACATGTCCAATAACAATTGTTGCTACACCAACTTTTCTTAAATCTTTAATGATATTGAACATAAGCTCAAATGCTTTTGCCTGACCTTTCTGGAATCCATTCCATGCTCCATCAATTGTATCTGCCTTTTTATCCATGTGGTCTTTGTTCCACAATCTAATCGCTTCCTGCTCTGCCAACTTAATCCAACCATCGTATGTATCCACCACAATTGCTCTTAAATCTGCATAATCTGTCGTTTTATTATCAATAATATCTTCTACGATATCTTCTACATCTGCCCATTCATCACAATCTTCATACACAATTCCTTCGATTGCATCTGCACCGGCTTCTCCATTCATCTCAAGAAAAATGTATCCTTCTTCTCCTGCTAACTTTTCACATACTTCTTTAATAAGTGTTGTCTTTCCAATTTTAGGTTCCCCTAATAAACAAATGTTATATTTAAGCGGATCAATTTTTACTTCATTTTTCTTTCCAAATCTTCTTGCCATAAGTTGTTGTCCTCCAAAATTAAATGTATTGTGTTTTGTATTATTTTCTGTCTATGCAGTTATGTACTGCATAGACTTGTTTGCAATTCATATTTATAGTTTCTTATTTGTGTTTATCTTAAGTTGTGTATTTTAACCAAGTGCATCAAGCCAAGACATATCGTTTGGATTTGTTGCCTCCTCATTTGTCTCATCTTCTCCATGAGTATCTTCAACTGCATCTTCTGATTCTTCTTCATACATAAAATCAAGAGTTAAATCATCTTCATCATATTTCTGTTCAAACTTCTGAAGCACTGGTGTTTTTGTCCCGTCTTTCCCTTCAACATTTTTAATCAATGGTCTTCTAATAACCATTCTCTTTTCTTTTCCTGAATTCACTGTACATTTCTGAAGAGCTTCTTCCAATGTAAATACTCCAATCTCAATAAGGGCTTTAACATCGTCAGGGATATCATCTTCTGTTGCTGTTACAAGTGCGCCACCCTCAATCAGATCTCCTTCAAATGTAATCTCTGTAACTCCTCTTTTTACCTTGAAAAGTTTTTCAATTACTTTCTGTGAAATTTCTGGTTTAGTTAGGTCAAGTTCATACTCAAATGCTTTGTCATATGGGATATTGCATCTAACCTCTTTACCTTTGTACTCTTTTACATAATCGAGAATCTTTGCATAGATAGGTAAAATTCCTGTTGATTTGTCCGACTTTCCAACGCTATCTCTTGTAAGTAACATTGTCTGTGTGAAGTTGGCATGATACTTACTTCTGTCATCTACTTTGGAAAGCACAAGACTAGAAATCTCTTTTCTTACTTTTACATTTCCTTCATATGAAGAATATTTAAGCTGTCCTTTTACATTAACAACCATTCCGTCCTCAAGGTTTTCATTGATATAAGCAATCATGTCGTATGGTGTTAAGAATTTCTTATAAAATACTTTTCCATTTTTGTCTTTTTCAAGACCAACAGTCATAAAGCATAAATCACCTACAGATTCCAGAATTTTTTCATCAAATCTATCATCCCAATCAATTGTGAATCTGTTTTCGAAATCGTCTTTTCCGTCTTCGTCTTTTCCATGCACATAAACAACATTGTCACGTTCTGCACCATATCCACCCATGAGTTCTGCATAAACTGTTCCACACACATCACCACAATCAACTCCAAGATTTAATGAGTTATAAACCCAATCAGATTTTTCGGAACGCTCGTCCAATTTGTATGTATAATCAGCACTAATCTTTGCCTCTCCAACTAACACAAATGAATTTGCCCATCCTTTTTTCTCTAATACTGCCTTTTCTTTTCTTGCCATAAATTCAATCTCCTTCTAAATGTATATTTTTTATATGTGAACGACCGCGTAGCAGCCGGAACATAGAGTTACTAATATGTAAATTTCTATGTAAACCCCGAAAATGGGTGCATTTAAGAAACTGTCGCTCTTTCACGACAAATTTTTAAAATATTCAATTCTATAATTGTGATTTATAGAAACTATTGATTTGCAATTTTATATGTGAATTATCTTACTCAATTGATAATTCTCTTAGATCTGCAACTGTCAAATCAGTTACATAGAAGAATTCTGTGTGTGATCCAAAATCTATTTTTAATTTATCATTCTCAAGATATAATCGTTGGTAATATGTCTTGAATCCTCTGTCTTCTAATACTTTATGTATATCTCTCCAAAGCTCTTTTTTGTTCCTCGGATGAGATATGCCCTTGATCTCGTTTTTGTTTGTATGAAATTCCAGTTTCATTCGATTTTCACCCCCAACAAACGTAGTAACCATGCGGGTTCGTGAAATGCAAATTTTTGAATTTTTATATTATTGCACATATTATTCGCCATTTTATTCTAATTCACTCCTGTCAATTCTTTGTCCACACTTCGGACAAAAATCATATTCATCATAATCAATCTCATAATGTTCATCACAGTTTGGACAGATCCATGTGTCCCATATAAATGTTCCATCTGGAGCATACCCGTCTCCCTCGATACTTGGTTTCTTCGCTGTATCACGGGATTCCAATTCATGTATATATTCTGTTGTAATCCCCGGCATAACTCTGACAAAACGGATGATGTCTAACAATGTTCCATAATTTTTAGGAACCTCATCGTCATCTTTGAAGCCATACAAAAGATTCAATACATCTTCTTTTTTTATTAACTCATTTCCCATTTTTTATTCTCCACAATCAAACGCCTAATTCTGTTTTATATGTAAATCTATCCATATTGCACATCCTGTCTTTCTGGTAAATTTGCAATCTTTCTTGCTAATTTTGCCTGTTCTCTCCAGTCTGTTTCATCACAACATATCGAATATATTCCTTCAGAATCATTTTCTTTATATTCATCAATACACATGTAATTTTCAACCTTACTTTCCCACTTAATAGGACAAAATACACAAACGCAGTTTATGTATTCACAACAAAAACAATTGTTTTTTACACGTACTTCTTCATCATGACAATATTCTATTTTTAAATCTTCGATATCTTGATCTTCTTTTTCTTCTTCAATTCTATCTGCAATCCAGTTCCACATTTTTCTGTGTTTTGAAATTGCTTCTTCTCTTGTCAACTCCATATTTTTTATTCTCCTTATGAAATAATTCTTCTTTCAATTTTTACTATCAACAAGCCAAGTAAATAAGTGCAATCACATAATGTATAATTTGATCCTGAGTATAAGTTATTTTATTCCATCTTGCTTTTAATGCATCTGTTACTACATGAACAATAAAAACAATTGGTAGCTGCCATGTAAATCCAAACACAATATAAAATGGGACACAATACAGAAGACAGTGTACAAACAAGTGATACCAGTTCTGACCTTTTGTCTTTGCAATAAAATCACATTGTAAAACGTAGTCACCGATCAAATGACACATAATAATATTTAATATCGTCATATTTCTTATTCTCCTCTAATCTAATAATCCATCAAGAAATTTTGTAACTTTATAAACATCAAATTTAGATCCTGCTGCTTTAGGATGACCACCTCCACCATATTTTTTAGTAATCATACCCATATCAATATCATCTCTTATTGTCCTGTACGAAACCGAACATGTACTCATATTTACAATTGCAATATAATCGAGTTCTCTATTCAATTTGCATAGTTCGTTTCCTAGCTCGCTGATGTATTTATCTGCAAAAACAATTCCATACATATATTCTCTATCACATTTAACAATAATCATTTTATCTTTATCTTTGATATATTTTTCAATTTCATTCTTATTAAAAGTCAACATCAAGCTTGATTCTTCATCAAAATGAGGGAAACTACCAGATTCAATACTTCTAATACACCACGTTTCAAATCTTTCTCTTCCATATAAATACATCAAGTCATTTACATCTTTTGAAACGAGTCCGGCTTTGCCAAGTGTTGACCATCTCCATGTGTCGTAATCTGTTACAATTCTTACAAAATCACTTACATCCACATCTAAATATTTATGGTCAATCAGGTATTTACTAAATAATTCTGTACCGCTTGTCATAAGTCCTGTATCATTATTCTCTGTTTTAACAGTACACCAATCATATTTATTGAGTTCTAATGCTGTTTTGTGATGGTCAAATAATTTAAAATTATTTTTATATTCCCTGTCAATCACAGAAGCCAAATCATCCTTAATACTAATGTCTGTAATAAAACATGTATCATGACCTTTGTCCATTTTGGTGATATATTCTCTTACAAGTGTATCTACTTCATCATAGTCACAATATGTAATGTCTACATTTTCACTGAATGTTAATCGTGCCAGAACTGTACAACCAATTCCATCAAGATCATTATGTGTGAATAATTTAATCATCCTTCCAATCCTCCTCGTTATATTGCATCGTCAGCCAAACTTGTAAAGACACCTCTGTTGTCCTTCCTTTATTCTCCCAGTTCCCATTTGGCATATGCCATCTTTCCCATGCCCAAATAGAAGGAATTGAACCATCATCTTTTACATAATTTGATTTATTGCCAACGCTATTAGCCCATTTACTAAATGCTGCTCTTGCTGCTTTAAGTATTTTTGGATATTCTATTCCAGATGTCTTAATCCCATAATATCGATACACAATTTCTGCAATTTCTCTGTCACTTAATCTTGCTAATTGTTCTTTTATAAAATCCGCATTTGTCATACTCTTTACCTATTATTATATTTCTCAACTAACTGATCTCTTGTAACACCGAGTAATTCCATACAATAATCCAGTAACACATCATCCGAATAATCTTCATTTCTACAATACTTGCAGCTACCCGGCACATAATGCTCGCAGTCTGTACAACTGTCGTATTTACAATGCTTTTTTCTATATTCATACATAAGGTCATAATCGTCTAAATCTGGATGTAATTTGCAATGTTCTCGCACATAACCATCTTCTTCAGCGCATTCATCACAGCACCATTTTGTACTACAGGTTTCGCATGATACATATTTTCCATAATCAGAAAATGTTTCTCTGCAATTTTCACATGTATAAAATTCCACTCCCATTATTCATCCTCCTCATCAATCGTAACTACTGTTCTCTCCGGGACAATCTGTTCAGGAATAACCTTCTTTACGATTTTATGTACTTCCGGTTTTTCATACTCATAATAATAATCGCTAAAATATGATCCAGAACGAATAATACACAGAGTTAATGCAATATCAAATTTCTTAACAGTATTCCAGTTGTCATCGCACTCACACAAAATACCTGTCTGATATTTGTATTGATATTTCCCTTGGTCATCCCAATTTTCGTCTTCTAATAATTCTGCTCTATATTTTTTACCGTCAATAATTGCACCGGCATCTTCCAAATCACCTTCGTCAAATTCTTTCCCAATTTTCTGCGCTTCTTCCAAAGACATTTCTTCTAATTCTTCATAATTAATATCAAATTCTACCATATTTAATTCACTCCTTAATAAAACTAAATTTTCAAATCTTCTGAATTTATTTCTATCTTTCCACCAGATTTTAAATCAACAAGATAACATTTTTTTACGGAGAGATTTCCAAAACATTTAATTTTAATAATCTCATCTTGTCCATCGATTTTTTCTAAATCATATATACAAAAATAGTCTGGGATTTTTTATTGATACTCTTTCCCATTAATATACACGTAATATTCACCATCACTATATGATCTACATGTTATTTCTCCATCTGAATGTTCTAAAATTCTTTCGATACGATTATACTTTTCTTCTAGCTCCTTATACTTTTTTTTCTAGCTCCTCAAATCTATCCTTGCTAACCCACACTTCTTTTAACACCTCTTTCATTTTTATTCCCATCTAAATCCAACAGAATATCCAATAATCTGAAATGCTTTGATTACTACAAATGTCACAACTGTTAATTCCAAGTTAAAGTCAATAGGTAAAATCAACGTTAATAATTTCATCGCTCCACATACAAGCAAACACTGAATGGAATACAGAATGTTGAAAAATATAAGCGCTGAGAATCCTGTAATTTTAAAGTTCTTTTTCATATCATTCTCCGTTTTAAATCTTTACACAACTGCAGCTTTTTAAATTAATTACATATTTATTGACATTCTTCTCTCTATACTTATCCATGTAGGTTTCTTTCAACTTAATAATATCTTCGTCATCTTTATCCTGCTCTGCTTCAAAAACAGCTCCTGGATCATTATCTTTTCCACCCAAAAGAACGCCTTTTACTTTATATTCTCTACCATTCTTATAGATATAAAAACAATCATGAACGCATTTTCTTCCTTTGTCAGTATCTACAAAATGATCTCCTTTTGGATTAACAACAACTATACCTTTTTCGTTTCCATATTTAAAATGTCTGTTAATTTCATCAAACTGCTCTTTTAAATCTTCGTAAAGATGAGTATAGTACCAAATATCACTATAAATTTCTCTAACTAATTTATTTGTATCTTCTACTGTTTGAAGTAATGCATCATATTCCATCTTGCTAACCCACATAATCAATCCTCAACTTCAAAATAATATTTCTTTAAGCGTTCCTTCCCAATAGAGTCAACCGCTTGTGCCCCGATCTTTTTGGATGAAAAATAAATATCATTCCTCTTGTGACAATATGCATCTGTAAAATATACGTCTCCATCCATATAAGAATAGTACATACACCATTTTTCTTGATCCTCATCTGTCCAATCAATTTCGTATTCATTATTCTCTTCTGCGAATCGTCGAAGCTCTGTTTCTACTTTTGCTTTTTCTAAAGCAAACTCCGCTTCTTCTTCTGTTTTAAAACAATTACCAATTCCATAACAACCATTATCTGTAGAATCATTAATCCACCTAAAGCTATTAATTACACCACATCCAGATATGAAAAAATACTTTTCATTGTTTTTAGGCTTACACACCTTCCATTTTGACCCGTTAGATTTTTGAATCAGCTTCATCAACTGTTTTCTTTCTTCCTCTGAAAGATTCTCCATATTTACGGTAATATTATTCTCCATACTTAAACTCCTCTTCATTCAAATCAATTTTTACATTCTGCCATTTCTTATAAGCATCCAGGTATAATTCATTTTTATCCCCGTTATATGTAAGCTCATAATACATGCCATCAGAAATATTTGTACTTAACAATGCTTTATGGTTCTGCAGCGTCTTGCAGTACCAAACAACATATACATCTTCCTGTGTAATAGACATATTATCTGTTTTATCTGAATTTTCGTTGAAATACTTCACTACGTTTTCCTTACACAAACTAATAAACTTTTCACTACTCATAATCGTATTCTCCTTTTTCTTTTCTAGCTTTTTTACAATTTCTCTTGTATCTTCTAATAATTTTTTTAATTCTAAATATGATTCACTCGGTTTGCATTCCTCATCATGATCTCTTGTAAACGATACACATTTGCCATTAGTCTTATCTTCTACAATTAAGAATTCACCTTTATTTTTAATAGCTTCAAACTGTTCATGCCAAACTCTTACATGTCTTACATTACTAAAATCTAACCCTGATGGTACTGACATATTATTCACCTCCTACGAAACGAAAGTTTCATCTTAATATTTTTCTAAATACTGCATATAGCTGTGACACCATATGCAGCTAAATTTATTTACGTTTTCTTCCAAAAAAGAACCCAATGCAAGTTGCCATTACGATACACACAATAAATACCCATATATTTAATACAATCATTTATTACCTCTTTTTCTTTTCATTTCTTCAATTGTTTGTCTTGCATTTCGTTCTCTCTCGCTTGCTTCAAGTCTCATGTCTTGAGCTTGTACACTAGAGTCAAAAGCAATTCTACTTCCTTCTGCTCTTCGCCTCGTTTTCTTGGCTCCTTCTCTGACTCTCTCTAGCATTCTTTCACTCTCATTATTCATATTCATACTGTCCATACTTTGATGGAGTTCAATAATCTGACTATCTGCTTCCATCTGGAATAAAACCTGTTCTTTTTCCTCTTTTAATTTCTGAAGATCTGAACTTGCCTGATTTCTAATTTCTTCCTGATGCATTTTAGCTTGTTTCATTTCTTCTATCGTATCTTTTAATACCTTGATTTTGTTCTCTACTGTTTCTTTTTTCATAGCATATTGCATTGCAGAATTTTCATCATTATTATCTAAACATGCGTTAATTTCTTTTGTGATACGCATAATTTCTTTATTCGCATTGTATAAATCCTTTTCTGCGCTGTCTAATCTTCCAGAAATCTCCGCATATGTTGTAGATGCTTTATTATAAAACTCTTCTTTATCACGAATAGCTGCATTGTAATAATCTTTTGCCCCTTCTGGAGTAGACGCATCTTGTCTCATTACTTCGTCTGTTCTTCCTTTTAATTTCACTCTTAATTGTTTTCCAAACGAAGAATTTAAGAAAATAACGACTAAAATAACAACGATTGCGACCAATACAATAAACATAAAATTTGTCATATACTTATTCTCCTATTCAACATCAATTCCGTATGTGCGACATAACGCTTCAAGCCCACCGTTATAACCACTTCCAACTGCTTTAAACTTCCATTCATTGTTGCGTCTATAAATTTCTCCAACAACAATCGCTGTCTCAGTAGAAAAATCCTCGCTCAGATCATATCTTAATAGCTGTTCTCCTGTTTCTTCGTCTAATACTCTAATATACGCATTTTCTACCATTCCAAAATTTTGTAACCTATTGTTTGCATCATAAATTGTTACCGCAACGGATATTTTTTCACTATTATTCGGCAAATTCTGAAGATTTACTTTAATTACCTCATCATCACCTTCTCCATCGCCAGTTCTGTTGTCACCTGTATGGATGACACTTTTGGTTGAGTTTGAAAGGTTTCCATAAAACACAAAGTCCTTGTCATTACCAACTTTTCCGTTTGCGCCTGTAATAAATACAGACGCATCTAAATCGAAATCAGATTCTCCATCATAATGATTTGTATCCCATCCAAGTCCAATAAGAAGTTTATGTAATGATGGTCGACCTTTTGTTAGATCTACTCTTTGTCCCTTCTCAAGATTAACAGACATTTCTCGCACCTCATTTCTTATCTGTAATTTTCTGTTAATTCGCTAATACTTTTATCTGTAGTTCCTGTTCCAATAGCATTGAATTTCCACTCATTATTTTTCTTATACAATTCTCCAAAAATCATTGCAGTTTTACCAGCGTAATTATCGGACAAATTGTATCTACAAATTTCATTTTTGCTAGACTGATCTACAATTCTAATAAATGCATTTTTAATCATCCCAAAATCTTGTTTTCTTGCATTACATGCATAGATGTTAACTACAAATACAATTTTACCAACATTTTCTGGCATATTTTTTAAGTCAACTGTGATCTGTTCATCGTCTCCGTCACCATCTCCTGTTAAGTTGTCTCCATGATGTAAAATGCAACCATCACTTGACCGGCGTGATCCGTAATAAATAACATCCATATATTTATCTTCGTTGCTTAAAACAATTGCTGAAGCATCACAATCAATATCATGTGTTCTACCAAACAATCCTTTTTTCGCCGCATCCCAACCAAGCCCCACAACTACTTTCTCAAGACCATTTACTTCTTTTGATAAACTGATTTTCTGACCTTTTACTAAATTTACTGACATATTCTTATTCTCCTTTTTAATTCTTTTTTCTTTTATACATTCAATCCAAAGTTCTTTGCAATAGCTACAAATCCATCATTATATCCGCATCCAATTGCGTTAAATTTCCACTCTCCATTTTTACGATATAGCTCCCCAGCAACGATACCTGTTTCAAGAGAGAAATCTTCATCTAATTCATACTTAAATAGTTCTTCATTTGTATCAGCATCATATGCTCTAATATATGAATTGGACACCATCCCAAAATTCTGAAGCCTATCTTCGGCGTTATAAATTGCTGCAGCAAAACTGATTTTTTCAATATTCGATGGAATCTTATTCAACTCTACTTTCATTGTTTCGTCATCGCCAGCTCCTTCGCCGGTTCTGTTGTCACCAGAATATACAATTGCTCCACTTGGATGACATGGCTGGTTATAGAAAATAAAGTCCTGTTCACCAGTTACTTTACCGTTTGCATCTGTTAAAAATGCAGATACGTCAAGATCAAATGGTGCATTCCCATCATATTTGTTCGTATCCCATCCTAAACCAAATACAACATTTTTCAATCCGTCATTTCCTTTTGTTAAATCAACTTTCTGACCCTTTACTAAACTAATTGACATATTCATGTTCTCCTTTTTAATTATTTGTTTTTGTAACTGCTTTTCTTACTAAATCAACTGGTATTACCATAAACGCAAGAACTACAATAATTAACCAATGATTGAAATCTAACGGTGTTACCTTAATCAATTCACCTGCAAAATTGCAAAGTATTACAGTAATCATAAAAATGCTAATTGCGATATATCCAAATAATTTATTTTTTCTAATTCCTTTTAATAGATTGAAACTATCTGTTCTAATATTAAATCCGTTAAACACTGCCATAAAACATAACAATGCGAATCTCGCAGTCATTGCCTCTACATCCGTTAAAAACATTTTAGAAATAGGACTAAGAATGATTACTCCATATAATGCAATAAAAGATATTGTACTAACTGCAATTCGTGTTTTGGCTCCCCTTATAAATAATCCGGAACCTTTTTTAATTGGCTCTTCATACATGTATTCTTCTTTTGGTGGCTCTCCTCCAAAAGAAAGTGAATTCAACGAATCCATAATAATATTTACAATAAGAATCTGTACCGATGCTAGTAATGATCCAACTGCTACAATCGGATACAACACACTCAAAATAAGTAAAGAAATGTTAATCGGTAACTGGAACTCTAAAAACATCATAATGTTGTGCATAAATGTTCTTCCTAGTTCTACCGCTTTTACAACTGAAGCAAAATTATCGTCTGTAAGCACAATGTCTGACGCTTCTTTTGCAACATCGCTTCCTGTTTGCATTCCAAATCCAACATCAGAACGTTTTAATGCTGGCGAGTCATTTACCCCGTCTCCTGTCATCGCAACAGATCTACCAATCTCTTGAGCTAAAGTAACAAGTCTCAATTTTGTATTCGGAGAGCATCTTGAAATTACTCTCAATGATGGGATAATTTCTTTGACATCTTCATCACTCATATTTTCGAATTCATCATTTGTGAGAGCTACATCACCATCTTTGTAAATTCCGCATTCTTTTGCTACCGCAATTGCAGTTTCAATACAATCTCCTGTAATCTCAATAACTTGAATACCAGCTTTATGTGCAATATTCACTGCGTCTGGAACCTCGTCCCTAACAGGATCAACGACTCCAATAATACCAAGTAATGACATATCTTCCGGTAGTTTATTCTCTTCTAACTTTTCATTTTTAGAAGACAACGCAATACATCTCATAGATTTCGTTGTCATTTCTCTAAGTTTATTCTGAATCGCTTCTTTGTCCTTAGATGTAAAAGATTTTCTATTTCCTTCCTCATCAATCATAAATGAACACTTTTCAATAATTCTCTCAGGCGCTCCTTTATAATATGTAAGGTTGTCCTTTGTAGTAAACGCTGAATATTTATTACTACTGCTAAACACTTGCTTGTCTAACATTTGAATATTCTTATTAATATTTTTGTATTCATCTGAATTAACTAAGGACATCATGGCTCTATCAATTGAATTTCCACCAGTAATCATCCCATCTTTGTCAAATGTAGAACTGTTGTTCAAAACAATGTTGTTTTTCATTTCATTCCACAATTTTGAATTCATATCAATTTCTTTTGTATTTGAACCAATAATTATCTTTGGAGTCATAACACCTGTTGTTAATGTTCCTGTCTTATCAGTACAAATAATGTCAACATATGCTAATTCAGGAATTTTACCTGGATTCTTGGCAAGGATATTGAACTTCTCCATTGTTTTTACGTTCTGTTTGGTAACAAGTTTTACAATTAATGGAAGTCCTTCCGGAACTGCAGCAACAACAATGGTTAATGCAACTGAAAAATTCTGTGCAAATTTCTGAATTAAATTGAAAATGTCATCCGAAAAATATTTTGAAACACCAACTTCCATAATTCCAGAAACGGTAAGAACAATAAACGTAATTGATGCTGCAATCGTTCCCCACTTAGAAATAAAGCCACTTAAATTATCTAACGCAATATCAAGAGCTGTTTTAGGAGCCTCTAGTGTTTGCATTTTTACCAATGTATCTCCATTGACTGTATTTACACCAACATCTGTGACAACCATTTTTCCTTCGCCGGACATCACGGTTGTTCCTGCAAACAAACAATTCTGATTTGTATACGCATCTGTCGATGTTGTTTTCTTATGAATATATCCATCAATCGGCGTTTTCTTACACTCTTTTGTTTCTCCATTAATTGCAGCATTGTTAACTGAAATTTTACCTTCCATAAGATATCCATCTGCAAAAATCTCTTGTCCCATTCCTACACAAACAACATCTCCCACAACCAATTCATCTTTATTGATTGTTTGCAATTGACCATTTCGTATTACATCACAATACCTAATAGATGTTTTTGCTCTTAATTCTGCTGCTGATTTTTGTACACCCAACCCTGTCTTAACCGCGATACAAGTTACAATTGCAAGAACAAACATAATCATAAGCGGTTCAGATAATTCCATTACACCTAAAAACCCCAACACCATTTGCAACATGGCAATTGCAATTAAAATCATAGTGATTTTTTCACATAGAGCATCTTTTGCAAAATGATACCATTTTTTTAATTTCGGCTCTGGTAATTTATTAGAACCGTACTTTTCTCTGTTTTCCACAACTTGTTCATTTGTTAATCCGTTCATCTTACTCTCCTTTTTCATTTTCTTTATGTAAATCACCAATCTCTTTCATGGCGCGTACATACGCTTCTTTCTGAATATTAATTGCTCTTTCACGTTTTTTCTTATCTCTTTTTACTTTTCGCTCATGAGCAAGTCTCTTTTTCATTGCTTCTTCATGTTTCTTATTCTCTTCTTCAACAAGTTTTCTATCATGTTCTTTAATTGCCTTATCGACCATCTTTACATATTTCTTTTGGTAAGAAAGTTCTGTTGCCATATGCTCAATTCCTTCTAATGTATATTTGTCTTTATACATTTTTTTTGATAAAGCAACAAATAAACCTCTCTGTAAATCAAACTTGTCCTTGTCATCACAAACAACTTTCTCCTGCGTGTTATCACTAAAATCAACTCTAATTACTTTATTTGGAAATAAAATTTCAAAACTAGAAATTTCAATGTTATTATTATCTTCGTATACAGATGATTTAGAAATTTCTAATCCAATTCCACTGAACATCTCCTTACATAGATCATAAGCCTTATTTGCTTTATAAAAATCTTCCTTCATTCCTATTTCTCCTTTTCTATATGTTTTATAATATCTATAACAAAAATTAGTCAAAAAATAATAAAGCTATACACATATTAAATTTATTTCATTTTATTTAATCACAATTCCGAAAAATCAAATCGCACTCCGCAGCTACACTCAACCGTCCCAAACACTCCAATTGATGTTGGCGTAAAATGATATGTATAGCTTCCGCCAATTGCTCCACCATACCTAATCTTTTTAGAAGATTTTGTAATTCCATGAACTTTTTCTTCGTGTTCATTCTTCCATTTCTTAATTCTCTCATTTTCAATCTCTGTAATTGGAAATCCGCGCAGAAGATCTTCTCTCATATTATCTAACTGTTGATTCATCTTCTGAATTTCTTCATCTTTGTCGTATTCGTCTGTCAGTCTTTTATTCTCTTTTACAAGACGGTCAATGCGCATATCTTTGTTTTTACATTCATCCATAATAAAATCAACTGCGTCCTGAACTGTCCTACACGTTTTCTCTGATCTCACCAGCATAATTAGTCCTCTTTTTTCTTATTCTCTTCTTGATTCACTCCAACATTCGCTATTTTATAAAGAATATCGTATAACCATCCACGAAAACTACACTTTCGTGATTCAAATTTATCAGCTATGCAACAAAGTAATATAATTACAAATATGATTACAGGTGAAAACCATCCGCATAAACATATACACGATAAATCTCTTACATTAAAATAATCCTTTAAATCTTCTTTGTTATATTCACTTTTCCTTAAAGTACTAAGAAGCAAAAACAGCCATGAAAGAAAACCTACAAAAATCCACGATACAATAATCACTAAAATCCACCTCCGTTCTGCTGCAATATAAAACCAAGATTTAATTCATTTGACTTGTTCATTTGTTCTTCCTTACAATTCAATATAATTCCATCTTTTCTTATCTTCGTATTTCCACTGGATCTGTCCCTGGTAAATTCTCGTCTCGATATTTACTACATTGTCCATACCTAGGATAAATTCTCTATAAGAATCAATATCTCTTTCTGACAAATCATGAATCGTTTTAAAAATATCTAAATTCTTACAAATATGTTCTACTGACCACTCGTAATCTGTTAATGAAAGCTGTCTTTCAAATTATTCTTGCACGATTACATTATTATCTTTAGGATTATCTTTTACATGTAGTTCTGCATAAACTTCATAGACATCCGACTTAAAGAATGAGTTACTGTAAACAAGTCCATCTAATAAATTCACCGCACAATTTTCTCCGATATCTGAAAGTTTCATATAGTAAGTTTCTCTGAAGCAAAATACATGTCCTGATTTAATATTCATTACATTTGTCATCATTTTCTTATTCGATACAATTTTCATATAATCAGTCATCCTTCCTATTTTTATAAATGACACCATTTATTTACTAAGTCCGCCTGCTTTTCTGTGAGTTCTGTAAGAAGAATCTCATTTAATAAATCAAGTTGCAATTCAGCCATCTCTCTACAAATCTCTCCGCACTCTGGCTCCGGTTTTTCGCTACATTTTTTACATGCTCCTGTACAAATCTTCATATTTAAATCGCTCCATTTCTTTCTTCTGTTTCTGAATCTTAATTGCCTGATCACAAATAATCTCGCGTAAAATTTCAATATCTTTTTTATGCATGTCAGTAGATGTATTTGCCATTGTATTTGTTTTTATCAATGAACAAATACACTCCATACATTCTGTCATATCATCAACAGTAATATCTGATTGACATCCATTTTCTACCATTAAATATAATTCACTCAAATTCTTGTTATATTGTCTAATTGTATCTAAATTTTCTTCAGATAACTTTCTCATTATTCACACCTCGCTTTATCACACTCATGAAATCTTAATAACATGTTATATTTTTCTTCGCCAAATATGTTTTATTATGCTGCTTTTCCCCTATTGTCATCTTTAAATCTCCATTTGTAGCCACGACACAAACTTCCATTTTTACATGATGTAATTATTCCAGACAATCCTTTTAATCCGACGGACTTGGCTGCAGCAGTAATTGAATCAAACTCTTCTATAAAATTATTTTCGGAATCATATTTTAAAACTTTCTTCTTTTTATTAGTCATTGTTGCACTATATTCTCCAATATTATCTGTCTTTTCCAAACTCCACATATAATTGTTAGCTGATTTTTGTCGTCCATGAATGCAAGCACTTATATCTCCATGTGATGTATTAGTTTTCTTTGAAGCATCTGTAATTGAACTGAATTCACATATATATTTTCCGTTAATATCATACATATACACACGTTTACTATTACTTTTTGAATACACCTTTATGCCCCGTCTTCTACTTTCTTCTGATGAATAAGAATCATATCCTTCTAAAATATAAATAATATTATGTTTATTATGTCCAGTTATTTTATGTATTTCACTAACACTATTCCCATCGTCCCAAAGACGGTATATATTATTTCTGTCAATCCTTTTTACAAAAGAATCTCCTCCTATTGTTTGATTGTAACCATTATTATAAGTATCATAATAATCAATCCAATAAATTTCTCTTTCATCTAATTTTTCTTCTGAACATTCTTCCAAAACTATAATCTCAAAATTATTTTCTCCATATTTTCTTATAGCTTTATGAATTGCCATATTGTATGCTTTTTTATTACAATTTCGATTGTATGATTCACTTAAATGATTTCTATATCTATACCATATATCAACACTTTGCCCTATATATTTTTTATCATTAATCTTATTCCGTATCATATATATACCACAATAAATTTTTCTTTTTGTTATTTTATTCATCCCCCTTAATTCGTTTTAGCTAAATCTTTTGCAATGCTGGACTTTCCACTTCCAGAAAGTCCACACATAATAAATAATTTGGGCTTCATTTACATTGCTTCCTCCATCAGTTCTTCAGCCTCTTCCATATCCGGAACATCTGAAGTATCTTTAATAATTGATTCAATTACCTTAAACTCAAACACTTTGTCCTTATAAGCTGTGAATGATTCTCTATTATCAATACGTACAACCACACCTTCAGCAATATGTGTTCTTCCAATTTCGTCTGTCGGCATACCAGATAAATATTTATTCACTCTTTCCATTAGATCTTCTTTTGTTGTATAAATAAATTTTTCTAATTCTGGAACATATTTTACACCAAGTTTATCACACCAAATTTTAACCACTTCCCAAGGAACTTCCATTGCTGTTCCATCACCGGTTGTCATAGTCATACGATAAACATACATCTCAGATTCTCCTGGCTGACAACCATAAGAAAATGTTGTCTCTTTACCAAACTTCTTTGTAAACTCTTTATCTTTGACTTTTGAATTTGATACAGAACCCATAATTGGTGTAGTCTCATTTACATATCCTACAATTTCGTAAAACACTTCACATCCTTCAGGTAATTTATCCTTTAATAAATCATGATATTTTTTCTGAATGCATTATCAGAATAATATCCATCTGTGCTATTCAAATCTTTAATTACAACTCTTCTACTTCCAGACACAACAGAAATTTCTTTTGTCTGTTTCTGTTTCATATGTAATAATTCTCTCAATTTATTGTTCTTCTTTGTGATTTTTAATGTCTTAGCAGTACGAGCAGAAGTTCCATGAAGCTTACGTGTAATATAGATCGTATCGCCAGGCTTAAAAGAATTTAAATTATATGCAAGCTGCGCAGTATCTTTATGTTCTTCAAAAAATGGATAGGAAATATTTTCTTTATACTTCTCTTTCTTTTTATTAGAGTTAATATTACTTCTTTTATTTCCTCTTGGAATATACTTTTTACAAATCTCATGTCCTCCAAGAACTGTAATTTGATCTCCATCTTTCAGTTTATTAATATCAGTATATTTCGAAAGTGTATCAATTGGTAAAATCAGCCCTTCAGATTTTTCACCTCTTAATCTGATTGCAGTTACATTTCTCTTATTTGGATCCATATAACCACCAACGTTATTTCCGTTCTCGTCCTTTACTCTCACGAGTTTGTTGTCATTTGCATACTCTTCAGAAAGCTGTCCATCAGACGGAAAGAATACAACCCTCTGTCCATCTTTATAACTCAAATCCACAATCACATTCTGTCCGAATACCTCTACACACTGTAAACGATCAGCATCGCTATGTTTTCTTAATCCTTTAAGTGTTGTAATATATCCACAATACATAATTACTATTCCTCTCTTTCATATTCGTCTACTTCTCTACATATCTCCCTATAATAATCAGATGTTCCATTTTCATATTTATCTCCATCATCTACATCTTTACAATATGGACATATATATCCTTCTCCGTTTTTAATAAGGATATCTGTTCGCATTAGCATCCCGCATTTATCACACACATCTACATCTTCAAATTCAACATCAAGTTCTCTTTTGATAATATCAATCTTATATCCTAGGATGAATTCTTTCTCAATTAAAACCCCAATTATTTCTGAATCAAAAATATCTGAATCATACCATTCCAGTGAATTTCTATAATCAAATAATTTCTTATTATCTGTGTCAATACAAGCTTTTCCAAAAGCTGCATACCACGAGCACGTTCCCGTCACATACTCAATTCCTTCGTCTGCAAAGTCGTACGGTGAAATTCCTGCAATTCGAATAAGTTGATATAAAAATTCATTCAAAAAATCATCTGTGATCAAAATTTTAATATCTGATGGAATTGTATATTCAATATGTACACTATCTACGCTTCTTACTATTGGCATAAATTGATTCTCCTTTTATTTCAACATCTCGCATATTCATCTACAAATTTCTTCATTACTCTCGAAACATGTGGCTGAGAACATCCAGCAATTTTCATTATTTCCACTTGTTTATATCCTTGTAAAAATAATGAGATGATAGGTTTATGTTTTTCTTTCATTTTATTAAATGCATTTCGAAGAGCAACTTTATGAATGCAATCGTTCTCAACATTTTGATCTGATTGCATTTTGTCAATAAATTCTACCTTGTTCCCGGATTCATTCTCGTACTCTGTGTTATAATATAGAATCTCATTTTTGGGGATTGTCCTCTGACGTAACTCTTTTTTCTTTTCGCTATACACTTCATTAAACATACATTTGAATGCATATGTAGAAAATTTGGACGTTCCTTCATTAAATGTTTTCGCTGCTTTACACATTCCAATTGCAGCCAAATCATACCAATCTTCCATATTTAATTTTTCTTTCTGTAAAAATCTATAAATCAAATTATGATTGTCAGTTACTAACTGTTTTTGATAATCGGTCATACTATCACCTCGCTTGTTTTATATGCTATTCAATCTACCACCACAGTTAATCTACTCTTTATATTCTCTTCTGGTTTACTCCACTCTTCATATTCCAAGACTGTATCATCTTCTTCATAGGTGTCTCCATCCATGGAAATCAGTTTCCCATCCTTACTCGCAGCGCAACCGATGAATATGGATTTTCCGTAATATTTTTCTTTATCTTTTGGAATCTTTAATCTATATGAGATGTAATCGTAATCTTTATTTTTAATCAGATCTTTAACTGTCAAAATATTCTTTCACCTCATCGAATCCTTTATAAGTTATTCCTTCTTCAATTGGTTTTAAAAAATCGCATAAAAATTTTAAAATTTTCTTACAGTCATCAACTGTTTCCACCTTATCCAAATTCAACTTTGGAGTATAATATGTTTTTGTATTGGACAAACCTTTTATATTCTCTTCCTCTATATCTTTGCTATGCTCAAATGCTCTTAATTCTTCTTTTGATAACCATTTAATCCATGCACCACAATCACTACAATACAATCCCGTATTGTTACCCTTTTGATCAGTATATAAATCTGTGCTGCCACATTTTTTACAACAATTTTGATACATTTATTTTCCTCCTTTTTTATGAAACTATTCTTTTATTTAAAATTTTATTCTAAGTCAATTTCAAACTCATTTTTTACAGTACCTTTTGGACAATAAATGATATATTTATAGTTATCTATTGGGATTCCCCATAAATATAAATTATCGTTTTTAAAAAAACTTTCGTATCTTTCAATATGTGGATCATCATTTGTGTATTTAATATACACTTTGTCCGCATCGATTTTTTCTTGCCTTATACCAGATTCTGTCTCTATAAAATAGTAATAATATAATTTTTCATCTACACGTCCTCCGGTAATATAAAAACTACCAGATATATTTTGATTATCTTTTAAAGCAACTATTTTTTTATCTGAAACAACTTTATATTCTAATTCTATAAATTCATCCATAATACAACTTGACAAGCTCAAAATTAAACGACTGATTATAAAACACATTATTGCGATACAAATAGGTGCTATAATTTTTTCTATCCAGCTATTGTATTTGTCAAAAATTACTCGGATAATTAAAATCACCCCAATAACAAATCCTAAACCCAACCATATCATTATTTAACCTCCTAAATTTCATCCTTCTTTATTCTGAAACACTTTTATTCCAACTCCTTCAACTTCAACTTGACAAACTGCTTGTCTTACAAAAAATCTATCGCAGCACTTATTAAACCATTTCTCAATTTCATCAAAACATCCATAATCTCTCAAATCACCAAATACTGACACAGTTGTTGAAGCCATACATGATTTATCAGGATTATGCCATATGCTCATCTCCAACGTTCCTTCTGATCCCATTGGAAGATATTTATGTTTGTCTTTTACCTCATAATTCTCATCATATTCAATATTGCTCATACCTCTGTAATCAACTTGTTTTCCAAAGATATCAATAATTTCTTCATCTGGTATTTCGCCAATACTATTTAATCGGAAACTTGCATTCACATGTGTCCACTGACTCATAATTTTCACCTCTTAAAATTAACCTTTCATATATTTGCTCAAACAACAAGTGTCTTTTCCAATATTTTTGTCATCATTCTGATATATAATTTTTTCCACCACGTAAGCTTTATACCCATATAATCTTCTACAAAATCTTCTGTTCTCATGTTTCTAAATTTCAATATTAGTGAAACTTTTTCATCATTTACATTCAATCTCAATTCACCATAGTAGCTGCGCAGCTTTACTCACATGTGAACGTTTGTCCTTCCTTTTGTTTTATAATTACTGTTTAAATATTCTCTTACAAATTAAAAAGTTTATAGTCTTCCCATTGGTATCCGCTTCCACACGGAACAATATTCGAATACAATTGAGAAATAGTCGTGTTATTCGCATCAATCCACGCTTTTCTCCATCTATATCCTCTTGCTCCGGCATTAGGATTAACTGTAATCCATTCTTCACCGTCACTGAATCTAATTTCTGATCTGATATAACATGATTTTGAGATGCCTTTAAATACCGTTTCAATTCCAGATTCGTTTTTATCCTTTTCGATTTCTAACAATTTATTTATCCCAACATCCATATCACTCGTATAGATAATACATTTTACAATTTGATTACTACATGCTCCTTGCATTTAATTCCTTCTCCACTTCTTCCCATGTAAACTGTTCTGTAATAAGTTCATGAGTATATTTTTCCCAAATTGTTTTATAATCAACACCCATTAGTTGGCTCATTTCGATTAAAGCATCGACAACTTTATTGATCTTAATTTCTACCATCTTCTTCTCCATTTGAAAGTGAATTTCTATTTTATTCTTTTTCTGTAAAACTAATCATTCTATTTCCATCTTTCGTTGCATATACAGTAATATATATATCTGCTTTTTCAATTTCCGTAATTAATTTATCTTCTAGTATTTCTACTTTATAAGTTCCATCATCATTTTGATAAGCGTGAACTTCCCTTTTGCTGAACTTAGCCAATTTCTCTTTATCATCTACTTTCGTTGGTGATAACCATTCAATATAACAATACGGAATAATTAAAATTTCTTCAGAATCTTTTAATTCAAAATAAAAATTATGCTCTAGTTTGCCTACAATTGATGCAGTAAAATACTGTTTAATTTTAGTTTTATATAATTCCTCCATCATATATCTTTCTTTAATCTTTACGTCATAAAATATTTTTTTACTTTCTTGCATTTAATCCACCTCTTATTTTATGAAATCCATTTCACCATTTTCACAGAGAAAATTATATTTATCTATCCACCCCTGTGCGGATAAATTGCCACATCTTTTCAATTGTTCTTTATAGCTTCTATTAAAGACAAGTCGTGATATTCCAAATTTATACTCTGCAATTGTTTGTATCATTTTATATGTAAGAATAGCGTTTTTATTAGACAGTCGTCTGATTCTAGGATCTGAATATGTAAACGCCTCAGTATTGTCTTCTACTCTTCTTTCATCAGTCAATGATCTATCATATAGTTCTGTTGTTGCTATGTAATAACATGTTAATTTAAAACATATATCCTCTATATCATCTCTGGATATTTGTTCTATATATTTAGTAGTTGGTTGCTCATCAATCGCTTCAACAATAAGATCTACTGGAAATGTTTCGCGTCCATGATTCATACTTGCTCTTAACGAATCAACCAACTTATCTGTATCAATCAATCTTGTTTTCATTTTATATCCCCCTTATGAAACGTGAGTTTCAATCAAATATCTCTGCAATATAATTATCTTTTTGAACTGTTGTTATTGTATTGCTACATCCGTCTGTCCTAAATGTATATTCTCTCATATTGCATCTGCGCTCTTTTATTATTCCGGATTCGTATTCTTTTCGTATCTTCTTTGCATATTCTGTTCTTTGATATTTAAGACAGAAATATTCTTTCCCACAAACAGATTTTACTCTGTCTGTGGATTTATAAAATTTCCGGAATTAATATCCTCATATAACCTATCAAGTGCAATCTCAAATGCGCCAACACCTGAGAAAAAACTACTCAATTTCAAATTATCAAACAAATAAGGCATAGCTTTATAAAGCTCTACATATATGTAATAAAGAACATCTACCACAATTGAATTGCCTGCCTGCTTATACAATTGACTATTTGAAACTCCTACTTTGTGTGCTGCGTCAAAATCTTTATCAGAAAATCCCATAAGTCTGAAGCACTCCTTTGGAGTTAGTTTGCGAATACGGATTGGAGATTCAATCTTACAAATACCAGTTTCTGTCGCAGTAATAGTTGGACTAATATTCCCATCATCCTGGACTCTACCTCTTCTCGTTTTGCTATCTGGATAAGACAAATCTGCAACACCACCAATTTCACATTCGATATATCCCTGTTTTGTTGCTTGTTTGATTGCAACTTTGTTTCCTTCTCCTTTATTCGTAGTTAATGTTGGAGACAATCCATTTTCCGAATAAACAGACCCATTCATACCATTACCAGATGGGTTGATATTCCCAATTTTTAGAACAGCAGTTCCTTCAGATTTTCTGTTGCTAATTCCTCTATCCTCTCTCGCTGCAATGCAATTTGCATATTCGATTAACTCTGGTTTATTATATGATTTATCAATTCCACATAATACATGTGGCTGTCTTCCACCACCTTGCATAGTCGTTAAAGTAGGACTAATATGACTATCATCCCACACGCCTCCGGCATATCCTGTTCCGAAATCTTCTCGATTTACATTTCCAATAAATTTAGGTTGGTCAATTTCTACAACTCTTTTATCACCACATGAATCAATTGTTCTTAATGCACCACATACATCATTTTTATAAGTTCGAAGCCCCTCATCTTCTCTTTCTTCACACACAAATTTATCATTTTGACTTTTCTCATATTTACTTTCAATACTCGATATAAATTTTTGGGTTTTCTCATCAGAAATATAGAACTTCTCATCGACTTCATCTTCCAATAAATCCTTCAATCTTAATCCATTATCAAAAGGTTCTGGAAATTCAAACTTACCATTATCCAAATCCTTTTTAATAAATAACAGATACACACGTTCTCTGTTCTGTGGAATTCCATAATTTTTAGCATTCAGAACCTTCCAATATACGTTATATCCATATTCTTCTAATTCATCAGTAAATAATTTAAATGTTGTGTCTTTAAACTGTTTTCCAACGATATTCTTTACATTTTCATAAATTCCAAAATTAGGTCTATTTGATCTAACTACTCGTAAATATTCAACAAGAAGAGATGATCTTGTCTTTTCAATATTTTTACTTCCACAATTCGGACAACAATCTCTTTTACTCCAATGAACTGTTAATGGATTATATTCAAAATGCTTTCCATTATCATCCACACAATCTTTACAAGTCCACACAGAGCCTTTTTGTTTACCAGCCACACTGAAATCCTGGCACGGTGATCCTCCACAAATCATATTAAAATTATCTAACTCAGTTTCATCAACCTTTGTAATATCGCCAAGATTTTTACTTTCATCAACATTATGAATAGCACAATAACTTTTTGTTGCATATTTATCAAATTCACAAAAATTTACAAGTTCCCACTGTTTATCTGAATTATATTTTTTATCCTTATTTTCTACCATTTACCTCTATATAAGAGGTGTGTACACACATTTTACCTAGGATTACTCATTTGTCCTTTCTTAAATATCTATGTAATAAGACCATTTGCAACTGATCTGATTCAAATGAAAAATATATTTCAAATGACGTTCATGACCGTCAAAAAAATTATTCTCTGTTACTATTCATCTTTTTCAGAATTTCATTTATCAATTCTGTTACTTCATCAAAATCACCACTTAACGCTTCGCCTGTTGTTTTAATTTGATAATTCCATTCATCCTTACGAGCCAATTCAACAGGTCTTCCATAATATAAAACAGTTCCTTGAGCCACTGTTACATCTTCATACTTTGAATAATAATCTTCTTTCAGAATCTTTAACTGTTTCTGGCATCCTTTGTTGTATGATTTAACTTTTGGATCAAACAATGAAACATACTTGTCTTTCCCATAATTAATTGGTTTGAATTTGTTTACAACAAGTAGAACTCCATCTGTTATTCTATATAAATCTTGATATTCTGTTTCTGCTAATACCTGCACAATATCACATCCTTCCAATTTTATACGGCTCATGGCTAAGTGAACCGGATCAGACATATTACTGACTACTTCATATGAGCAGATCTCACAATTTTAATCTCACTTATTTAATTCAAATCCTGTTGTCTTTGAAACTATGTATCACAAATTTGTCTAAAACTAATTATCTTTACCTTCATATTCTTTCCCTAAATCATACAACAATAAATGTCTTGGAATTGTACACACCTTTGTTCCATCTGCGCGACGTAAGAAATTCTCATTGTAAATACTACGTTCAATTTCTTCTTTTGACGCTTCTTTAATTTTAAAATATTTATATTCCTTTAATTGAGCATACATATCATCATACAAACAATTCTTTTTTATCATTTTTATGCTTTTCTCGATATTCTCCTTCGTCGCAATAATATGCGTTTGCACATAATCCCATTTCCCCAAGGTGTTGCCTTTGTATTTCATACCAACATAATATAAATAGTGTTTCATATTTCACGTTCTCCTTTTTCTAAAACCCAGTCTGTTTTGTTTCAAAGTTTATATTCCCTCTTCCAATAACAATTACAGAATCATCTTCCCATCTATCTCCTTTATTGTGAAATTTTGTATCGTCTTCATAAACGCCCTCTGTATGAATAACCTCAAAATCAATTTCTCCATCAAAATCTTTAATTAATGTCGTTGTCCATGGACGATCAATATGATAATTAAAGTCTGGATTGTATTTCAAAACTTCATCTAGCAAAAATACTCCAACCATTCCAGCATCTGCACAGAACTGTCCGATTTTTTCATGCGTATCAGAATTATAAGTCGTGCAAGACCAATCACCATACAACGTATCTCTACAGATATAGTTTTTGATTCCTAACATTTCCATGTCTTCTCCGTAGTTGCATAATTCCCAATCAGAAGCATTATTTTTTCTATATTCCTGAAGCGCTGCATCATATTTTTGTTTTTCTTCTTCATACTGATCTGATTTATGAGTCCATTCATATAATAAAAACTGCTCCGGAAATCCAGTATCTTCTTCTAACGCTTTAATTTCGTTTTCATCCATTTTTCTGTAATCTGGATAATATTTCTCTCTACTATGAGAAAAGTAATCTTTTGCTTTAGGATATTCTCCTACCTCTTTCTTTTCTTTGCAGATATAACATGGATCTGTGATAATAATATTTCCTTTAAATCTCATCTTCTCTCCTTCTCACACCATTCAAAAAAGTCATACATACCGTGATTTCTAATACCATCTGATTTTCTTTTCAAAAACGGTATTAACTCATGCATAAAACTATTTACCCCACCAATATTCAATTCATAAACATAATTTGAGAGCGCATAAAAGATATACTCTGCAACATCTTTTCTACCGGCTGCTCTTGATTCCGCTTTCATTTCATCAAGTTCTTCTTCTGATAGCTCGTAAAACACCTTAGAACTAACAATATTTTTCTCTATCTTTTTCAAAACAAAAATTGCCCCAACATACTATTTGAAAATTGTATTTTATTCTACAAAACAAAATTATTGTAATAATACTCATCTGAATAATTATAAATTCCAGTGATATCTCTACTTGCGTTAATTAATTCATAATCTTGTTTTGTAAATTCACATTCTTTTTTATATTGTTTTATTACTTTAAACATAGATTTCAAAACAATATCAACATCTCCTCCGATATATTTTTCTCCTTCATACCGAATCTCCATCTTGTTTGTATTTCCATCTGAACTATTATTAATCACAACCGCCCGTGTTCCTTTTTTATAAAAATATGTATCTTCGATAAGTTCTACTAAATCACCAATTTTAAATACATTTGCTTTTTTCATTCTATTTTTACTCATATGTGATCCAATCCTTTTCATATGTTTTCGCTGACGTTTGCATCCGCCAATATATTATTCTCTAATTTCATTAGTTCACCTCGCATAAAACATTTTATCTTGTTCCCACACCATCCATGTATAAAACTGTTCCACTCGGAATATACAAATCATATTCGTCTCCATACACTAAATGAGTTCTTTTTATTTTTATATAAGGTGTTTTATTTGTATAATTGATAGTTACCCTACCTTTTAATGTGTATAATCTGTTTCCATAGCATACATTGATAATTTCGTAGTTATGCGCCGGAGTATTAGACGATACAGTATTATATGAAACGTAATTACCTTCGTTATCTATTGATTGTAGATCATATGTATAATTTTCACTCCATGCCATACAGCTGACACACTTAATACACACAAACATTATCAGCAGTACAATCGCTACATTTCTTATATTTCTTTTGATTTTCATAATTAACTCCCATAGTCTTTTTGTTGAAGATTATAATTTATCTTACTTTGGAACAACAATCTTATGCTTACCAGATGAATTCCTTAACACTTTCAAGCCGCAGCTTTTAATACTATCAAGCTGCTTATTATAATTAACCAATTGTACAACCATCCCTCTGCTATAATTGAGCCACATATCATCTAAGTTCTTTTCAAACTCCTGACGACGAAGCATGATTTCCATCTTAGAACTATCTTTATATTGTGATGTGGTCTTATACGCTTCAAAATAGTCTCCAAAAATATCTTCAAAACTTCCCATATATACTCTCCTTCAAAATACCTTTAAGAAATCGTCGGAATTATTATCAATTTTATCTTTCAAAACAAATCCAAATGACCCACCCATTGTTGCATAATGTTGAATATAATCTTCTGCTTTAATCTCTAATACATCCGCATTAATTGCTCTTTCAGCAGTCACAAAATAAACGCCCTGTGTGCCAATCGGCGTAATTAAAATATCGCCATTATCCTCTACACTTATATAATGAGGAAAATTTGAAATACCACGTTCGCATTCCACAACTTCAATCGAATCCAAAATTATTCCTTTTGTTTCTTTTATTCTTAATTTATTAGAAAATCTTGGACTTTTCCAAAATACTTTTACAAGTTTGTTTTTCTCTATCTTCATATTTTCACCTCACATGAAACAGACAATTCATCACGATTTTCTTCAGTTTTATATCTGTCTGGATTACTATATTTATCTCCAACATCAAGCATATCAAAATGAAAATCCATATACTCTTCATCTTCAATATCTTCTAAACAAAAGAAATCTTCAATATTTTTCTTATCTGCAATCACAATATATAGGTTTCCACTTTTACTCAGATATATTTTCTGTGCTTCATTTTCATATTCGCTATCACCAAACCAAGTAGTATAATAATCATAATATTCCCTACGAGGTTCTCCCCCTTCTTTTACATAATCTTCTTCTAGTTCAAATTGGATACTTGTTATATCTCCATATTTTTTAAATCTATCAAAGGTCATTTCTTTAAAATCTTCAATATGGTTTTGTCCAAATGCATATCGTTCTTTATTCGCATCTTTATGTATTTCGATCGCTACAATATTTGCAGAATCCATCTTTTCTATTGAATTAGATGCAATTCTTTTTATAGAAGTTTTTAAATCATCAACCAAAAAATATCCTATGTATTTCCCTTCTATTTTTATGGAATCACAATTTTCAAATATAAATTCTATATATGTTAACTTCAACCTTTATCCCCCTTTCGCATATTTTCAAACAATCCTAACCCTTAGTAGCTACCCTAACTTTTATCCTTTCTGATTTTCTTTATTAACTATAATTTTCTTTGTCGATATATTTGAACATTTCTGTTTCACCATCAAAAACAATTTTCACCAAATAATTTATGCCGTCCGCATATAAGTATTTATAATGAAGAACATCGTTATTTTCTATTCTATATTTAATTCCAAAAGATTTTATCCATAGCTCCCATTTCCTTAAATCTGTCATGTTCTTAATATCAGTCAATGTTTCAAAATTTCTACAAAGTTTCATAACATTCCATCCGTCACTAAACTTTCTTAGTGTGTATTTTTCAGACAAATCATGATACTCAAGCCATTCTGAAACTGATTCTCTTAAACCATCTTCATTAATCTCATATGCTCCTCCGTTATCAGAACCATGTACAATAGCTTCTCGTATAATACTGTTAATCAATTCAATCTCTTTTTTTTCACTAAATTCAGTATTCATATAATCTTTATTCCTCCTCGTCAATCATATAATGACATCTCTGTAAAAGATGTAAACATAGATCCATGTAATCATTAATCTGAGACTCACTTGGTAATCCATCTTCGTATTCGTTAATTGATAACAAAGTATCACAACCGCTGCACGAACCATAATAAGTATTCGTGTACACATAGTCTTCAACACTCGGCTGATACTGATCCCTGTGTAATATAAATACCTGAGTTCCTTGATAATCACCATCATCGATAACTAAAATATTTTCTGTATCGAACCGGTAATGGTCACATTCTATAGATGGATTAATAACGATATCAAACAGCAATTTTACGAGATCTTCATAGTTACCATATTATTCCTGTCTAGCCTTTCTAAAATACTCCTCAAGCTTATCTTCATTTTCTTTCCATGCCAAATCTCCTAAAATATACACATGATCCGCATTTGTAACTTTTGAATTCCAATTTTTCTTAATAACATCATGCATTTCTTTCATTGTATTAAATGGTCTATTATCAAAATTTGATCCTTCATTCGTCACATTCTTATGAAATAAATGTAAGTCGCTAATATAATAATTCAATTCTTTACCTCTATTCTTCCGGAAATATCAATGTTCTTCCGACAAATCGTTTCAGTTGCTCATTAATGTCTTTAGAAAAGCAGTTATTCTTCGACATAGTATCAGCGTCAATGCAACACTCTACAATTACATTTCTATCATCAAATTTAATACATCCAATTGTTGATCCTGGCATACGAATTACAATTGTGTTGCCCCAAATGCTTCTTGAGTCATATATGTAACATAAAGAATATGGATGAACATCTCCAAAATTATATCTAACATTGTTGTTAAGATATTCTGTAATTTCGCATACACATTCTTCAGCAATTATGTTTGGTTTTCTTTTAGTTAAAATAATTTCATCACCGATGTTACCACCTCCAAAAATTGAAATCACGGTTTCATATTTTAAACTTACGAATATCATGAATACCATTTAGGAACTTCTCTGTATGCTTTTACAACATCTGCATATCCTAAATCAGATAATAATTTTAATAGTGTATTATCCGCGTGTTCCTGATATTTTATTGATCTACATTCTTTTAATATCTCCACATATTTGTCAGATAACTCCTGTACAAAAGTAGACTTTTTGTTTTTACTAAAATACCCTGTTTCATAATCAAAAATCCATTCCCCGATTTCGGTAATGTCATTGTATGAATAAAATCCTAAACAGTCTGCGGCATATTGTAAATCAGATAACTCTTCTTCTGAATGAAGAATAATTTTTTCACAATTATTATATGTATCTTCATCCAAGAGATCTGTCATTTTTTCTCCGTCTTTATTGTACGCTTCAATTGTTTGAAGATGTGGATATTTTAACTCAAATTCATGATGTTCGCATTCATACTCATCTTCAAACTGTTTTCCATCGTCTGCAATATATACTGTTCTCATATTTAATCTACTCCATTATTTTATTTTTGTTATCAACTTTTATCACTCTCGTGTTTAAAACTAAACGACGGCATCATTTGCAATTTAAACAAATTCTTTTCGTGCATCTGGTCAATTTTCTTCTTTAATTGTTTATCATCAATTAGACCTGTTCTGATATATTTATCGAGAACTTCATATGTAAATCCTAAGTTATCTTCATCTGTTTTATCACAAAGACCATCGGATGGAATTTTCTCAATGAACTCTTTCGGAAGTCCTAATGCATATCCGACTTCCTTAACTTCCGTAACAGTCAGATTAGACAATGGACTGAAATCACCAACACTATCTCCCCATCTCGTACTATATCCAATCCAATCTTCAGATAAATTACATGTGTTCGCCACTCTTCCATTTACTGTTTGAGATACAGCATATAATGTAGCCATTCTGATTCTAGCTGGAAGATTAATAGAAGACTGTTTACTCCAATGATCATCTAATTGCGATTTCACTTCATGCTTGATATCCCTTACTGTATTAAAAATATTTACTTCAATGCTTTCAATTCCAAGATGATTAACCACCTTCTTTGCAACATCGATATCTTTTTGTTTACCGTTTGGCATTAGGACTCCAAGTACTCTTTCTTTCCCTAGAGCTTCAATGCAGAGTGCAGCAACAATCGTAGAATCCTTTCCTCCTGAAATACCAACAACTGCTTTACAACCACACCCGTTCTCTTTAAAGAACTTCTGGATCCATTCAATAATTTCAGTTTTAATTTCATTTGCATTAAACATTAAAATTCACCTCCATGCAGCCTATCTCTGACTTCTTTTAACGATTGTTCTTTTAGTAATTCTCCATCTTTAAATACTGGAATTAACATATTTCCGCGTTTTTCATAATCAGTAGCCTGTTTCCATGTAAGCTCGTCCTCGTAATAAATACTTCCATCACATCGTGTATATACTCTGCAACATCCTTTCTGCGATTTCTTAAAACCCCCGTCTTTAGGATTTTTAAAAATCGGAGTAGGTTTTCCGTCAATTTCACAATATGTTGCTTTAATACATGAACTGAAAGTGTCTCTTGTAAATGGCTTTAACTCTTCGTCTTCTTCGATGCACTGAAATGAAAACGATCCAACGCCTAACGCCACATTTGAACATGCAAATTCGTTTTCCATGAGAATTTTGTAAATTTCTTCACATCTTTGTACTGTAATTGAATCACCATAAATTGCTTTTACATGTGGATCAAGCACTTTATATCCCTTGCTATTAACTGTTCCGCCAAATTCTTCCCATAATTTAAATACAGTTTTTGTTACAACTTCTACACAATCTCCAGAATCTCCACGCATTAACATACAACCGTTATGATTCATAATTTCTGTTTTTAACTGAGGAAGAATATTATCGATAACATTCCAATAATCATAAGAGTCAAGAACTGCTGAAAAACTTGTGTTTGGATAGATTTCAGTAAGCAATCTTCTTAATAATGTAATCTCGTCTCCATCAACTGCATAATTACTGCACATTACAGAATGCTCTGTGCTAGGACTTCCATATGCAACAGGTTCTTTTGTACAATCACAAAAATAATTATTCTCAAGATAAGGAATCGTTGGAACGGTTGCTGTATTCAAAAATGATAAGCACCACCCAGCGCCCGCTTTTACCGCTGATTCTAAGCACTCTTCTCCTCGAAAGTCAAAGGCTCCAATAGCTTTTGATCTCGGAATATAGTCATCACAAGTTAAATCATAATAGTGATTAACGATATCGCGATAAGTCATTCCTACTGTTGCTGCCAACATTGGATGCCACATTTCTGCCGAGATAAGACTTTCTAAACTCTGAGGCAACCACGCAAAATCTTTATGTGTATTTGTAATACCAAACATAGGCACATGCATTGGAACAATTGTTCCTTCCGGTAATGCAACGATCTCAATTGGTAAATATCCTAATTTATGTAGACTTTCAATCTTGTCAATTTTATACGCATCTTCCCCAAGTGATGCATCCATAATTCTTTTATATTCATAAATAATTTCTTTAAAAGGCTTGTCAAAGAACTCTTCATTGAAATAATCAATCAGATACGTCTTTATAAACCCCTGCAATCCAAACATTACTACCTTATCCCATCGTTTTACACGACTCATTCTAGGGGTAAAATAGGAAACTGATTTTGTAATATTCTTCGGTAGCATTTCTGCATGAACCGCTTTATAAAAGTCAATTAATAACATAGGATTCGTCTTACTCTTCATATTCAAATACCTCTACTTTCTCATGTTCTTTTGTAAAAATGCTATTTGTTGTGAACACTCTGTCGATTAATCCACTACTTAATACTTCTCCTTCAAGAATTGTATTTTCACAATGAGATACATATAGATAAATTTCTTTTGCTCCAAGTTCTTTTAGTTTCTTTGAACTATGATAGAACGTACCGCCGCGACTTGAAATATCGTCTACAATTAAAATTTTTCTGCCCTTGATCAAATCCGTCATACCAGAAACATCTAATCCTTTAATCTCCCCTGTTTCCCAATCGCGCTTTTTAATACCAAAAGCATATGGAAGATCAAACATTGTAGAATAACGTTTCATAGCTCCTTCATCCGGGAAAAACATTGTAAGATTATTTGTACCACCGATGTATTTGCTGTCGATTGCTTCCCACACATACTTATCCGGTTGCTTAATTACGATTTTATCAATAAGAGCTTCGCTTACAGATGAATGTGGATCTAATACTGTTACAGAATCAAAATTCAGCCAATTAATAACTTCTGCAAAATACTTTAATGTAAATACATCTTCTGTTGTTTTAACACGATCTTGACGACTGTTTGGAATATATGGCATATTCAAGTACAAATTTGTAATACCATGAGAATTAAGGTGTTTGACAATATAAATCAATGTCACCAATTCTTCATTATCTTCAAACAACCAGGTAATAGTTGCTTCTCTGTAATTTTTAAAATCATAAGAAACATCCTCTTTAAGCAAGAGAGTTCCATCTGGAAATTTCTTTGTATTTACTACTTCTCCATTAATTTTAATCATAAGACTTTTCTCCAATCACATTAATTTGACAAGATTTCATTACTTCTAATGCAGCCCTATGCTTTTCAGGAGTGACACCAGCGCAGCACGACGCATCGACTGTAATTTCCATTTCTGGCACCCATGCTTTAATTAATAGAGCATTCGACACTATACAAATATCAGTACATACACCAACAAGTTCAACGCTATCATAATCATTACTAGCAAAACCCCCATGGATACATTCTGCAAGGTCATTACTTCCAAATCTATCTTTATTAATTACGTGTTTTGCGTAAGATTTTAATTCATCTACAATTTCCCATCCATTTGTTCCAATAACACAATGCTCTACAGGCAATTTTTTACCTTCCTGAGTATCTAAATAACCGTCCCAATGTGCATCTTTCGTAAAGTAAATCACATCGCCGTTAGTGGAATACTCTTCAATTTTTTTCTTTACATTCGGAACAATTGCAACTGCTTCTTTTGTTCCCAAATTTCCACTCACAAAATCGTTTTGCATATCTACTACAACTAAAACCTTCATATTCCCTATTCTCCTTCTACCAATTCCAAGCATTCCTTCAGAAAATTTCTTACTCTATCACGCCCACTTTCGCAATATATACCTGTATAACATACCGGCTTATTCCAGAACGCCATCCATGCTCTTTTAAATCTTCCAATAATTCCTTTAAAATCTCCACCGCAATATGAATCCTCAAAAGAGATTTCAAAATCAATCGAATCTTTCATTGCATATTTAGAAAACACAACTGCTTCTGCATTATCATCGCATCTGATTGTGGCTGTTTTTACATTGTTTTTCTTCATATATTAGTTCTCTCTTTCTCCGTTTGAAATTCTGCTTTTATTATTTAACTAAGCTATCAATATTTACAGAAAATCCATCAAACTTTCCTGTTGATAAATATTCTTCCGTATCAAAAAACATTATTTTCTTTTTCTTTTCTGACAACCCGATAGAGACTCCATTATTCATTAACGTGTTTTTTAATAACTCAAGAATAATTTCTATTTGTTCTTTCGCATCTTCTGCCATTATTTATCCCTCCTTGTATGGTTTTGGAAGTGGCTGCCATGCAAATATTACCCCGTCATAAATCCCATAATCGTCATACCAGAGACCATATTCATCCTCTTTTTTAAATCTCATTCTCTTTACCGGATATTCTTCATCGTCACACGTTACAAGATATACACCTTCTTTCTTAGGTATATTTTGTAACGTATAAGGAATCCACCCATTGTCTTTCTTTCCGTCCTCGTATCCTTTTTGATACCATTTTCTTCGGCTGCATTCTCTGCACTTCGGAACATCGCCCATATGAGAACGGATAATGTCTTTTGCCCAACCAACACTTACATAATCATCACACATTCCGAATGATTCAAACTCTATCGCATGATCTTCAATCTCTTCCAAGATCTTCTCTAGTACGTTCATTCCACATTCTCCTTACCCACATACTTCTCCACAATATCTACTGCACAGGTCAAGCCATAAAGATAGCTTTCCAGCTCTTCTGCTGTTTTGCTTAATCCATGTCTTTTCCTTTCTTCTTTCAGCGTTTCGTAGGCATCATTTTTCATGTTTTCGATTTCTTCCACGATCTTCTCTAATGCGTTCATCGCTCCACCTCCAACAATCCTGCTTTTATAAATACACCTTCCAATAACTCGCTCATTTTATTAGTATCAATGGTAATCGGCTCGCGTGGAAACTCTTCTTGATTTCCGCAGCACGCATACAATTTCGCAATTAAAATATCATACTTTTTCATCGATCCACCTCCAACAGCTCTGGATTATCAAAAATGTTTCCGATAACTTCCGTTCTATTTGGATTCCGATTATATTTAAAAACATCGTTATTGGTGCATTTTTTATTTCCTCGTCCACATACTGCCCATGATCCCCTCCATTCGCTCCAAAACACAGCACCTACACGATATTTTATCTCTTCGCCATCTTTTAAAAACGGACTTCCATCATAGTCATAACTATATCTGAGAATATCATTCTCCCAGATCTTCTTATCGTTTTTGTCGGTAAGTCCGGTGTACTGGCATAAAGTACTTGGAGCAATCTCGCATTTTAGTAATATATCTGGTAATTCTTTGCTAATTTTGTGTATTTCCACTTTTCCAGAAGGATATGCAACAACATACCCTTCCACCCATTCTCCATTATCTTTTCTCTTTGCTTTAAAAAGGATTTCTCTGCTCATAATTACTCTTTCTCCCATGACCAATTAACCTGTTCCATAACCATATCTCTCATAGCTTCTTCGATTTCCTCATCAGTTACATCATCACCAAACTCTTCTTCAAATGTCATATTTGTTCCAGCAAAACCATAATTTGCCTCCGCTTTTACTTTAATCATTCTTCCACTCTCCTATTCCATTTCCCTATAGCAGTTGTTTCTAAAGCACATCTTCGCGTTGCGACTCCGCATTCTTCGCAGTACACAAAAGACGAAATAACCTTTTCATCAAATCCGTAATTGATTTTCAGCATTGCTTCTCCGCCACAAAACGGGCATTTCTTTAGTTCTTCCATTTATATTCTCTCCTTGTTTTCAAGTTTCTTTCCACAATAAGGGCAGTAATTATAATTACTTTCGTAGCCATCTATTAAATCATTAAACACTGTTAAATAACTTGATGAATGCCTTTTTCCGTTCAAAATATCGCAATAAATATAAACTGTTCCATGATTGTTTTTATACTTCCAGCACATTCCATTCCTTTCCTGAGTCAATACAAGTTCTAAAGAGAGTTCTCAGGAAACCCAACTCAATTTGTTTTGACTCGACTCTAACGCACTTTTAACACGTTCTAACGCTTCCTAACACGTTTTAATGCGCTTCCGACCAATCAAGCATCTGTGTGCAATGATTGCAACTTTTATTTCTGTAAGAGTCAACAACGTTTCCGCAACTAGGGCAAAACCCTTTGTAACATATCAATTCATCGTTTAAGTCTCTGTATTCTGTTCGCATCTTCACTTTCTTCGGCAACTGCTTTTTCAGTGCTTCGATTGCAGTTTCATAAACAGTAATATCTTCTTCTAGTTGAATATTGTCTTGTTTTGGATAAAATTTTTTGTTGAGTTTTATATTTTCTCTTTTCGCATTAATCCCAACTTGAAGCCTTCCTATCGCTTCTCTAACTTTTTTCTTGTCCACTTTCTATGCCTCACTTTTTAATCATCAAAATTCGATGGATTCATAGAGCAATTTTCACATGCATCAATCCATTCTCCATTTTCATCTACGTAATAATCATCACCATAAATTCTACATTCATCACAATGATCATATAAATCATTTAAATAGTCGTAATTACACATTTTTAAAATCCTTTCTATTATTTATACAATCCTTTGTATTTTCTAAAAATGCGAAACTATGTGGGAACTCAGGATGTTTAATATGTTTCTTATTCCTAAAACATTTCATGTTCTCACAATCTGACATGCAAAAAGTTATATCTTCACTAGCCATAATTACCTCCATAAAATTACACATTTCTATTCGCTGGCTTTCCACCTAACAAATTTCCATCTTCATCTCTGTCATATTTCCACATCAAATAATCGCACCAATTGTCTTTATCGAAATCACTCATGTTGTAAAACGGATCAGGATTATCTATAACATATTGCTTGTCAAATCCTTTAATTTTCACATTTACATCATCTACAATGATTCTTTTCGATAATCTGCAAATCCACTTCAAGAATTCTTGAAAAGTTTCTTCAAATTCTCTATCACGCAATGCAGCGTCTACTACGAGAATATATTCGTCTTGCGTTTGTAACGATCCTCGTTTTCGACTTCTGTCTCCAAATCTATCTCTTAAGTTATTTGTTCTCTCAAGAAATTCATCAGAAAAACTTGAACAATTATGCCCTCTTTTTTGAATCACATATACTTCCATATCTCTTTCTGATCCAGTTACAACCGGAAGATGATCAAGTACGGTTTCGAGAATATATCTCTTTTCATGTTGTGTCCTGCCTAGAGGAGAAACAACAATTGTTCCATGTACATATGTCCAACTGCTCATTTTATTTACCTCTTTTAATATTAATCACATCGGTATTTACGATCTTATATCACATGCTGTTCACAAACATTTTCAAATAGCGACAAATGAAATAATTTGTTGAATCAACGTTTACAGTTTCTAAATATTTGATTTACTGCAGGTGATATTTGATTATAAACACCGATGAAAATCATATGCAGAACTTTATGTATCTTATTTTATTGGAGGTATGAAACATGTATAGAAATTTATTCCGCATATGAATGGATCATACGGGACTCGAACCCGTAACCATCAGTTTATGAGACTGCCGCGCTCACCATTGCGCCAATGATCCTTATTTGTGCTACCGTAGCAGCACGTATTTTTAATTAAAACTTCTATAGAAATCGCCTGTCTTGTCGATACTTCTGCAAACCATGGAGTCAATTTCTCGTTTCATTTCTTCCCCACATTCCGGACACATATGTCCTTCTCCTGTATACTCTTTCATCGACATCGTGATAATTTTTTTGTGTCCACATTTTGGACATTGAAATGGATATTTCATATTATTTATTTCTCTCCTTTTAGCCTTCTAACATTCTCAATTCCATAACAAGAGCTGTAAGTTCTATCTCATTCTTTTTGATTAACGACTTAAGTTCATTGATTTTATCAATACGTTTTTTCTCTTCTTTTTTTCTCTTCATATATGCATTCATATTAACAACGCCGACTACCTGAGCTGTAGGATTTTCGCCATATACACTCACAGGTAAAATTACTTTTACCTTTCCTAATACTCTCCTATCTTTGTTTCTTGCATTTACAACCACAAGTGTATTATTCAAATTTGCTGTTCTAAGTAATTCATATTCTTCCTTATATAATGCAAATCCATAATCTTTTTTGTTATGGTCTTCTAGTAAGTTCACAATTGCTACTAAATCATATCCTGTCATAGTTTTATTCTCCTTTTTAATCTAATAATTCTTTATCGATAATCTGTTTCCATCCTTATATTTGTATAAATTACATCTTTTTCTATTTTTTATAATGCAGCTTTCGATCGCATTTCAATCCTCATACTAATGTAAACTACATCTCCATTCCATTCAGAAGTTCACAGGTGATATGCGATTTCAATCCTCATACTTATGTAAACTACATCTTATTAAATCAGATGTTATTAAAACATACGGGTATTTCAATCCTCATACTTATGTAAACTACATCATCAAAAATACACAAATATGACATATCTATTTTATGTAACTTACACAATTCTAAGGTTACAAAAGCGTTATCCGTTTTCGTATATGTAAATAAATGATTACTACTCACTGATTTCTTTTATCTACTTTAGTGCGAATAAACCGTATAACTTATGTTCACTTCATATTCGCACATGGCGGCGTTGAACCTGCAACCATGTATATGTATTTAAGCTATTTGCTTCTTATATTCTTTCTCTTTAGCCATATTCAAAATATTAATTGCAGCATTAATGTCTCTATCATGAATCGCTCCACATTCAGGACAAATCCAGCCTCTTATTTTTGTATCTTTTGTTTTTACGTTCACAAAACCACATTTACTGCATGTTTGTGTTGATTTTTTATATTGTCCAATTGCAACAACAGGTACACCATATTCTTCACCTTTTCTTTTTAATAAAGTAAGAATTTCTCCCATCGCCGCATCAGATAAATTATCATTTCTCACTCTTGTTTTTCTTGACATACATATCTTTAACCGACAAAGTTTCTATTCCAATAAAGTCTGATCTTTTTATAACTTCTAACACCATATTCTCCATATGATATTTTCTTTGTCGTGTTACCTTTCTTTCTAATTTTGCTTTTTTAACTTTTGTTTCTATGTATCTTTTAGAAGGCTTTAATTCAACATTTTCTTTTCTTAATTCACTTAACCTTTTCCTAAACTCAATATTGCTATACCCTTGCCTTCTGGATAATTGTCTATTTAACATCTCACGATGTTGACGAACACTTCCGTCTTTACCATTTTTGAATCTAGGATTATCATATTTTGTTCCGTCTGATAAAGTCATCAAAGTTGAAATTCCAACATCAATTCCAATTTCTCTTTTCTCTTCTTCTACTTTCACAATCTTATAAATATCTTTCATACATAGCTGTAAAAAGTAATCACCACAATTATCTTTTTTTACAGTTGTTAATATTTGTTGTTTCTTATGTAAATTCACATATTCTTCAAAATTCATCGTGCATGATGAATCAAACCAGATATTTTTTAGGCATCCTTTAATCCCCCTAATCTTTACCTTTCCGATTTTAGCTAAATTAAAATATGCTACATTTTTATTCTCATCATTAAAGCTCATTTTTCTCAGAAATTCTTGATATGTATAACTTGTTCTCGGATGTTTCTTTGAATAATATGGAGGTTTACTGTTCTCAATCGGTCTTTTAACTCCCTTTCCGTTTGTTTTCTTATTAGAATTTTCTCCACTCACTTGAGCATCCAATCGCTTCGACAAATCACACAAGAAAACTCCATTCTCACCAGACAAAGCACCCGCTGGAATCAATTTAATGTCTTCTCTCCTACTTCTTAACACATCCAAATACTGTTTCTTTGCAATAGACTTTACATCCGGAAAATGAACAGTTTGTCCTCCATTCTTTTTGTCTGGTCTTTCAATTGTATTAACTTTATTTTCAAACATATCATAAACAGCCATATTACATGCTTTATGTAAAGCTAAGATAATTCTATCTATTAATTCACTCTGTTCTTTATTTGGATACATTCTAAAATTGAAAGTATACACCGGTATTTTTATAACTTTTTCAACTAGCATTTAACCAGACCTCCTTTTGCGACATTTCATAATTTAGTGTGTTTACAAAATCTTCTATTGCACACAAACAATATTTTGCATATTGCTTTGATTCCACAATTAAATAGAAATCATCCATGTATCTTCCATAATATTTGACACCCAACTCTCCAGTTATAAAATGATCAAAACCAGACAAATATAATAAAGCAAATACCTGACTAACTTGATTTCCAAGAGGCAAGCCATTTCCGCTTGTGCTATCAATAAATTTTTCACATAACCAGTACGTATCTGGATTAGATATAAAATATGAAACAATATCTTTCAGAATATTATGATCAATATTATAGAAAAATTTTTTAATATCACCTTTAATAATCCAACAATCATATCCGTATTTCTGATATGCTAAATACATTTGATATTTCAGACAATCCAAACCAAACAATGTTCCTTTTCCTATTTGTCCGGCATAATTCGTATATATAAATTCATTACTTAAAATAGGAAGAAGCACATTATCACATAAACTGTGCTGCACAATTTTGTCTTTAAAACTTCCTGCTTCTATAATTCTCTCTTTCGGTTCATATACTTTAAATCTGTTATATCTATCTACTTCATATTGCTTTGATTCTAAAAGTTTCTTAATTTGATAAATTCCATCAAGAGCAGATAATTCAAATTTAATTCTACTTTTCGTAAAACCTTTGCCACTTTTTGAATCTCTGTATGCTTTATATAAATTTTCAAAATCAATAATCTTATCAAAAACTGTGCTATCTTTTATCATGATATATTTTACCTTTGTATTTATCCTGTCTAGTAAAAGACAGGAAAGGTTGTTTGCTCTTTTGATATCGGGACTCTAATTTCAGCGTTTCTCTTACTTTATTTCGTCTTCCGACCCAGAACGGACGAACTCCATAATCGTTCCAATTGCAATCGTTGTAGTTCACGTTACCATTACTGTTAACAATCTGAACATAGGAAGTCATATAGCAAACAACCGTTAAGAATCATCTTGTTTTATCTTTGTTTCTCCAGGCTATTGTCATATATTTAATATCACATATCTTCTTCTGCCAATGTTCAACTGTATCAGATCCTATAAGATTTAGATTCATTGACAATTCAACATAACAAGATAATTTATCACATGAAGAAATAGATCTAGTTTGCAAATCTAATCTCTTCTGTTTTTCTGCATTTATTTGTATTCTATTTGCGCTCATCAGGAAATCATATATATTCATACATTCATTCTGAATTCTTTCTATAAGCGTTTTGTATTTTGCCGGATATCTCTTTTTATTCGCTGTCACGGAATATGTATATTGCATTAAGTCGATAGCTTTTGTAATAACTTCCATATAAATCACTCCAATCTTGCTGAGTTTTGCTCTTCGAATACTTACGAACAACGCTTACGCATTGTTCTGTCTTCATCTCCACAAAACGTTATCGACAAGATAAACAGATTTAAGATTCGGTGATAAAAAACGGACGAACCCCACCATCGTCCCAACCGCAAACGCCGTAGCACACGTCACCATCACAGTTAACAATCTGAACATAGGAAGAATCTTTTCTTGATTTCGTCTGATTTGGAGTTGACAGCCAGTGTGGATAATTGATTAGTGGAAGTTTTTCACCACATTTTCTGAATAAATCAAAAGTCGGAATAGACAATACATCATCTTTTACAACACCATAATCATTAAATCCATCCATACTAAGCAAGTTATTTTCAACTGGAGTAATACTATTTCCATATTTACATTTAATGTCTTTTGCAAGCTTGCACTCTTTAAGATATTTTCTTACAGAAGATTCTGCGTAATTATTATTGCTGCCAAAACTCATCCTCGTAAGAACTCCATACATAAAATGATATATCTTTCCATCCATTCGAATGTTTGTCCAATAATATCCAAATTCCTCTTTAAAGTGCTTGTTCATAAAATCTTTAACGGATTCTCTAAATTCATCTTCATATCTCTCTGGATCGTTACTATACCATTCTGGTACAATATCCTGATCGACTTTATAAGTCCACTTTGAAATATCAGAAGTGATAACATATTTCTCTGGCGGAATTAATTCTGCTCTCACAAATTTCTTAGAAGCATTAAATTCATTATCTTCTATATCCAATTTTTCAAGCAAACTTGAATGACTTTCATTCTCTAAGGGTGCAAGTTCCACCCTATTCTTAAAAATAATTCCACTTTTAAACTCACACATAATTTATTTCTCCTTTTCCTTATTTAGACAATTTCAATTTCTTCTCCAATCAGTTCTTCTAACTTTTCGCGCATCTCTTCTACGGTCATTTTCTTTAGTTTTTTTCGCTCCCAGATGAGTTCGAGGTTGTCATCATGCATGATACTGCTAATTTTTTCCATGCATTTAATCTTATATACCCTAACTATTTCTAAACCGCTTGCCACATTTTTTAAGTTTTCGTTATAGTCTCCCAAATCCGAATATCCATCTTCGCCAATCAAAAAGCCGCCTATAACAAGTCTTTTCCCTAAATAGTTATCATTATATTCGACCACCATTCCGCTTTTTAAATCTGACTTTGTAAATTCTTTCTGCATGTAATCACTCCATTCCAGGATCTCGTATCCTTCGCTATTGTAGTACCGATACGATGAGAACATTCCGAATCTTATATAGCACGTTTCTCCTTTGTACTCTTCATAATTTGTCTTTTCCATGTAGCTTTTACCTGTGCTCCACTTCATCCCATGCTCATGCATTCTCTTGCAAAAATCTTTCGCTTCTTCCTCGGTCTTACAATGCACCGCAATCTTATTGTCTTTATTTTTAAATTCTTTCCAGTTAAATTTTTTCATCTTTTCTACCTCATTCTTCCTCTCCCATATATTTTGCAGCGAACATCAATGCTCCGACACCGAGAATAAAACCATAGAAAAATGAATCTTCTCCAATTTCATATAATCTAGCACCGGCTAAACACGATGTAATTAATCCACCGATTGACATTATGTTCCAAAATGTTTTATCCATATATTATTCACCTCCATTTATCCAGCAAGTTCATATTTATGTCTCAAGAATTCACCAATATCATTTACCATGTATGTATAATTTTCTTTTTGATCTTTAATATATGTAGAATTTCTGTTAAAGAAACTTACCATCCACTCCGGAATTTCTAAATCTATGTTTGTTTCAAAGCTGTACGCAACAACAGCAAGTAAAGAATTCATGTTTTCAGGTTCAAGAAGTTTCGATGAGTTATCAACCTCTACTGTCCAGTCATCTAACTGAATTTTATATAATTCGATGTCTTCATCAATCACATCTTCTTTAACATTTTCTTTGATAAATTCAAGAGCGTTCTGGTCTGAAGAAGCATTATCTATTACATTATTCTCTCCCACTTCGACAAGACATTCTTCATCTTCTTTAATATGTAAATACTCTTTCATGAGAGCAGTTAAGATGTTAATTTTCTCTTTTAAAATAGCCTTACCTTTTGTATGACGATCCTCATTTAATTTGTCAAATGTTACTCCATTTACATCTTTTTTATATAAAGACTTTTCAAATTCTTCTACAAAATCCTTAAACTTAATATCATCTAATCCAAATTTAGCAAACTCTTTAAACACAGGGATCCAAACAATAACATTTTTTGGCACAAACACTTCTGTGAAATTATCTTTGCACACAGATTCAATCCTGCTAAAATATTCATTTACAGTATCAAAGTGTTCTTCCGTTGCGTTCTCATTTAGATATTTGCTCATGTTCTTTATTGCACTTTTCCAGTTATCAAAGAAAAACGTTGTCATGACAGATTCACATACAAGTCTTTCTCTAATACCTTTCGATTGCTGCTTACCGGAACAAGACATACAATTTTTAAAGAATTTATTTTTCTCAGATATTGTCCTTATTTTTCTTGCATGTAAATCAATATAAGTAAATGCTTTCTGAGATGTATTCATTCCCAAATGATTGTTGTATCTTCTCACCAATTTACTAATCTGTGACATCGTACAATGCTGATGTATTGTAATGTCAATCTGATAATCATCAAACATTTTTTTCAATTCTGGCGGTAACATTTCATATGTTTTTCTTCTCAAATCATATTCAACAGATTCCCAAATAACTTTTCCGTATTCATCTTTACAGATTTTATTATTTTCATCTTTCTTTTTTCTCTGATATTGGATAATCGGATCTTCTAAAGTAGCTGTAATTTTATAGTTTTCATGCTTAAATTTAACCAACGCAGAACTTCTTTGCATTCCATCAACAATGTATTGCTGCACAACGTCTTCGTCCAAATCTTCTTCTCCTAAGATAATTGGTGGAATATAATCATCAGTTAATACAGTTTTGATTAACTCATTCACCATTCCATTTTCCCAACAAAACAGTCTTTGAACGTCCTGATTATCACTAATATCTTCTTCCACAATCTTCTCTAAATAAGAATCTAGCGATAATGTCTTTTTTCTAATTTTCTTTGCCATGATTATATTCCTCCAATTTTTTATTCGCACAATAACACTTTTACATTTTCATAAAGACGCATAGTCCCAAGTATATTGTCTTTATATTCTCTTTCTGTTATGTTTAATTCTTCAATAATTTCATCTTGAGTGTATCCATCGCATATGAGATCGACCGCCTTTTGTTGCTTATAAGATAAATTGCTCTTATACATTTCAATTTTATCTGTTGTGGGGTGAAGTCTATTTATAATTTCCCCTTCTAAATTAAATCCAGAAGAAATGCCTTCTTCCAACGTGTAATCTTCATCTGGATCAACTTTCATATGTATGGATATATCTGGAATAACTATAGGATTTCCGTCCTTATCTCTCATAATTTTTCCTTTACTATCTATTACAAGATTACATCTTTTAAACCTTATACAATCTCTTTTCCACGTTTCTTTTCTTCTTACAAGGTTTCCATAGAAATATGTACTAAATTTACAATTTTTCGACTCATCATATGTATCCATACTCTTCAGAAGAATATCGACAGCTTTATCATAATAATCATCCCAATACATTTTCGGGATATTTGTTTTGGAAATGATTTTGTCGCATATTTTACGAATTTTTTTCATATCATTTCCGATATAGTCTTCGAGAATTTTATTCTTGTCCATCTTTATGACCTCTCATACAAAATATTTAGATATCTAATTTTTATATTCGCTTTTATGAATACAACATACACCACATCTGAATATTTGTCAATAAATATATTCACATATCTGAATATTCCTCCATTGACATATGAATATATAATGTTATAATCTAAATATTAGGAGGTGTAATATGTTTTCATACAAACCTTTGCTGAAGCTGCTTATTGATAACGACTTAAGCAAAACTCAATTTCGTTTAGAAACCGGAATAAGTATGGCTACATTAGCCAAGATTGGTAAAGATGAATATATTTCTATGTCCACTCTTGACACCATTTGCAAATATTTCGATTGTAAAATTGAGGATGTAGTCAAATTTATCAATGATGATAAGTAGTTTCATACAACCTGATTCTATTATTACTATGAATCAGGTTGTAATTCATCAAAGAAATCATCGTCTTCAATGATTCTTATCTCAAATCTTCTAGTACCAAGACGATTAAAAGTCTTTTCAATATTCTTAATCCCAATCGTACATTTTGTATTGTCCAGGACAGATTGAATAATTACCAACTCATCTTTAATCTGTCTTCGTTTTTCAAGAATTTCTTTTTCCAACTTATATAATTTGTATCCATCACAACCTGACTTCCATTTTTCTAATTCAATCTGATGCATACAGTTTGACAATTCACGATCAACATTTGCCAATTTTTTATGTAATACTGCTCTTCTTCTCGTAGCGTCTTCCACAAATTCGCTACACTGTCTTGATTTTTCGATCCACTGTACAACCTCGTCGCACGGTATGTACGAATCTTTTCTTATGTATTTCTTCTCTTCTGATTGCACATTATCTGTTTTTGTTTTGTTCTGAGGAACTTCCTGTTCAGATTGTGGAACAGGTTTTACTTTAAAATGAAAGTTCTTCAATACTTTTGGAAGATTCTTTAGAATATTATCCGCCTTATCCTTTTCAAATACTTGAGCGTTGCGTTTAGAACAAGTTACAGGAGAACCATCAGAACTTAACCTAATGTACAATTTGTCGTTCGTCACGACATAATTCATTTCAACCACCCTTTCTTTTTTACTTTTCATTGCGTTATTCACTGTTTATTTCACTCCTATTTAAAAAATTGCATCAGAAATAAACGTTTAGAAACTTGTCCACACGAATAAAAAGTAAATTTCAATATTCAGTTTTCCAATATTTGGAATTTTTAGCTGATACGCTTGACTACTTTGAAAAAAATATGTATTATACTAGTAGGGATAGCGCAAGCTGTTCTTAGCACTCCCATTTTTGGGAAATGCGTTTTTTGGTTTTAGAAGAGCCGGAACCGGAGGTGTTGGCGCACCTGTGATGGATTTCCGTCTCTTCTTTTTTATTATGTTTACAAAAAGTATATTAACACGAACACTTGTTCTTGTCAATAGTTGACAGAACGTTTGTTCGATTTTTTGTTCTTTTCTGTTCTTCTGTATCCGGGAAAGGATCATGAACTAATATTGTACTCATAGTTCCGATAGGTTTTATGTTCATCAAATCTAATTGTTTTTCAGAAAACACTCTTAGCTGGTTTAAAAAGTCATCACAAATTTTTGCTATTGTTTCAGATCGCTCGATAATATCCTTGCATTCCTGAAAAGTTTTTCTTTCAAAACCTACCACCTCATTATTTTCAAGGTCTTGTTCTGCAACTAAAACTTTTTTCCCTTTACAGTGCTTAACAGCTTCTTCAATGTCCATCAATACATATCTCATGCCACATCATCTCCCCACATAAAATTTGCGTCACATGCAATCTTTATTGCACGTTTATCGTCCATAGATGTTATCTTTCCAAGGTATTTTTCTATTCTTAATTCTGAAATATTTCTTATGCATTCGCACAAAACAATAGAATCTTTTACCAACCCTGTACCTCTTCCCTTTTTGATAAGAGTATGCGTAGGTTGGTTTATCTTTTTTAATTTTGTACTAAATGGTATAACGATGGTTGTTGCAGCGAAATGATTTCCTATATCATTCTGTACAATAATTGCTGGTCTTTTCCCGCCTTGTTCACTTCCTATAGTGTTATCTCCAAAGTCAACCATTACAATATCAAATTTTTCAAATTTAATTTTCATAATTACGCATCCTCCTTTCTCCTAATCTATGCACTTCTCTCTTTCGATATCATAAGTATATACTCTTTACAGTATATTGTCAAGAGTATATTCAATAAAATATATTTATTTTTTAAAGAATATATGCTAAACTATATACTGTAAACAATATATAACGAACAGGTGGTGAATACATGCGCTTAGATATTAAAGATCTGGTAGATAAAAAATTTCAGAATAAAAATCAATTTGCAAAAGCGATCGGAGTCGGGTATCCTGCGGCATGTAAACTTTACGATGGAGATACAAGCAAAATAAATTTTGACACACTAGAAAGAATATGTATCGCACTAGAATGTACTCCAACTGATTTATTCAAATCTGAGGATCCAGCGTTAAATAGACTTCTTTTATATTATTGCAAGTTACATGAATCCAATGAAAAAGACGATACAGAATAAGTATCGTCTTACATATATTTATTACATCTTTATTATTTCTTTAGCTTTTCTAGCTGCTATATCCCAGTTTACTTCTATCCCGGAACCAATGCTATACCATGTATCTTGGCTTTCACTGTACTGCAACACATTCCAACACCATAAGTTTGACTTTTCTTTGTGCGGTTCTAAAACTACTTTTCTCATAACATTTACACCTCCCAGATGAAAGTTAAATTTCATTGTTGATTTGTTCAAACAGAGCTGTACTGAACTCTTTTAATTCTTCAGACATACTGCACTGTTCGCAATATTCATCAATATCTTCAAAATAATCATCTTCAGTTTCTAAATGCCAATCTTCCCATTCTCCGTCCACAAGCATTTGTAATCCACCTGCATTACAAAAATCTGGTTTAATATTATTTTGCAGTTGGAACATATCGTATGCTGCTAATAAATCCATCATTTTTTTACCTTCTTCTACACTCTGCACCGGAATGTAGAATGTGTCACATGATAAACTTACTTGTGGAATCCACCATACTCTTAATTTATTATCCATAATTTTACCTCCATATTACCTTATAAAACCTATATTTCTTCAGCATATTCACATTGATTTAATATTTCTTTCTTATCAAAATCAATATCTTCTGCGGTGTCGCAACAGATTGTTTCAACTTGACTATCTATACCGTCCATATCTATTGCGCATTTTCGTAATATTCGAAAATACTATTACCATTTAACCATAATTATTATCAACATTTCTTATATAAGATCACCAGCATATTTGTCCTGAATTATATTTTCTAATTATTTCCTTAAATTTCTGTTGATGTTCTTCAAAATATTTTCTTTGTTCTTCTATTTTTAAATTACCATAACCCAATTTAGATTTGCAATGGTTATATCCATTCAATATTTCCTCCGCACTACGTTCTTCAAATTCAGACCATCGAATATCATTTGTATAACTGTCAGACTCTACATAATCATTATATAAATCAATTTCCAATTCAGAAACAGCTTCTACAATAGCCTCCTTATCTGACATAAATTTAAATTTTTCTGGATTATTCTTTATATAGTCTTTTATTCTTTGTTCGTCTTCATCAGAAATGGTACAAGTACACACATTCACACAATCAACTTCTATTTTAAACATATATTTCTCCTTGTATATCCTAGATTATATATTACTCAAACATCTTTTTCGGAAGTATTTTATCACAGTTTATGCACCTTCGCCTTTTACTACAAAATTCTGTAACATCCTCAGTGGCTCCACATGGCTCATTATTGTAATTAAAAAACAAATCTCTAATTACTCTTTCTGTTATATAGTATCCCTTTTCTGAACCACAAAACGGGCATATTTTTTGTTCCTTCATAATTCCCCTCGCTTGAAATCAATCATTTATTCTCTTCAAAATTCCATACCGTTTCTTGAACATCCCAACATATTCTGGAAAATATTCAAACCAATCATAATTCACTTCTTTGATTTGATTCAATCCAATTTTTCTTACAGCTTCTAATGCAGCGTCTTTCTGGTTGATTCTTTTCCCAAAGCAAGTCTGGCAATTAGAACCTTCTATTGTTTCATACGAGTTAAATGTCTTATTGAAATCCATCAATGGATGAAGAGATACTGGTTTATTATTCACATTATTTACCAGAACTCCCCAGTTTCCCCAGTGACGATCAGTGTTTCCCACAAGGTAATCAATAATGTTCATCATGTAGTAATCATGCTTATCAAGTGCTAAAATATATTTTCGGATATTTCGGTCATGATTTTGCGAATACACTTCAAATGCTTCCATAGACACAATGGAAAAGTCCTTTGATGTGATATTTTCACTTATAGTTACCGGTTCTTCAGCAAATACACTTCTGTTGTATATGACCTGCTTTACATCAAAACACTGACAAATTTTACTTGATAGAAGTTCCTTCTCAACAACTTCTATTCCTCCGTCTTTCAACAGAGAAAATCCTTTTTCTGTCCGTTTCCAGGCTTTTGGGAAAACACCATTTGTAGACAAATCTTTTGCCAGATCTTCATTATTGACTGTATATTGTTTTCCACGTAGGGCAATATCAATAAATATGTTTTCCAAGTGGTTGTCATACAAATTCACTTCAGAAAATGTTATCTTTTCACCTTTATTTCTTACCCAGAAAACATCTGTCAATGATGTACACCTATATGATAACGCCACTTTTGCTCTATCCTTGTCCGTTACAGCCTGATTCATTCCTATACTGTTCAAAATTTCTTTAGCGTATTTTCTATCCAATGTGAGAACTCTTGTTGCACACCAATAATTGAAATTTGTAATATTATTAACAAGAGTATCAACATCTTCTTCTTCTTCAAGATATAGGTTATACGGCATAAAACTTTTGTAATACACCTTACATCTTCCAGAAGAATCAATTCTTGCAACTCTTCTATCTTTATGCATAATTTCAAAAATATCGCTGTTCATATTATACATTCCTTTTCAAAATTTCCGTTACCTGCTGCGTAGTAATTCCATATATTTTTGCAACTTTTTTCTTGTCTTTGTATTTTTCATATTCTTCTATAATGTCATTCTCTGTCCAGTTCTGGTGAACTACCCACGAGCTAAAGCTAATGGGATTGCGAGCCTCATTAATTCAACCGGCTCATTCATAAAGTTTTCCATCATGGTTTCTCCAATTTTCCAATTTTCCAAAATACTCTCTACGGAATCATACGGACAAAACAACTTCCCGCTTCTCAACATAATTACATCAACCTTTTTCTTATCTCTGTAGATTTTCGTAAGTTCTGTGCTTATCTCATATGTTTGTCCTGTGCGAAACCCCATACTTCCGTCTCTACCAATATATTTTCCTCTCAATATCGTACCTCCATTACATATTATTTTAACACATATTACAAATCAAGTACAGCATCTGCTATAGTAGATTCATCCATGTGTACATAATATCTTGCTGCTGTTTCCAAATTCTTGTGCCTTAATTGTCTTTGAACAAGAACAATATCTTTTGTTTCTTCATACAATTTACTTCCAACCCAATGTCTTAACATATGTGGGTAAATTTCGCCTTCCGAATATAAATTAAAAAATCCTGTAATTGCGCCTTTACTTAATCTGTTATTTTCATTTGATAAAAACAATGCGTTATCTTTAATTTCTCTCTCTGTTACGAAAAAAGTTCTAATTTTCAAATACTCCTCAATATTCATTCTAGCCTGTTCAGACATATAAACTTTGTCATATTCTTGTATATTTCCCTTTCCAAGAATCATCATATACGGTCTTTTTTCTTCGTGTAGATGTAAATCGGAAATATCCATATTTATTAGTTCTTCTGAACGAATACCACTTCCCTTTATAAGTTGAACGATGGCAATATTTCTAATAATATTAAATTCATTTTTATTTCCATCTGTGATATTTACTAAGAATTTTTCCACTTGCTCATCTGTTGGGATTTCTACTTCTTTATATCTTTTTTCAGATTTATATAGATTGCCAGGTATATGTGAAATCACATTATCATCGACATATTTATTTTGTCGTAAATAATTCCAAAAAGCACTGAATACGTTCTTCTTTGTATTGATAGAATCCAGTGAATTTGTTCTTCCTAAAATTCCATTTTTTAATTCGTTAAGATATTTAATAAGATTATTACTAGTAATAATCTGTATATCTGTTTCATTGATTTCTGCTATGCTTTGTTTATTTATATATTTATTATTGATCATCCAATTAAGCATATCTCTAATATATATCCAATTAACTCTCTTTGTAGCCGCTGATTTATATCTATCAAAAAAATCTGATATAAAATCAGGAATATCTTTTAATTCTTTTGCAAGTTTTTGTTCTATTTTTCTTTGTTTTTCAATTTTATAACACATATAATATTCTCCTAAAATCCCAATGCTTCTGCAATATCTATTTTCTTTTGTAAATATTCTAATGCAGACAATCGTTCTGCAAATTCTTTTGATTCTTTTCCATGAAAATAACTAATCTCCCACAATTCTCCATCATCTGTTCTATAATATTTCTGTTCTTGTGGCTTATTATTCCGAGTAAGGTATTCATATACATTTCGACAATACAATTTTTCATATTCTCCTAATAGAATATCTTCTCTTTTAATCTCCTTCACATTTAATACCTTCTTTCTTTAAAATCGTGTTCCATGTAATAAACCTTCGGCTTTCATTTCTGTAGCGAATTCAAAATCAACGTTGCAAATGTTGTAACTGTTATACATGGAGTTCTCCATATTCTTTATTCCCCTTTTTACTCTTTTACTTTGTTCTTTGAACAAATATTCCATGCTATCCTTTTCTCTTCTCATAATATTCCTCCTGTTTTTGCAATAAAAAAACAATCAGATATCCCCGATTGTTTTAATTGATTAGCTTTCTTTTCTTATATACACTATAAAAGTCACCAGGACAATTTCTGATGACTTCTAACTATACATACACTATCTTCCTTTTTTTGCTTTCTTCCATTCATATTCCCATCGTTCATCTTCTGACATTTTACTTGTCTTATGATCTTCCGCCAATGTAAACAAACCTCCAATAACAAGAACAATCAACCCAAAAATAATTCCACCCATAATGTTTACCTCCAAATATTTTTTACTTTAAACTATCACTGAGATTTTCCAAAAACGCACATAGCATCAATAAAAATATTCCTCCAATTAACGCTCCCATATGCATATCCCCACCCTTCATTATCCATTATATATGTAAGCACACTTATGTGCAACACCACTCTGCGTTCTTCCTAACTCTTTTGCAACTTCTCTATAAGACATTCCTCTACGCAACATGGATTTTGCATAGTTTATTTCCATATCTGTCCAGTATTTTCCTTTGTTTGGTCTGTCATATAAGAATTTTTCACACCTTACCCACGCCGGTTCCAAAGCCAATGTCATACAATTATACCTAGACCAGTTGATAATATCCTTATGCTGTTCAGCCCATTTCCAAAAATTTTCAAGATCAATCATATATTTTGTGCAGCACGAACATTTAAATTTCCGACATGGAAGATCATATTGATTTATCCACTTCATGACTACCTTATGAGTAACATTGAAACACTCGGCAAGTTTATTCACGCTTAAAATATCATGTACCTTGCTCAAGCCTATATCCAAAGCCTTTTTAACAACTGCTCGTTCTGTTCTATTAAGTCTTTTTGCTGTAATTGACACAGCCTGATTCAAATATTTCGATTCCAAATACCTAATCTCTCTATCTGTCCATCTTTGAGCCATATTTACACAATCTCCCTAGGAATATAATCTGCAAGGTAATCTTCTTGTCTCTCTTTGAAACGTATTTTTAAATATCCAACATAGTGGAATTTAATTCCATTCTCTTCGAGCAATCCCTTAAAAATATCTCCAATAGGTTCACATACATCTGTACATGAATTAAACTTTCTAGTTGCTTCTCCGGCAAGACTCTCCACCTCTCTCTGTCTATCTAATGGAATCTGATATACTTCTGGTCTTGCTCCGTAACCTTCTTTGTATTCATTGTTATAGGTTCCATCAAAATCCAATACAAATAATGTCCACATCATAATTTCTTACTCCTTTATTTCCTGCTGCCAATTCTTTTAATATTGTCATTTCTCTCTCAAAAGAAATGTGAATTTCATTACTACTCATTGTTCTTTTCTATCATGGGGAATATCCAGCCTGTTTTATTATTGGGAAACAAAACGTCATAATTGATTTTATGTAATTGAAACTCTGTTCCACATCTTTCACAGGCAAAAATTTTTCCGTCATACATTCCAATAATCCCACCACATTTGCAATTAATGTGACTATATCTTTTCATGTTTACCTCAATTATCATTCTGGGTCTATCCAATATTTACATACCACCATCCAGTATATCTATCCACTTCATTATTTCTTTCGTCTTCTTCCGGATCGTAATATCCTGTATTTATTTCGACTTCTTCACCTTGTGTTCTATATAATGTCGTAAGCATATCTGCAACTGTGTTTGCTGCACTCTCTGTTCTTACTAGAATTTCAGAACCTCCATCTGTCCAAATTTCTCCTTCAGAATAATCTCTTAGTCTTTCTGTAATTAGATCAATCCAATTCAATTTATCCATACCTTCCCATCCTTTCCACACAAGAAATGCGACTTTCATTTCCTTTTATTTAATTCTTCCATAACTTCCTGAATATCTGTTACATAACCAGACCAAACAACTTTTTCTGCACTTTCTCCACAATAAATTTCCATACTGCCATCAAAAAATCTCGAAACATCCATATTATCATATTTCTTCATTGACGGTATAAGAAATTTTACATTGTAGAAATATAAATTGTCAGTATCTATTTCATCCCATTCTTTCCAATTATATAAATCAATTCCACAAAACTGTTCTTTGTTTATCTTATTTTCCATAATATGTACCTCCAATCTATTTATTATCTAACACATCCAGCAATCCTTTTCCATTCTCCATTGACGTTAGTTTTAGTTCAACATCAGTGATAGCATTTTCAGCGACCAATTTGACAAATTCGATAGGTAACTGATTTCCGTTTTTCTCTGCTGTTATTTTCAATCCTTCAACTAAAGATTCTATTCCAACCTTTACTCCAGCCAAATAAGCTAATTTTAATTCGTCCATAATATTTTTCCTCAAATCTTTAAAACAAATACGAGTTTTATTGCCATGATTTAAGTAAATCATCATAATAAAGTCTCTGTCTTACTTCTAATATACAATCATCATATATCTGTTTTAATTCTTCCAATAACGATTTATATTCCTCTTCTGTCGCTCTTTTCGTTCCATTATAGAGGTCATAACTTGCTTCTGAGTGTTGTCCTATGTGCATATATGACATAATGTTTCCATAATTAACTCTAATTTCTGGAAGAAAAGCAAGTATATCATTACCATTCTTTCTGAAAATCACCTTTACTTTTTTCATATAATCAGCCTTCCTTTCTTTATAAATAGATTGAATTTCCGATTTTATTCTTCTATAATCAATTTCTTTCCGCATATCGGACAAAATTTTACTTTATACATATCAATTCCAAAATCATATCCACAACATGTAGCCACTCCATCAATCAAGTATGACTCATTTATTTCTTCTACTTCACACCATGAATCCGTACAATTATATGGTGACTCCCTACGTCCTTTCATAATATCATCTTTTACAATTTCTTCCGCTTCTTCTTTACTATTTGCTTCTACTTCATATGTTTTGCCATATGTTTCATAATAATCTACAATATATTTTGCCATAATCATTTTCTCCTACAATCCCATCAAATCTTTTACAACACTTACACCATAACTTTCCTCAAACCAATCACAGATTGACGTTCTATGCCATCCTGCTGCGAATCCATTCCACTCTTCCTCAATACATTCTGTATTAGGGTTCATCGGAACATTGCCAAAATCTAACCATAAATCCTTAATATATTGTGCGCGTCTATACTCATAACTATCATTCATACCACGATCAACAATACATGCTAAATCATCATCTGTGATCAAGAATTTCCGTTCTGTGCAATAGTCCATTATCGCATTGTATTCCTTGTCACAAAATTCTGTATCATCTTCAATTTGATCAATTTTCAGTTCTTTTAGATATTCTCTTAATGACATACTATTTTCCCTCTTTCCAATGTTCCATATCTTCATTTTTCAATGCAATCATTTCCAACATTTGCAGCGTACTGAAACATTCATTTTGTTTTAAAATTTCCAGTTCTTCTGTGATACACTTTACTTCTTCATCTTTGTATTCTAAAGAGTCCGCATAATCCATATCTAAAGACAGATTATATAATATTTTCGCAATTTTCTGTAAATCCATAATATACCATCCTTCCTCTTATGAAAGCATTCTTTCGTTCTGTTAAATAAATTCAATTTCCCATATAGCATTTTCACGAAAATACTGTTTGCAAAGTCCGTTTTCAAATTTCCAGTCGGATGCTTTTCCATATTTAATCCAACTTCCTTTCCCATTGTTGGCTAATGTAATTTTGCTATCTGGTTTTTCATCTTCGATACTGTAAAACCCGTTTGTCTGTACTACATTCGGCTTTCTAATCTGCCCCTCATATTCTGATCTGATATAGTGTTTTCTAATAATAAATTTACGCCCCTCTTTGATTACTCTTTTTAACTGTGCTAAATTTTTAATTTCCATGTTTATTTCCTCCCAATAACTAATCCCTGTTACAATAATCTAAAAAAGCGCCTATTGTTTCTTCTGCTTCGCACCTAGTCAAATATCTTCGCTTTTTACTTTTCTTTCTATGTAATGGTAATCCACACATCTTGCGTTCATTATTTCTTAATAACATTTTGTCCGTTTTTTGTTTCTTCCTGGTATTTATGTTCATACTCATTTCACCTCTTAAAATCGTGCTTTCATATGCTCTCTATATAATAGATATATTATTTATAAAATTTCAAAATGCATTCCCTCGAAAAGTAAAACACATCCATTTTCATCGTTTGTCATCCATGTTTTTGTTCTTCCATCTTTATTACTTACACCTGTGTACTGTTCTTTTTTCCACTCTTCTTTTCTGAAAATATAATACTTGTGAATTCCTGTTTCACATTCTGGGTATTTTCCCTCTAAATGTAAGGCAGCTTTTTTTGCTTCTATTTCTGTTTCATGTATGGATTCTTCAATCCTTTTCCATCCACATTCTTTATCTTTCATACAGGCATATGCCTTAAATTTAATAATCATATTCAAAACCTCCTCTTGAAATTATCTTTTCATCTGTTATTATTCCGATTTCAATATTTCAAAGGATATTTCTCAAAATCTAAATATTCTTCATTATACGCACTAGGAATATAGTTTCTAAAATCATCATAATACCATGCTTTGTATAGTTTTGTTCCTTTTTTAGCAATTTCTCTTACTGCTTCTTTAAAAGCGTCATATAATCCCAGAAAATATACATCCATATTTTCTTTTGTTCTTTCTCTAATTTTTCTTGGTACTTGACCAACAATCATATTTTCTTTATATCTCATAATTTTCCTCCCGATAAAATCATTATTTGTTTCCATAACATACGGAACAGCAAAAAGCTGTTCCTGACTGTTCCAAAGTTCTACGTTATTCAACTGATACACAGATTGAAGAGTCTAAAGAGCAAAACGGACGAACACCATAAACGTTCCAATAGCAATCGCGGTAGTACACGAGACCATTACCGCGAACAATCCGAACATAGGAAGCCGAGCATCCTTCATTTGTACTGTCTGGTGTATCTAACCAAAACGGTTTTTCATTTTCTGTCCTAAACATACCATTCTTCCTGGCTTTTCTGTAATCATCAAAAGTTCCTAAATGCACCTTACAATCACATGTTCCGTAAGTGTGCAACCCATCCATAGATAGTAAATCAACTGTATCAATCAATACATTTTCTTTTCCAAACCCTTTATAGATATCAGTCAGAATATCCCCATTTTCATCATTCAACACATTCTTGATTTCAGAAGTTCTAAAATCATTTAATTCACTGTCGAATCTATAAGTTTTTTCAAGAAGTTCTTTTTTCCAAACTTTGGTTCTATTGTTCTCAATATCCTGTTCCACCACATACCATTCATTTCCAATGTCGTCTACAATCACGTTTCCAACCTTGCATTCATAAAGTGGTTTACTCTGTCTTATTCCTAAAGATTTCCTTAATTCTTCCGTTAATTCGATCACCAGGTTATTTCCTTCTACTTTTACATTTGTCTTATTTACTTCGATATTCATAATATTTTCCTCTACTTTCTTTCTAATAATTCTTACTTACAAAATGGTTTCCAGTACACGATCAGCGCCACACCTAATACAGTAATATATACTTTTGCATCCGTTTCTGTCATAAACAACGCGATAAGAAGCAAAATCAATCCAGAGAACTTTTGAAAGTTCAGTCTGCGCTTCCACCGTTTAAACTTCTGGCTCGTAGCAGCTATAACATATCCTTCTAACCATTCTTTATTATGTTTCTTCCATTCTTTTTCCGTCATAACTGTTTCAATCACATTCATTTCTTATTTCCTCCATTCCTCATATACTTGTTCACTACGTTGTTATACTCCCATTTTTCCACCACTGATACACCGCCTTTTGTTCTTACAGTGCAATACTTCTTTCCGCAAATTGTAAATTCGCTCAAAATCTCCATTGTATTATTCTCCTTTTGTTGTTGTGTTTATTTGTTGTATTTTTTATTTCCCTGAAATCATTCTGTAAGCTGTGACACTCACAGAACGTAATATGTAAGTTTTTCTTATGCAGTCTTTGCTATTGCTTTTCTTGATGTTCTTTTTCGTGTTGTCTTAGACTCAATTCCCGGAATATCAATATTCCTTTCGATCACACCGGAAAGGAAATCAAATAATGAATCTTGCCACTTCTCTGATAAATTATCATTAAAATATTTACTTCCTTTACAGTTATTCAACAGAACTCTTTCCATGTCTGTCTCTTTTCCTGCATAATAAGAATATAGTTTCCTAAACACTCTTAATGTTTTCGCACTAAACGCCTTTCCTTCTCTATAACTTTTCCCACCGTTCCATTGAAGTTTTACAATAAGTTTCAAAATTCTATCTAATAAATCCGGACAAAATTTAGACATCTTTGCACCGTCAGAGACAGAAGTTAAAATACCAATAGGATTTTTTACTGGGTTCCTGTCTCCCTTAACAGCAATGTGGTTTCTGTCACAGATAGATTTTAATGTAACATATTCTTCTTTTTTAGCTACAAGCGCCGCACTGTAGATATCGACAGGAGTCATGGTTTTTCGATCGTCTTGCTGTGACAAGAATAAGTCAACCGCTTCTGCTTCTGTAATTCCGATCAATACTTCAACCTGAATCAATTTCATGTTTCCAAAATAAGCGCCAATGATTCTGTGCATACCGTCAACAACATAAAATTTATCATTCTTGCACATAATCTTAGGCAAATCCCACTTATAAGAGCTAAATTCAGATCCGATTTTCTTTGCAATAGATACCCTTAATTCTCTTTGCCAATCTGGAACATGAATAAGCAATGGATTAATGCTGATAATTGCCTTTTCTCTTCCATCATGTTTCGATCTTGCTTCTTCCATCTTGTCAGATACGATCATTCTTTCTCCAACTTCAATGATATTGTTTAGCATTCTTGCTTCATTCATCATTGTTTCCACTTCCATAGGTTCAAGTTTTCCGTTTCTACTCATTTTTCTAATCTCCTTTAATATGTAAAGTTTTCTATAATAAAAAGCACCTGTATAATTACAAGTGCTTTCTATACGTATACATCTATGTTGCATTGTCGTTCTTCATTTTCGATATGAACATCTATCCATGTTCTACCGCGTCTGTATGAACTGCTTCCCAAAATATCCAGTGTTACGAGAGGATTCTCACGAATCTGCTCACACTCTTCATTCGTTAGTATATTCTTATCCAAGGCTTCCAATTCCTCAAACGTATAATCTGCTAAAGATTTTCCTACTGTTATCATAATCATGACCCCTTTCCTTTTGCTTCGTTCCACTTCTTTCAACCGAGATCAGCTCAATCTGGCGTTTCCTCTGTGTGATATTAATTAACTGTATCTGATGTTTGTTATAAAAATTTTCCATCATGTCTCTTCCTATTCCATTCTTTCCGCTTTCGTATTTGTTGTATATGGCTCTTTGCTGATTATCCAATCACCTACAGATAGATATACTTTTTCATCATCGTTCCAGGTTTCCCAACCTTTTATATCATTTACATTGATATATCCGCTATCCGGTGTAACGTCTGTTTCGATATAATAGCCAGTTCCGTCCGAAAAATTTAACTCAAACCCCTCTGTTCCAATAGTAACGCTTTCGATTTCTTCTGTGTCAATATATGTTTCCGGCATTTCTGCGACTGTTTCCTGAGCTTGTTTCGGTGTGTTTTCAACCGAGTTTCTTCCTATTATAAATGTGGTAAAAGAAATAATTGCAACAGCACCGATATATAATATTTTCCGCTTCATCATTCAAACCTCTTTCTATAAATCCCTTACGTTTCCGACTACTTCCCAATCTGTTAAAGCATATGTTGTATTTAGCTTTTCCAGTGGTAAACGCTCAATGTTTCCATTTCCTGTATTGTATATGTATCTGTTTGTCTTTGTGTCTACGATTGATTCATTTACTACTCGTTTTAAAAACTGTTTTGTCATGGTTTGTTTCCTCCATTATCTACACAAGATCAATCCGCTTTTTAACATATCCGAAAACCATTCTTGGAAGTCGTGATACTCTGTTTTGTCGATAATGTCTCGATAAACTTCTTTTAGCTGATTTTCTGAAAATGTTTTTTCCATAGCGTCTGGAAGTGATTCTCGATTATCTTCTGAAAAGTAATATCTGTTTTTCATTGTTTAGACCTCCTTATTCAAATGCTTCTTGTCCACAATTTAATTTGACATCTGTTAAAACATAATCCCAGCTTGTTCCCAATATCCAATTATTTCCCATGTCTTTTGAATAATATCATTACTCATTACTGCATCAAATGATTTTACAAAAGTAGCATAATCAAGATACCCTTGCTCTTTTGCGTAGTCACTCGCTTCATTTCCACAAAATGTTGTTCCATATAATTTGTTTCTCTTCATAATTTCCACCCTTTACCCTTTCTTTATGTATATTTTCTTATTCTCTTCTAGTTTCGCTCCTGCTCATCAGTATCGGACTTTTACCGATAGACTAAAAACATCATACAGCACAGCCTGTACATTACGGTTTATTCCCTTCTTTCACTTGCTGATTTTCCGCTTATAAGAGTTCTGTACTTAAACAGTGTTATCTGCTCGTATAAGCGCGCTGTATTTGATTAGCTATATGAAATTGACAAGGTGCTATTTCCGAAAACTTACTAATCATTACGTTTTCGTTATGCTTAATATAGCATGAAGTTTTCGGAATGTCAATATGTTTTTAGAATTTATTTTACGTTTTCAGAATGTATGATTGTAATAAAAAAGACATCATACAAACGTATAATGTCTTTTCTTAGCCTATTCTATTCCCATTCGGGAAAACAAAAGCAGATGTATATTTACATCCCATAATACTAGCCATCTTCTCTAGTTCTTCTTGCGTAAATTTTCCAGTTTTTACCCTTTTGGAAATAGACGCTTGACTCATTCCCATTTTTGCACCCAATTCTGTCAATGATATTCCAGCCTCATCACAAGCAACTTTTATTTTTTGTTGTAAAGTTATTTCCTTCACCTACTTTCTCTATTACCTCTTAATATAATATAGCAAATTTTTAGTTATGCTGCAATATATTTCTTGACAGAACCGGAACGTGTCCGGCTATATTTCTTTACCATCTTTAAATCGGAATACTGAAATATATTCCGCATCCAAAATAGAAGCAATTTTTTGAAGTTCTTCTTTCGTGAATTTACCCGTTTTTAGCCTTTGACCGAAAGCTGACGGAGTAACATTCATTTTTTCAGCAATTTCTTTTTTTGTAACGCTTCCAGAATATGCAATTGCCATTTCTATTTGTTGTTGTAATGTCACTTTAACCACTTCCTTTCCTTATTATTATAAAGGATTTCCTGTTTTTAGACAATAAAAAACATAGATATTTTTGGCTGGGCGGTGTATCCAGCATCTCAGGTACTCTTTTCAGAGTGTGTCGGGAACCTTTTCCGACCTCAAAAACATCTATGTTACTACCAATTATATCAGTTTGTACATATAATATACCATATTACAAAAAATATGTCAATGTTTTTACAAAAAACTTTTTAATCTTCCACTATGTAAACGTCTATCTATTTTACTTTGATGTATGTCCATCATCGTAGAAACATAAAGATAATTTTTTCTTTCATCATATTTAATCCCAATCATTACATTGTCTTTGTATACCTTTATCAGCTCTAATGATTTTCCTTCTTCATTCGGATTAATCCCAACATAGTCAGGACTATTTATAATTTCAGATATATTGTTAATATATTTTAGCGCCTTGAAATGTTTTCTTTTTATCATGTGCGTTTTAAGTCCATTTGATCTATATATTTCCAATTCAGGCAGATTGATTCCTAGAATATTATTAAATTTTGTATTGTATTTTCCAACGATTACAAGTTCATCCGTATCACTCAATGTTATATTCTCCTTCAATTTTAATAATTATAACATATTTGTTCTTATTCATCAAATACAATACATTAATTTTTCTTGACAGTGCCGGAAGGTGTCCGGCTTATTCAATTACTTCCTCTATCCTGTAAACTCTAACTACTTAAAAGTATACAATTCGTGGTATGCCATAGGTATTTTCATAATGTTCACTCTTTCTTAATATCCAAAAGCCAACCAGTAACCAACCATTCCGACCGTAAAGACAATCGGCATTAACAGCGTTGTAACTTCGAGGATTTTTGTTTTCATGTTTCTTTTCTTACTTCTCATTTTGATTACCTCTCTCATTCTTATTTGATTGTTTATTCTCTCTTTTATTCTCAGCTACGCAAGCCATGTGTGAAAACATTAGAAGTAAAGTTGTTTCTACTACTCACTGCTACAAGTCTTACGCTTTTGCCCGAAACATATCTTTCTTTGCTTGTTTTCTATGCCTTGCATAGTCAAAATAAAAATGAGAGTTGCGCTTTCATCGGGTTAGTTGGCGCTCCCACTGCTCCGGCTCTCTCGTTCCGGCTTATTTGTTTTCAGTACTCTTTATAATACTTTAGGAAGTTACCGGCTTTTTAACACTCCTTAAAGTGAACCGGTTTCGCTCATTATGTTTGCTCCCTGCCTGCATTTTCTACCCCGTTCTACGTAGGCTGACGGCTTTTAACTTTTTCGGTTGTTCTCATACCGTGTATAATCTGTTTTAAAAAAGGAGATATACAAGCTCCTTCATGTCAGCACAACTATGAGGCATTGCTGATCTTGAGCCTTTCGGAAGTATTAGCCGTTCCGATGCTTTTGCAATTCCTAGTTATTTTTGTGTGTACTCCTTGCCACCGGCACACGTCTTTCACATTGTTTTTTCTTCCTGGAAAATCTTAATGCGGAAGTATTGCACTTGATAGGACTTATTCTTGTCGTGCCTATACAAGGTTTTGTTTTTTGTTATTCCGTCCTATAATTGAAAAGAACTTGCCTACTTGACAAGTTCTGATTTACAAGTTACAATAATTTATGAGTTGTCGTGTATATATTCTTTCGCTTCTTGTTCCGTTGGACACTTTACAAGTTGCTTATTATCAGAATTGTACACGACTGTTTCATTGTCGTATGTTATATAGTACATACGTTTTCACCTCCTTTCTTTTGGAAGTGAAAAATTATTTTTTAATTTGACTTATGCAAAATCATGTTTCGCTTGTCAATCTTATATACGTTTGAAAGTCTACTTTTTCAAAACCGCCGTAACCAGTGACTATAACTCAAACACTCTGACTATTTGATTTATAATTTGATTCAACCCTTATGCACGTCTGCGCTGTCTGACTAATGATGCTATACGCGTGGAACGGTCTATTTCGCTTCTTTCTTTCCCCTATAAGATAGAGAAATCACTTTATTAAGTTTTATTAAAAAGGAATTTTTCACAAGAATTTGTGAAACACGACTTGAAAAGCGAATACTAAAATGTTAGAATATATATAATCACTTTGCAAGAAGTGTGTTTTGTTGAGCAGTTGTTTTGGTTGGTAGCCTTGTGACAACTGCTCTTTTGTTTTCCTTTTGTGATTATATAATATCATATGTTTTTATATTTGTCAATCGTTTTTTTGATTATTTTTTTAATCTTTTTCGATTACTATTTTTGCTTTATATCCTAATGGGTTTATGATGTCGTTTGTTTCGTCTAAAGATAAATTTTTTTTATTTATTTTTCGATTCAAATTTTGATTTACAATACCCATTTTTTCAGCAAGCACTATTTTTTTTATGCCTGACTCTTTAATTAAATTATTGATTGTATTGGACAATTCAGCATTATTATTTATATCCACTATATCACCTCCTATTATAATAAGGAAAGTATACCATAAAAACAGAAGTTAGTCTAACATTTCACTATTCACTTTTCAAGGTGCATTCCTTTTGTAATTGGGTATCGCTTAGCCAGAATTGACTTTGCTTTTCAGATATGCTACACTTTAGTTGTTTAATTATTATGTATCGTGCAGTAAATCTGTACACCCTATGCAAGTTTTACGGCTGACACTTTGTTTGCAATCTCATTTGTTATCTGTGTATCTGTCGTTTAACTTGATTATATCTTATCACTTTTATTTATGTTTGTAAATAGTTTTATTTATATATTTATTGTTTTAGTACATATTTATAATCAAACACGCTATTGTATTGCTTTATTTTAGTAAATATGTATAATTATATTTATAAACAAAATATGGTATAATAAAAGACTTTAAAAGAAATGAGGTATAATCCATGTTAGAATATAAAAATACAGAACAGTTTTTAAGTGATTATAGAAGTTATTTGATCGAAAAGGGAATCACTAATGCTCACGTTGCGCGGAAAATAGGAATATCTCCTCA